GGAAGAAACTCTCAAGAAATGCAACAATATGTATCTATGAAATCAACTAAATCAATCAAAGGAGAAAAAAATATAAATGGAACTTGAAGAATTAAAAAAGTTTGGATACGAGGAAAAGACTATATACGATACAGCTCAGGAAACTTTACCAGATGGAAAAAGAGTTACTACAGAAACACCTATAAGCTCATATTTTATGAAGATTTACAAATTCGAAAATGGATGGATTAAATGGAAAGTTTGCGTTGAGGATTCTGAAATTGAAGGTCTTTGGAATGTAGGATTGACAATACAAACTATTGACGGAATGGATGAAGAGGAGTTTGAGAGTCCAAATAACACTGATGATTTATTAGTTTTGTTAAGTGAGCATACAGAAAGATGTTGTCAGATTAAGAATTTGTAAAAAAAATATTTGGAGAACTTACAAAGAAGTTTTATTAGAGCCCTTTACAATTATTTGGAAGGATTCGACACATAAATACAATTCCGCTACAAACCTTGCAATTTTCGAGAAATTTTAAAATGTAAAATACCTATATTGTTAGTGTACAGAGGAAAAACTCTATGAGCAAGAAAAGAAATATTTTACAAGTTCTTGATGAACTGATCGATACATTAACAGAAATTTCAATTTTATTCGGTAAAAATCTGAAAGAGAGTATGAGAGATGATTTGTCTGCACTAGTCAATAAATCAAGAGAATTGATAGAATGGGCAGACAAACATTTTGATGACTTGAAAGAAGAAAATATAAAAGATGTAAACAAGCGTTTTGACGAACTCATGGATACAATTTCTATTTTAATGGCAAGATATAATGTATCAACTAAAACGGAGGAAACAGAAAAAGTATACAAAGATCTTGTTATCAATTTGGAAGTTCTTGGTAGACGAAACAACGAGTTGGAGAATAAATATCATTTAGGTTTGCATCAGCTAAAACCATCTTTAACTGAAGGAATTGCTTTAATTAAAGCAGGATTAAAAATGCTATTTGAGGATATTGATTGGGAATTTGTAGAAGGTAGAAAAGCTACAAGTAAGAATTTGTAAAATATTGAATGGAGGAGTACAATGGATAGAAATGAAATGTACAAAGAAATAAATCGATTGAATGGTATATTGAACGAAAAGAACTCTTCAAAATCTAAAACAATGACAATTCTAGATGTAGCAGAAGGCCTAGGAGAAATTGTTTCAAAGCTCTCTTTTCTTAAAGGAGAAAAGGTTTCAGAAGCTATTTATAAGAATCAATTTCACGATTTAAAGAGCTTTACAGAGCAAAATAAGAAAAATGTAAAGTATTTTGATGATTTGAAAAAATCTATTACTGATTACTATACAAGACTCCAGAATGTAAATCATCTCGAACATAAATTATTGAATAACGAATTATCAATTCTTTCTGATATGCGAAAAGATGCAGAAACAGGTTTCAAGATTATTTTACAACAGATTAAGACAACGAATGATGAAGCCCAAAAGAAAGAATGGAAAGATTTGTATAATTCTTATAAAATGGCAATAAATATTGCTCTTAGACTTGTAAGGAATCGACTTCAAAACGATGAAAAGTTCATAAAAGTTTTTCGAACAGGTATAGATTTTATCGAAAAATATGAATTACAGGATTTAGAAGAATGTTAAAACATTACACGGGTGGTCGGATGAATTATTTACAGTTTAATGATAAAGGAAAATTCGAGTCAGAAGAGCAAGCTTTAGCAGACTATTTCGGTGAAGGTAATTATACTGGTTTCTACAAAAAACATTTCCTTCGAGATAAGTTTTCAATTACAAAAGATGATTTTATATCCGGGGACATCGATGTAATGTTCCATGCAATAAAAAGGTTAGGAATTGAATATTCTTATAACGATTGTCCTGAATCATTAAAACCTTATTTACATCGTAAAGTCTGGGAAGATGAGCTTGGAAACATTAGGAAAGAAATCTTTGCAGAAGGTTATCTTAAGAATCCAATTTTCATTAAACCAAAGGATAAACTAAAACGTTTTACTGGCTTTGTTTTAGAGACAATCGATGATTTAGCAAATTGTAAAGGTGCTGGAAATCAAACAAAAGTTTGGTGTAGTGAACCTGTTACATTTGTAGATGAATTTCGAGTTTATAGATTGCATCAACCTGACAGTGCTGCGACTACTTATAGCTTCGGTTGTCATAAAAGGAATTTTAATTTTCAAAACCTTGAAAAAGCAGATATCTTTATAAGAAGTCTACCTTGGAGTAATTTACCAGTAGCTTGTGCAGTAGATGTAGGAATACTATCTACAGGAGAAGCTGCTTTAATTGAAGTAAATGATGCTTTTAGTTTAGGTTTGTATAGAAGTGTTTGTTTAGAAGTAAGTGCTCCTCCTGGACCAGACTTATACAGAAGTATTCGTTGGCCAAACGAAAAAGGATCAGCAGACTATCTCAAGTTTTATTGCGAATGTTTAATTGAAAGATGGGATGAATTGAAAAGGAGTGCAATTAGACTATGAAGAAAAGAAGAAAATTATCGCTCGCTTCCTGTAAACTATTTGAAACTATATTGAAAATATGATTCTAACTGAACAGCAATATAAAAACTTAAACAGAAGGTATTTTCACGGTTCCCAAAATGGAAGATTGAATCCAAAAGAAGGTCGCCAGAATTTTTTATATCTCTCTAATAGTTTTGTATACTCTTCTATGTATGCTTGCCAAATTGATCCTTTACGTGGAAGGGTTTTTGAATTTAGGTTGAAGGAAGGATTGAATATTTTTAATGCAAAATGTAAAAGTGATTTATTGAAGCTTAAACTTCATGCTCGGAAAAACAACATTGATTGGAAAAAATTGGAAAAAGAAGATTGGAGTTTGTTAAAATCAAAAGGTAGTATTATAAAATTAATTCGAGAGTTAGGTTTTGATGGTTTCTTTGATTGGGAGTGGACTGATAATTTAAGAAAATACAGAGAAGAAGTTGAAGGAGAACTTAAAGGTCAATTTTTAGATACCTCACCGGCTATAGGTATTTTCGATGTAGAAAAACTAAAACAAGTTCAAACTTACCAATATTCTGAGTATTTTGAATTTGACGATTTTGTGAAAATATATAATGCTGAAAAACAAACTTTGAAAAATTATGCAGGTACCCTTTACGTAAATGAAAAAGATTTGTATCCTGCGATTTTGTATTATGCTCAAGACCGTTTTTTATTCTTAACAGAAAAGGACTTAGAAGAAACTTTAAACGATATTTCTGATTATGCTAAAAGTACCGAGTTTGAAATAATAGATATTTTAGATGAGTGTTTAAAGTTTGATGTTTCTAAAAATGGTAAATATGAGTTAACTGAGGAGTTGCAAGTTCGACCTGTTAATAGTAAACTAAAGGAGCAGTTTGGAAAAAATTACGAGAAGTTTTACAGAGAGTATAGAAAATTAAATCGAGAGTTGCACATTAAGAGTTGAAGATTGTATAATTATTTGAAAGGAGTTGCCATAGAAGAATGCTAAAGTATTGTATAGCAAAAAAGCTTCATTTAATAGAAAAATCAAATTACAAAGGTATGCTTAGACCCTTAATAGGTGCTTCTCTTCAGGAAGTTTATATAAAAGAAGCTTATAGAAAAACAGATGAGCAAATGTGTATAGACTTTGTATATTTACTTAAGGATTTTCTAAACGGAGAAATTTCTACAGACCTTTTTCTAGACTTTCAAGAGCAGCATGATTTCGAATTACGCGCAGTTACTGGTGAAGAGTTAATACACGCGGATTATCATACTCAATCTCGAAAAATTCATTTATACCTTTCACAAGATATTTTAGGAAAAATTTCTCAAGGTAAAGATTTAGAAGGTATTGCAAAAAACATCTGGGCAAACTTTATGCACGAAGATACTCATGCTCAACAGCAAAAAGCTAGTAAAGTAGCTATAAAAAGGAATTACATTCCTCCAGAGAGTTTGGATTGGAAAGATGACCTTGAAAAATCCTTAGCTTACTTTGATCAAGCTATTGAAGCAGATGCATATGGAAGAGGAATTGCAGGTAGACTTATTGCTCAGTATTCAAAAAAAGAGGATATTTATAAAGATGCAGCTGAAAATACAGTAAAGGATGCTTATGCAGCAAAAGTCATCAATATTTATAAAAATCCAAAATGTAAGAATTCGAAAAAGTTTTTTAGAGCATTCTTTGATGTTCTACAAAACAATGATCTATAACAACATTATGAGAATTTTGACAGAAAAATGAAAACAATAAATTTTAAAAATTATCAGGTAAAAACAATCTCTTTAAAAGAAGGTTTATGTAATCAAATTTTAACAGAGGTCTACAAAAAATCTGACAAGTCTTTATTTTTAAGTTTTTTTAGGAATTTAAAGGATTATCTTTTAGATAAAAAAACTAAAAAAGATTTTGACGATTTCAATGCAAAAAATCATTTTGAGCTATTTCAGATAGACTCCGGCTTAAGTGGATACTATGATATTACAGAAAATAAGATCGTTTTTCTTTTAGATAAAACTACTTTAGATTTAGTAAAGCGGTTAGATGGGGAGAAATTGTATAGAATAGCTGATTATGTTTGGACAGCTTTTGTACATGAGGATACTCATTTTCAGCAACAAAATAAAATTGATAAATCGATGAGTAAGAAAGGTTTAGAACCTTTAAAAATAAGTAAAGATTACATTCAATACGACCCTGATTTACCATACGATTTAGATATTGAAAGAAATGTAAAATATTTTTCGAATCAGTATGAAATAGATGCTTTGGCTAGGGAAATAGGAGAGAAATTAAAAATTCTTTATAAACTAAATGGCGAAAAGGATGAAAAAGTAATTCACGAAACTGTTGGGGATATTTTTGAGGATATTAAAAATAACAATCTGCCAAAGAATAATAAAATCGTAGATACTGAAGAAATTAAAAAAGTAATAAACATTTATTGGGACCCTAGAATTAGTAAAAATGTGAAACTTGACTTTTTTGGAACGTTGTTTGAATACCTTTACGAAAGAGAGGACGGCACAAAATAGAATGCTAACAATTCAAGAAATCTTATTTGGTTTAGTAATAATTGTAATTACAGTTACAACTATAGTTTTACTGATTAGCATAATTTTTGATCATCGCAGAAAAGAAGAAATTATTCGACAAGTGGAAGAACGATCCAGAACTTTTAAAATTGAAGGAAATCGTATTACAGTAGGTTATCGATATGAGTGATGAAGGAAGAGATCAAAACATTTAAATAAAAACTTACGAATGTAAGGAGGAAAAAAAATGATTGAGCCAATGAAGCAGTACCATTTTGAAAGAAGTGCATTTTGCGATACGTTTGAAAAAGTTTTTGGGGATGATGATACCATTGATTTTATCAACGGTGAATTTGGAAGCAAGAAAGGACCAAGCTCAGGATTTAATTATGAAACATTAAACTTTAAGTGCTTCTGGAGAGATGAGGACTATCATATCCTGGATTTAGAAACCGGAGTATTGATTGTTTGGTACAAAGGTTTGCATCTTGGAAGAATTAACAGATGCTCTCGTCCTGATTTTACTCTAGAAGATTTTGAAAAGATGTTGACCAGGTTGAATGTAGAGCTGATTGAAACTTACGGTGAAAATAAAAGTTCGTAAATGTCCCACGAATTCGAAAAGTTTTTTAGAGCATACTTCGATGTATTGCAAAACTATAATCTATAGCATGACATGTAAAGATTGTAGTAAAACTTACAAACTCGGGGAAAGTCATACAATTAATTTTGAGAGATTTGATGACAAGGATTGGGTCTTAGATTACGAAGGTCAACTAAAAGAATTCCACATATCTAATGTTTTGAGAGAAGCTTACAAAAATACAGATACAATCTACATAGATCAGCTTTTAATTTTAATTTCCAATGCTTTGCAAAACTTTGATATTAAAGATGTTGAAAACCTGAAAACAAGTGAGTTTTTAATTCAAAAAGTTTCTGGAAAATATTTTTCAGATGCAAGATATGAACCTGCAACAGGTCTAATAAAAATTTTTATAAATGAAAAATGCTTGCAAGACCTAAAGGATTACAAGAACATACCTAACATTGCTCACTTTATAAAAAGCTCTTTTACTCACGAAGATACTCATAGACAGCAAGATGTTGTATCTAATGGGAAATTTCTCAAGTCTGGTAACTATTTAGATTTTAAAAAAGATGAAAAAGGTTGTATAAATCAAAGAGTTGAAATCGATGCTTATGCACGTCAGTGCGGATTTGAATTGAAAAGTCTTTATCCAAACGAAAAAGTCGACGATATATTTAAAAGAGTTTTTAAGTTAGATATAGATGATGAGAACCTAAAAACTGTACTTAAATATCTTTTTGATAATCTGACTGTAACTAATCAAAAGTTTTTCCTAAGAAACTTGTACGATTACTTGGAAGATTCTTAAAAAGAATTTTTTAGAGTGTAAGAAATTGCAAGGAGTTGTAAATCAAGAATGATAGTTAAGGTATTTTACGAAAATAAAACAGATCCAACAAAAAGCTTTTCTCAAAAATTTGAAGATGTAGATAAAATTGAAGAGGTTGAACAGGTAACCGACCGCCGAGATGAGTTTGCAGATCACTATGAATATGTTTATAGAAAGCGAGCGTAGAAAAATGTTTGGTCTTTAACCGAATATCTGTTCACTCCGCAGGAAGGATGGTACGCAACATGAAAGACATCCTTGTAAAAGTTTTTTCGATATACTACAAAGTAACGACCTATAATATTATTATGAAACTTTCAGAAGAAATCAAAAAAGAAATAAAAAGAGAATCGGAAGAATACCTCAATGAAATAAAATCAGGTACAGATCAATATGGTGGTCTTACAAAAGAAGAAAGAGATGAATTGGGAGCCTTTTACACGCCACCAGACCTTTGCTGTCAAATGCTTGAGATGTATGATTGTACTTTGGAAGAATTTACAACAAAAACAATTTTAGATCCAACTTGCGGAAGTGGTAACTTGATAATGGCTGCTTTAATTGCAGGTATCTCTATAGATAAAAAATATCCTGAAAAAGTTTTTGGAAATGAATTAAGTTTAAAACCTCTTGAATTGTGCAGAAAACGTTTTACATATTATTGCGAAACTCATGACTTAAAAGAATATGACAAAGAGTTTTGGAGATGGCATCTGCATTTAGGAGATGCTTTGAATAAAGATTGTATTGACAAAGAGTTGTTTGTAGAAAGCTATCGATACGACCCAATAAAGAATAAAGTAACTACAGATATCAAAAAGAAGTTCACTTTAAATAGAAGAAGATAAAGTTTGGAGAAAAAATGTTAATTACGGAACAAAAACTAAAAAGACTCGGAAGATTATTTTACAGAGGATCCTTGTATCCTGATTGGGACGAGAGTCTATCTCTTTTTAAGTGCTTCTATGTAACTTCTGAACCTTCATATGCTCTGTATTATGCTACAGATGAGGAGTCTCATAATGTAGGGTATGTAACAGAGTTTTATCTAAACAAACCTTGCAATCTTTTTAATGCGAATTCTGATAGAGACTTCCAAATACTTAAAACACATTTGACAAAAACCGAAAGCTCCATATCCTTACAAGATTTAAAAACTTTGCGTACAGAAGATTGGCTTTTATTAGGTCCTAGTAAAAAGGAAGAATTGATAAAGTATCTAAAAGAACTTGGTTTTGACGGTTTTGTAAACTTTGAACGTGTAAAAGGTTTTTATCTAAGACGAGACTTCGGAAGGATAGGATCTTTTTCAGGTATTGGATTATTTAATTCTTCAAAATTCTTCAAACAAGGAAAACAATACAAAGGTTTTTCGGAAATATCCACAATTCCAAAAGTAAAAGCTGATATAGAAAATGAACTAAAACATATAAAGATGTTTGCAGAAGATAAATTTGATCTTGTAACTAGTAAAAATGATTTGATTAACCTAACCAAACTATCAGGTGTAAACAAATATCTTGTTACTTTGGATGATATTAAGAGTATAGTAAATGATCTAAATCCAGAAGAATTGCGAGAAAGACTCAAATTAGAAAGCCATAGAAAGTCTTTTAGAACTTAATTTAAGATTGTGCTCGCAATAAAAACAAAACATTGAGGAAGTTCTTTAGTTAAAGTTTTCAAAAGTTTTTAGAAAAGCCTAGAAACTTAAAACCTATACTATAGGTTGTAAGAAGTTCAGTATGGAAGATCTTGAAAAACAGATTCGAAGTTTTATAGCTGCAACAATTTTAGTACATACAGCTTGTGTAAGTTATAGTTTGACGGAATCTGAAAATCTACAAAATTCAAAGTACGCGTTTGATCTTACAGATGTGCTTAAAGCAGCTGATAGAGCAACTAGAGCATTCTCTTACATAGATAGAAATAAAATCAAAGGTATTTTCAACGATACTGTAAAAGAAAATCTTTTGAGTTTAATAGATGCTGCAATTGTAAAAATCGGAGAAACGATTGAATTCTTGCACAAAGTGAAAACTGAAAATCAAAAAGAAGTTCTGAATAAAGTCTCAAGTTTAGTTGATGATTTGGAGCTGTTGAGAGAAACTACAAGGTAGAGTTGCAAAAAATTAGGCTTTTAGAATATAAACTTTTTAAGAGGAGATACAATTTATGACAGATAAAGTAAAAGCAATTAAAGAAGCTATCGAGAATGGAACATACATTCTCGATATAGAGACTACAGCAGAAAAAATCATCTTACTTGCTTCCTTGGATTTGTTTTAAGAAATGATAGATTATAGCTTTATAGAATGCCATATTGCAAAAAGCAATATTGGTGAACATGATAGTGACAATCGATTTTTACTTGAAAGAATAGATAAACAAATAGACAGCTGGCAGGAGGAACATCCAGGATGTACGTTAGTTGGAGTTTGTTACGAATATCCACATACTTTTTGTGAAGGTTACTATCCAATAGTCTATGAAGATGAAAATGGAAATCGTTTCTGGACACATTGGTGTGTAGATAGATACAAAGAATTTTGTGCAATAAATCGCTTTTAGTAAACTATTTTACCACTTTTGAAAGATAGATCCGAAAAAGAAGTAAATCCTTTTTTGAAAAACTAAACTTTCAAAAAACTATACTTTTTCTATAAAAACAATTTCAAAGGCAGTTCTCGAAAAAAATACTGCCCGAAAGGAGAAAAAAATGAATGTAAATCTTATTCGTTTGTTTCTTTGCGAAACAAAAGGCAATCAAGTTAATTACGCAAAAGTAGCTGATCGTGCAATTCGTGCTGGTTATATTGTTGAACCAGAAGCAGCAACAGTTGATGTAATGAATTTCTTGAATGAGCAAACTCTCAATCCAAATGCTACATTCTACAAACAATGGGAAGATATTCTCTCTCGTACTCGTCTTAAGTTGGCAATTGACCAGGTTCGTCATTATGCTTCAACTTACGGTTCTATTGAACCTGAAAAAGCTCTCGGTGCAGTTTTGGTAGCAGGAAAAGAAAGCCTCAATGTTGAATACAACTGCGAAGGAAATGGATGGGTTCCAAACGACAATCCAATTATTATGCCTTTTAAACAGTTCAAAGTTATTAAAGCAGTAACTGAGGACGAAGTAAAAGATAAAATCTTAGATTTGTTCCGTTCAGGTTCAGCTTTGAAATCTGACACAATCGATGTTTGTGTTTCGTTCTTGAAAGAGAATGGATTTCTCAGAATGCTCAACACTGACGAAATCAAAAACAAAGAAGCCCAAGCAACAATTGCTTGTATGACAAAGAACTATCCAACAGATGAATTTGGTTTACTTCGTTGCATTGTTTATACTTTTACTGGAAAGACAGCTTTAATCAAAGACCGTTCTACAATTTACACAATTGAAGGAAAGAACGGTTTTAGTCCAGTAAATAAATTCGACTTTGCAATTCTTTCAGATAAACAGTTGACAAACTTGTCTCGTATCTTCTATCGTTACAAGCCATTGTTCCTTGCAATGAAGAAGTACTACGATAACTCAAAATACATCAACAAGTTGCGTAGACTTGCTGAAAAGAATCATACACCTTTAAAGAAAGGTTTCTGGGAAGATTGTTTTAATACTTCAGAACGCGATACAAGTCAACTTTTAAATGAAGCAAGATCTAAGATTTCTGAATTGAACAACTTTAGAAAAGTTCAATTGATGCAGTCAATCATGGAACGTTTGAATGGACGTAACATGGACGGTAAGTTGTACGTAATTCGTAACGGAAAGATGTTCGTTCGCGAAGGATATCAACCAAGAACAAATCAAGCTTATTTGATGGACTTGTACAATGTTGTTAAAACATCACTTGTTGAAAGTTTGAAAGCAAAAGCAACAACTTTTGCAGTACCAAAGGGCTTACATCTTACATGCCCAACATCTGAAAAGAACTTTATCGGAAACTATCCAATAGGTACTTCTGTAGACTTCTCAGATTCAGACAACATTGTAGGTATCTACTGGCGTAACGAATGGGGTACAAGAGACTTCGACCTTCACGTAGTTACTGAAAATGGTCGCCAATATGGTTGGAGTGAAGCCTTCAAAAGTCCAGACCAGGATATCATCTACTCAGGTGATATGACAAATGCAGATCCAGAAGCAGTAGAACTGTTCTACTTCAAGAGAGATATGCCAGATGGTTTCGTAAACGTAAACAAGTTTAACGGTAACGACAGCTCAAAACTTCGTTTGTTTGTTGCAAAAGAGAATATTGTTAGAAAGCTTGCTTCAGGAAAACAAGATTCTTGGAGATACAACAATCGCAATGACAGAAAGTTAGAGAACTATATGGTTGATCCAAACAACATTGTTGCAGAAGCAATGTTGGATTTCTCAAATTGTTCTCAGAAGACAATTGCTTATATTCAAGATAATCGTTTATACATCATGGCTTTGCAGTCAGGTAATGGTAGAGTTTCTACTAGAACAAATCAAGAAATTATTCAGCAAGCAAACAAAGTAAAAGCTGATTCTTATATTGATTTGGTATCGATTCTCGAAGAAGCTGGTTTCAAGAAAGTTGCCGAAGGACATACAGATGCAGTTACTGAAGCAAAAGAAGAAGTAACAAATGTTGATGTAACTGGACTTACAGCTGAAGAAGCAATTGCAAAAGTAAAAGCTGAATATGAAAGATTAGATGTTGTAAATGCAAAGAAGGATGAAGTCGTTGAAGTCGGTCTTGACTTGACAAATCCTACACCAGATGTATTATTAAAGTTGTTTAATTAAAAAATGTTTCTGCAGTAAACCTCCCAACTGCAGCATTGTTGGTGGCCCGCCAACTAAAACAAAGGGCTTTCCCTTTGCAATGATTAATTTTTCCTGACCTATAATGTCTGTATAAATGTACAACAAGTGAGGTAGTTTGTTATGATAGAAATTTTGGACTGGACTTGTAAAGATCCATTGAATTTGATTGGCTTTTGTGCCGGAGTTTGTTGGAATGCTCCTGTAAATGATGTAGAAAAAAACATCAATCGTGCAAAGAATTGCATTAAGTCTAATCATGGTAGAGCGTTGGAATATCCAGATGTATATGTTGTAATGGATGAGTACTCAGCCCGTGTTATTAGAGAGTTTTATACACATATTATTGGCACTACTCGTTTACAATCCTCTACCAGATATGTAGATGCAAAAGAAATGAATCCTGAAAAAGATTTTTATACACCAGTTAATTTCACAGATACCCAAAAAAATATTTTATTAAAAGGTTATCAGGAAATTATGAAAACATATACCGATTTAGAAAACAACGGAGTAAGTAAAGAGGATGCTGCTAATATTCTACCTTTAGGTATGCATACTAAAATTGTTGCAAAAATTAATTTAAGAGCTTTAGAGCACATGGCTCATAAGAGAAATTGTAATAGGGCTTACAAAGAGTTTAGAGCTTTAATGAAAGAGTTTGAATCTAAACTTGAACAAATCTCTGGAGAGTGGAAATGGATTTGTAAAAACATGTTAGTACCTGAATGCAAGACTTTAGGTTACTGTCCTGAAGTAAAAGGTTGCGGTCTGGAGATTTCTAAGGAAGAAGCTTTGAAAGCCATTAAATATTGGAAAGAGAACAAAGCCAGAATTGAGGATGATGGAAAATAGAATGCACAAATATTTTGTTTCATACAGCTTTACAACCAGTCTTGGTTATGGAAATGGCTCTATTGGAGTAGAACTAGAAAAACCTGTTCGGAGCATGGAAGATGTAGAAGATATTCGAAAGTTCATAGAAGATACGTATTGTGGAAATCAACTACCTATTGGTGCTAAAGTTGTAGTTATGTATTGGAGACGTTTCGAGGAGGAATAAAATGACATTAAAAACAAAACTTCGAAACGGTCTTGCATACTACAGGCATCACTCTCCAGTCTTAAGAAATCTTTTAGATACTTTCGAATTAAATGATTATGAATATGCTGTTGTCGGAGGCTTTGTAAAGAGTGTTATTGCATATCACTTGCATAAAGCTTCTGAAAGTCCTAGAGATATTGATGTTGTTGTAGATATCGATACTCAGGAGCTTGAATACATTTTTAAACAGTATCGTATAAAGCATCAAAAGAATGATTTTGGCGGTTATAAGATTCTCGACAATACAGGTACATTCAATACACCTATTGATATTTGGTGTTTGAAGAATCATCAACCTTTCAAGACTTTTCCTGAAAAGTTCCACAATTGGAAAGGTATAGTAGAGTCTAGTTGGATTTCAATCTGTGGAGGAGTATATCTTCCACAGTCTAATAAAATCTATATCAAGGGTCTAAAAGATTCAATTCGAAAAGAACAAATAACTTTCCGACATCCAGAAATCTTTTTCGAAAGTAAAAACGTTATAAACAAATATACAGTTGTAGCAAAATTAATTGATCTTAGTTATGCCTATAAATTAGATAAGAATTGTCTTAAAGCAATTACCGAGTATCTTGCAAAACACAAGGATAATAAATCTCTTGTAAATTATCTAGAAAGTCATAGCACAAGATGCGTAGGAAGTTGGGGAAAAGAAATCAATGAAAGATTTAGAATCTTTAATGAAGCCTTCTATCCTCGGAAAGTTCCCAACTAGTTCCTTTAGGTTTTACGCTTACAATTTTCGGTCTATATAAATATCTATATTTACCATTTTTTGGAAAGTTCTTCTGCAATCCTTTAATATCGAAAATAATTCTATTTTGTTTTGGATTAGAAGGTCTTTCCAGACTTGTAGTAAACCAAACAGCTTTATCTGTACGAAGATCGATTGCAAACCATAAAAGCTCTAAATCAGTTTGAAAACCAAAAGCATTGCTACAATATGGACAACTTTTATTTTTCCAAGTTAATGGATCTCTAACAAACTTTGCACCACAATCTTTACACATAAACTCTAATGCCATATCTTTTCTAAAAATGTTAGTAACCAAGAGTCGTGTTTTATCAAACTTTTTTCTCCAAACTTTTACAGATTTATCCTTGTAGTCAGACTTCATATCTGAATAAAGCTCGTGTTTAATGTTGTCAAAGAGTTTAGACATTACAAGAGCATCCTCTTCTGTAAAGCCATCTACTTTTGTACAAACTTTTTTCATTTCAAGTAAAGCTAAGCTCATAGCACTCTTCATAAGTTTTGTAGAGCACATATACGCATAGTAATGTACTAAAAAGTGCTGTGCATATGTTAATTTGTAAAGATTATCTTCATCAACAACTTCTAGAAATTTTTTCTTAAAAAACGATCTTGGAATTCTATGATGTAGTTCGTAACCAGCTTCTGGAGTTAATTCTCTATCTTTAGTCGACTCTAGAATATCTGTCATTTTGAAATAAAAAATTGAATCAGTATCAAAGCATTCTTTTTCGTAAAGATCTTTATTTCTCTCGAAATCTTTTATAGATGCTTCTTTTGCAGCTCTTTTTGCTAGAGTTTTTGTACTTGCCATGTTTTTTGTCCCCATGTAACATTTCATTTAGTTCCAGTTACAGAAAGCAACTATATTCTGATTATGAGCGATATTATAATATTAAGAAACAAAATTCAGGAAGGGGCTATCGAAGTCTACGCTGCACACCCGGAGACTTACGAAATGCTCAAAGGAAAAGTAAAGGATTTACCTCAAAATGCAATCGTTTATCCTAATGCTATGTGTCCTGTAGGAGAACTTCAACAAGCAGATCTTCGTGATAAGAATCTTAAAGAGTTTATCTTTACAGAAGTTCTTCCAAACTTCGGATTTATTAAAGGTGAGTGTCCAGACTTAAATAGAATATTGTAATTGTCGAACTACTTTATATTTTTTCAAAGGTTTCGATACAACAAAATCATTTAAGTTTGCAATTTTAAAAATTGCTTCATTTTCTGAATGAAATGGACCATAAAAGGTGCTACCGTCATAAACGTAGTACCTTCTCCACCATAAAACAATCTTGTACATGTGTAAATTTAGTTTTCCTTTTTAGAATGTATCTTTAAACATGAACCTATAATATTATCATGATTTATCCAAATGATTTAATTGATCTTTATAAACTTAAGAAGATGGTGAGTAGTCCTCTATTCGATGTATATGTAGAGGATGTGACCGAAGCTCCAAAAGATTGGGATTGGACAACTCAAGGCATTTATAGAGGTAAATTGCACTTTGTTAAAGATATGGAAGACCTTGAAAGTTGGATATCTAAAATTCTTGCAGGGAAAGTACAAATATGTTATGAACCAAATTCTTTGTACTTCGAAAAACATCCACATACAGGTGAGCATTGCAGATATGTTAAACCTCGATTTGAATTCCAATACAGTGGTGCAAACAACTATGCTATTAAAGAATTTAAAGCTAAAGTGAAATCTGAGGAAAGATCTTTAGAAGTGTTGAGATATGAAAACGATTTTGAAGGTACATGCTACGTAATTGCAACTTGGGATGTAACAGATGAAGGTTATGAATTCCGTTCGATAGGATCAAGACTTTTTGAAGTACCTTCTGAAGACTTCCAGACACTTTGGGATGGAATAAAAGAAGCTGATAAATATTTACGCAATGAATGTTTGAAAGGAAAGGAGTAAGATATGGGAAGAAGTACAAATTGCGGTGTAATCTATATGTGTTATCCTGGAGCAGGTAAGTCAAGCACAGTAAAAGATTGCTGGGGCTTTATAGATTTAGAATCAAGTAATTTCAAATTAGAAGATAGATCAAAACCCAAAGATTGGTACAAATATTATGTACAAACAGCCTTCGATTTAGTATCTCAAGGATATTCTGTTTTCTTATCAACTCATAAAGATGTTAGAAAGTATGTTGCAGAATTAAGAGATAAACGCAACCAAGATACTGTAGTAGCTGTTGTCTATCCATCTTTGAAATTAAAAGATGAATGGATTGTAAGATTACAAAGTAGATACGACAAGGAACCTACTACAAAAAATGAATTGGCATTAGAGAGAGCAAAAGTTGCATATTCTGAAGATATAGAGGATATGAAGAAAGATGCGGATGAATTTATTTTTTGGAAGATAGAGTTATCTTCTACAGACTATAAATTAATAGATGAAATTCTTTTACCAGATGAATGGGCTCAGAGACCGTTGTATAAATAGAGGAGGTTTTTATGAGTAGTGTATGTTCTAAGTATTGTTTTATGGATTGGTTTGAAGATGCTAAACCAGAGGAGAGAAGACTATGTAAAGTTTACATAGATGATCTTGGTCCATTTGAAAATACAAGCGATAAAGATTTAATTCAATTTTTAGGATATGAACCTTCTGTACATACATCTAAGCTTGTTTCAGGAGAGTTAGGAACAGAAAGTGCAATCAGAGAAGATGTATTCTTCTTTAGAGGACAACCAGAAGCTCTTGAGCAAATGTCTAAAGCAGAAACAGTAGAGTTTGCTCTTGTAAAGATAAGATCTTGGTGTAAACAATTTGAGAAATATGAAATTGGTTGGCATCCTTTGTATGTAAGGTTTGCAAATCTTCTCGAATTGCACGGTGAAGATTATTTTATCAATAAGATAAAAGCATATGTTGAGGATAAGCAAAATGGAAAATAAAAAGATAGCTTGTTGGGAGTTAACAAATCTCCTTCAAAACTATTGTCATGATGGTGGAGCCTTAGACAAGGTTACTGTGAATGTGAAGGATACAAATTATAAAGTAAAAAGTGTACTGGTATCAAAATCCAAAGATGGAGTTGTAATAACAATACTTGAAGACTAGAGAAGCGGTGATTAAAATGATTGATTCAAAAACATGGGACAGATTAACACATAATGAAAATGCAAAAAGGCGAGAGCTTTTGTATGATTTGCATAAAGCTGAATACGAACTTAGAGAGTGTCAGGAAGAGCTTAGAAATCTTCAAGACACTGTAAAGAAAGTACAAGAGCTTAGAAAGAAATGTAAAGAAGTTTTAACAGATAAACCTTTTAGACTGCTTAAAATACCTGTATGGAGAGCACCAACAGAGTACGATGGCTCGGTAGATTTTTCTCTTACACACAAAGCTTATGCATACTCGTTATACTACAAAGAACATGAAAAGGCTCTTGCAAAAGTAATCTTAAAGTGTAAAATCAAGACTAAATCTGTACAAAGAGCAAAAGATTCCGCATATAATGTTTTACAGAAGTTTGATGAAGAAATGAAAACAAAATATAATGAATTGTAGAGGTTTTTATGATCACTTTTGATACTTTTGAAAAATTAATCACTACAGTTGTTCAAGCAGAGGAAAAGAGAGATAGTTTTGAAAACAGTTTAGAAAACTTACTTGGAGAAGGTTCCAACGTAATGTCTCTTTGGATTACAGATCCTCTTTGGAATATGCTTGAAACTATTATTGTTGATGACCTTAAAGGTTCGAGTGATGACTTTTGTTTCCTTCAGGAAAATCTATACGACCTTGTGAAAGGTGAAGTTAATAGTATCTGGGTACACAACAAAGAAAAGGATTATTGGGGACAATATGATATTAAATCTGTAAAGGATTTTTATGATTATCTAAATAAATCCTTACCAGTTTCAAAAGTTATTGGTGGAGATGAGGTGCCTAGATGATGGAAGAACAGTTTTTGGAACAATTAAAATGTACTACCAAGGATTCGAAGATTAAAGAACTGGTAACAGAGAATGCAGATGAATTGGTTCAGATATTAAGATTGTTTGGACAATTTAATGTTGCAACAGATTGGGAAGATCCACCAGGAGTATTTCAATGTTAGAAATTAAGACAGAGCAAAATGCAATTGAATTTGCAAAACTTATTGCAGAATCTTTAGTTAAGGTATTGGAAACTGTAATGTCAAAAAGTGCAGCAGTAGATGAATCTATTGTAATTTGGAATGCGCTTGGTATTGAGCATATAGGTTTCCAAAGTGGTAAGGTAATTCTCTATGCAAGGAACCCTTACAGCTTGATACACGAAGATTTTGTGCCAGTTTTTGTTTGGGATAGATTACAAGATACTGTTGAGAAACAATATGGATGGACTTTAGCTGTTGCTCTTCACAATCCCAATGAGATTTTTGAAAAGGACTTTCAAGTTTATGAAGATGTTTACGAATACTTTGGACCTTACATAGAAAAGCTTTTCTATAATAATAGAAAGTTAGGAGATTGATTATGGGATATTATTTAGCTGTTATTGCTAGAAATAAAGAAACAAATGGATTTCAAAAAATAGAACGTTGGATTGGTCATGGATACTATTTTATGACAGGCTGGCAACTACCTGGAGATGTATATACAGTTCCAGTACCTAAAGCTTTTCAAAAGTTTTTACTTGAAGCGAACAAATACGAGGTTTTCAGATATGAAGGTATGTTCAATAAACCGGAGTATCTAGGATATCTTCCTACAGTTGCTCGAACAGCAAATGTAAATGATAGACTTAAGAATGTGTATCTTCCTATGGATGTAGATCAGAGTCAGATAATTGTTATGCGCAAATCAGATTTTAAGGAATGTGAAAAAGAATTCAAAGCAACAACAGGTGAAACAATTCCTATAGTAACTACTGAATTTCAAACTTGTGGAAAGACAGATAGCTGGTTTGCTCTTGATAGTTGGAATGAAAGACTTGAATCTCTCAAAGAAGATATTCGTAAAAGAATTGAAAAAGATATAGAATGGAAAACTCTTAAAAATTCTCTTGAATATAGAAAACTTTCTGAAAAAGAAAAATTAAATATTCAATGTGAATTTTTTGATCAAACACATATAGCTTATGGCGAAGATGGTAAACCTCGAAGCTATGATGACCTTGGGGATGATCCAGACTACGAATGGGGTTGCATTGAAGCAATTCACAATTTACAAGGTATGTTCCTTACTTTTGAGGATGGAAAATATGAGACATATGGCTGTATATATAGTACAGACAATGTTATAGACTACGACTCTATTTGTACAAAGGATGATAAATAATGGATTCAACAAACCCTGAACTTCACCCTGAAAGATATGGGGGTGATGATGTTTATGAAACAAAGAAAGTTGCAGAGCATTGGCATAATGTAGATATGTACAGAGGTTGGCTTTTAATTACAATTGAGAAATACTGTAGTCGTTATGGTAAAAAAGATGAACCTCTTAAAGAAGCTTATAAGATTGCAAACTATGCAAAGTTCCTTGTAGAGCTTGAAGAAAAACTTGCTGCTGAAAAGAAAGAAGATCCTAGTACTTCAACAAAGGAGAAGAAAAATAAATGATAAAGTTTGTCAAAACGATAGGAGAATCTGACTCTTGTTTTCATTACCTTAGAGAAGATTCTAGGAATAAACAAGTACAGGATCTTACAGCAAAACTTTGGGATGGTATTGAATTCAAACCAGGTATCAATATTGTTATTGGAGAGAATGGTTGTGGAAAATCTACTTTATTGAATATCATCCGACAAGGTAATCTTCTAACGCACTCCTTCATTCCAAAAAAATCTAGATTTCCTATAACAGATGTAGAAAATCTTGATAAGATTTACAAATGTTTTGTAATCAAACAAGATTTAAGAATCCCGGTATTTAATCTCTATAGAATGTCCGAAGACTCTCATAAACTTGCATCTAATGAAATAGCGGATAAAACCGAGCTGACACAATTTTTAGGATTAAAAGAAGAATCTAAAGGTCAAAATGTTAAAGGAGATTTGTCTCAATTATTCCATATTATGTTTGAGCGAACTTCTGAATGTTACCCTTTACTCTACTATGCAATAGAGTTGGCAAAAACCTTTCCAGCAAAAGATGTATCAGACACACCTTTCATTAAAGATGTAAATGGAGAAGCTCTATTAGATACTATTAAGAGCAACGGTATTGAATGTAAAGAACCGATGTACACAATTTTAATGGATGAGCCAGATGTTGGGCTTGATGTGGAAAACCTTAAAGATATATACAATATGTTGTCTACGCAGAGACCTGACACTCAAGTAATTGCTGTTATACACAATCCTCTTCTTATCTACAAACTTTCGAAATTAGATTATGTAAATATAATTGAAATGTCGAAAAACTATCTTTCAGAAATCAAAAACTTTTTGGAAAACTAGAATTGAAAATCTCCTATACTGTATAGGAGGTTGAATATTTTATGAAAATACTCTGTAAAGAAAAAGACTTTTACGATTATATAGGTTATCAAAATGGCTCTGAAGATGTAACTTTCGATAGAAGAGACATGATAGTGATAACTAGAGGTAAAGATTTCAGGTTATACAGCTCAAAAGAAATAGGCGAAGCGCAGTTAATGAACTCTTTTCTAGGAGATGAATCTGAAGCTGAATTCGGTTTATGGATTGGTCACAACCTCTACATCTATAGAGTCACAGAGCTTTCAGATAGATACGATACCAATTGTTGGACCAAAGCAGTATCTCCAAAATTTAAGTACAAGATTAAACTTCTTGATAAAAAAACTATATATGACATTCCTCATAAAGCTCCAATAGAGTTTGTTCGCATAAATTGGAGAAAACTAAATTATCAATTTAACATATTTAGACATGCTTCATATCTTACAGCAAAAGAAAAAGAAAAATATCAAAAAGATCTTGATAATGAAATATTAAATGGCAATGTTAAAAATTGGGAACTTAAACCTATTGAGTTTGATATACATAGAATTTTGATTCCGATTCTTAAGGATAGCTTTGCAGGAGCCTTGGATCCTAGTGAAGTTTATTATGCAATCGAAAGTTGGTTGATCTCTCAACACAACGATGTTGATCAAGAATCTAAAGGTATAACGGATGTGGAAAAAGCTATAAATCACGGTTTTGATAAAAAATCAAGCTTTAGGAATGTGAAGTAATATGGAAGGTTTTTTACATACAAATTTCACTGAATTTACGACGTATCTATAGGTACTTTTAGAGTATCTGAGATGGAATTAGAAAAAGTATTAAACGAGAAATTCAACAGTACCCAATTAGATGTATACGAATGGAGGAGTAAATAATGACATTAGAGGAAATTAAAAAATTAAGTAGAAAAGAATTTGGTGAACGTTATCCTTTTGTTATTGTTAGAGAGCATGTTAAAGATGAAGAAAGTGGTAAATGGATCCTTCGAAAGTCGTATTGGGAAGAAGATCAACCTGAAGAAGGTATAAAGAAAGGAGATCCTTGTCTTGAGTTTTATCTAGACGATTGGGGAGGCTGGAGCGATATATTACTTTGCTGGGCAGAAAAAGTTAAACCTATTTTCGATCAAATGCCAAAAGAAACTCAAGATGCTTTTTATATAGAACAGTTGAAAGAAAAATATGGAGATATGAGATTGTATACTCCATGTGCAATGGAACCTTTCGATAAAATAAACGACTATACAACAATGGTTGAGCACTTATCTACTTTTACTTGTTTGCAATGTGGTCATCTTACAAAGTCTTCTGATGGTAAGAAACTACTCACTTGGTCAACAAGAGGTTATTGGATTTCTCTTTATTGTAAAAAATGTGCAAGAAAATTTATGTTTAGAGATCTCCATAAAGGAAGAAATAAAGAAGCGCTTTTACCTTGGCTGAACTCTCATCCACATTTCAACTTAAACAATTATATATTCAATAAAAGATATAAAAAGATTGAAGATAGATGGGAAATTACATTAAAAAGATATAGCAAAGAAGGTACAACTACAAGAATTTTAAATAGTAAAGAATTACTGGAAGGTTTACTTTAATTGAAGGAGGCTGAATAATGAAGGTAAGAGGAATTAAATGCTTAAAATGCGGGGATTTTATTTATAGTAGAACTCGCCACGATTTTCGTTCATGCACTTGTGAATCATGTTTCGTAGACGGTGGCCAAAACGATTATATTAGAATTGGTGGTAATAAAGAAGACTGGGAATTTGGTTATGTTGAAGTTCCTGTTACTTCTGAAGAGCTTTATAAAGACTATAATAAAGGTAAGGATAAGTATGGTAAAATTACATCGCAGTATCAAATGATATATCCAAAAGCTAATGAAGAGGAGTCTTAGTATGGATGAGAAGAAACCTATAAAAGCTAAAGAGATTATTAACACTCCAGATTACGAATTGGCTTTTTCTTATGTAGACAAAGGTATACCTCTCTATTATTATGCTCTACTTATGCCTCGGAGAGTAGCTACTAGAGCTCAGGTAATAGAGGCTCTTAGTTATGGAGTACCGTTGTATGTTTTAGAAAATAAAAGTGCTATTACACTGAGCACATTGTAGGAGGATATGAATATGAGGGAAAAGCAAATACCAGTATTTAAGGAAGTGCACGATACTATTTATGAGTTTTCAGATGAGGTGCACGACTTTGTAGAAATTGATGATGGTGAATTGAATTACGATAACAACTATCTCATCTTCAAACTCAATGGAAGTGAATGGTATATTGAAAAATATGAAAATTGTTCAAGAATATATCTTGAAAGAATTGGATACAGTTATGAAGAAGCTTTAGCAAAATTAAAATTGATTATAGATATTCAGGAAAATAAGGTGGAGGAATAACAAAATATGGAAGTAATTGCAGTAGATTACGATGGTACAATTACAAAGGATGGTGGGGATTATCCTAACGTAGGCGAGATAAAAGAGGGCTGCATTGAAACGTTAAAAGAGTTGCAAAAGCATTGTAAGATTGCTCTTTGGACTTGTAGAAGTGGAAAAGATCTAGATGATGCAATAATGTATCTTAGGTCTTTTGGATTTGAACCAGATTATATTAATACACAACCATTCACAACAGGTTCACCTAAAATGGTTGCATCTACATATATAGATGATATGGCTTTTCCTTATACTGCAGCCGCAAACGATTTTTGGATTAAGTGGAAGAAGTTGCTTATAAAAGCTTTTTTGCTGATATAGAGTTGAAAAGTATGAAAATAGAAGAAGTTACTCTAAAACTTGAAGAAGATTTATTGAATTTCTCAAACTTTTTTCTTAAGTTTCGCTTGCAAATAGATAGCTCTATTGATACTTTACAAGAATCTATTTTACTGAAAAAGTTAACAAAAGAATCTCAAAACTTGCTTTTAGGTATGAAAGAGTGTCAAATTCGAATTGACAAAGATATCTCAACTTTAGAAAGCATTTTAGAAAAGAAGTATCAATACAGTAAAAGTACTTGGTTTAGGTCAAATCGTAATGTAATAGATGCTTTTCAAACTTGCGAATCCATTTTTGCAGAGTACAATAAATTCTTGAGAAAAGATATCTCATTATTGAAAGAAACTTTTGAAAAACTTGAAGAATCTATAAAAAAATTAAACAACCCTATCAAAGAGCATAACAAAACAGCTCAGCTTAAAATTGAAGAAATATCTGAAAAGTATGAAACATTGCACAAAGTTGTAATTTTAGGTTTTAAAATTACTGAGCCAATTTTATTATCCTTTGAGGAATTTCAAAAACTATATCCCGAAGCAGATTTAGCTTTTTTAAGATACTTAAAATGTATCAACGCAGATTGTAACAGAAAAGAAGAGTGGAAATGGTTTAACGATTTGGAAAAGTATTTTGACTCTTTTGAAGTTGGGAATTTTTCAAATGTAGTGTATCCAGATGCAAGTGTTGATAATCGAAAGAAAAAATAATCTTTTTTGAAATATTTTTTAAAGTCCTCAAGTTTGAGGACTCTTTTTTGCTTTTTTGAAAAAACTATGAAACTTTTTGTACAAGTTTCCCTATAATATTGTAGTATAAGGGAGTAAACAATGTTCATTAGGAAAACTAGTAAAATTAACTCGATTAATAACAGAATTGAATCTTTTTTAAAAAATCATAACTATAAAAAGCAAGATAAAGACTGGTCAAAAGGTGATGTAATCCCAGAAGATAATGTATGTCGCATTATTTACGATGAACATGAAGGATATAGTGTAAGTACGTTTTTTATAAATGTTGGCTCCGATAAAGAAAGGTACAGTATTAAACTTAAAGTCACTTTTGATGGTGATCCAGAAAAGCCAGAATGGGGAATTTGTGAATATAAAATAACCCGAAACACAGATTCATCTGATAATTTATCTTATTTTAAAGGACATGACTCAAGCGTAACACCATTACTTATTGACTTAGATACTGCAATTAAAATGGAAAAAGAAGATTGGGAAAGAATTGATACAAAATTTGACTAGAATATTGGTACTGTATTGAAAAGAAGCCAGGTATGAAATAAGAGGAGGTCGTACATGGATTGTATACAAACAACTTTGTTTTTGGACACAATAGAGCAATTGAAAATTAAACATCCTTCTGTAGAGTTTATAGTGGAGACTATGGATTGTTGTAAACCAGATTTCTACATAACACTTCGTAGAGGAGATGTAGAATATTCTTTTAGAACACTTGGTTATAGTTTCACATATAATATGAAAAGATTATTCTGTAATGAAGTTATAGATGGCGAATTGCTTTGAGACAGAAGGTTGATTGATTGGAGGTAAGTTATGTCTGAGCAAAAAGATGAAAAAATGGCAACCAAAAAGAATTCATTATTTGAACAAGAAGCGGTTAATAGAATCTTACAGCAATTTGGAACAAAAGGAGAGTTGATTGTAAGAACACGAATATGGGAAGATGGTGCAAATTTCGGTTACGATAAAGGTTATCACGATGCGAAAGAACATTATCTTAATGTGATAGATAATCAGCACAAACTTGTAGATGAAGGCAAGAAGTTAATTGAACTATTGTTTGAAAGTGGAAATCTCTTCTTTGAAGATTATGAAGGAAAGGTTAGTCCAATAACTTACTGCGATATAAAAGATGGTAAGATTATTTTCAAGGAGTAACCGTGTTTGAGAAAGAAGCAAGTGAATACGTGAAAGAAAATAAAGAGGTATATAGCAGCTGCTTATGATCCTGAATTCGACGTACCTTTAGGTTAAGGAGGTTAAAATGGCAGATTTTGAATTTACAAAAAGACCTGATCCAGAGATCAAGTATGGTATGTTGCAACAGAATTCTAAAAAAGAAATCCAAGAATGGCTTGTCTACAATATGCGTAAGTTTCTTTTGAATGAAATGCATATTCCTACTGGAAGTATTGCACCGCACAACAAAGAGCTTGAAAGCTTTTGTAAAGATATTTACAGAGAGTTGCACGATGTAGGTTATACAGAAGGCGTAGAAGCTACAGAGTACGATTTTGCAGAGAATGAAGGTCTTTAAAGTCTAAAGAGTTGTAAAAAGGATTTTTAAATTGATAGGAATAGCATTGGAAAAACTAAAGAGGTAAATTATGTTCGAGAAAGAAGCAGATGAATACGCGAAAGAAAATAAAAAGGTATATGACAGTGATGAGTATGCAGATATTACTGATTATAACAATGTTAAAGAAACCTTTCAGAAAGCTGTAGAGTTCGGGTATAACAAAGCTAATGAATGGCATTCCGTTTACGACGAGCTACCAAAAGAAAACAAAAAGTATTGGGTTTTAACTTCTAGCGGAGAACCAAAAGTAGATGATTGGGTAAGTGTAAGCTGGGCTTACTCTGATGATATTATTGCCTGGAAAGAGATTGTATATCCAAAGGATTTTAAGAGATGACTAAAGAAGAACTTTATAAAGATGTGGAAGATAAAGGTGTAGACTATGCAGATAGCATCGGAAGTACAATTCCAAAATTTTCAGATAATGATGGCTATAGTTGGCTACAAGTAGAAGAAGCATACGAAAAAGGCGCTTTGGATTTTGCAGAACCTTTAATGCAACAGAATGAGAAAATGAAGTCTTTGTTAAAAGAAATATATGAAGAATTTGGCTTTGGTGAGTTGGTAAAAGTAAGAAATGACTTACCTGCAGAAATACAAGAAATTTGTGAGCATGCAGAGTCAAAATCTCAATGGATAAATCAGCATGCGGAACAACTCATCAAAAGTAAAACATATATAAGAGAATTACTTGATTTTATCAAAGCAAAAGAAAATGGAGATGGTAGAACTCCAACACTATATTTTTATGAAAAGTATGAAAGGTTCTTAAAGGAGATAGAAGAATGAACTGCTCAGAATGTAACAAACAAATGAAGAAGTATTTATGGGGATTCACATATTTTTATGTTTGTGAAGACTGTGGAGATATAACTCTTACTAGTGAGGCAGAGGAATGAAGCTAGTAATCGATATTCCTGAAGAGTTTGAAGAACATTACAACATGGATCATTTTGTAGATAGTTTCAAAAGGATAGAAACCGATATTAAAGTTCGTATAGGCACAGGTACTTTCAGTGGACTTTATGAGTTAGAACTCATAGAAATGTTAAGAGAAGCTTTTAGTAAGAACAGCTAGTATTGGAAGTGGAAGAATGACAGTAATAGTTGAATTTAGAACAGGTGGAAAAGAAGAAAACAAAGATGTTGAACGATATTGGCAAGATAGTCATTACTTGTATTTGAAGTTCAAGGAAGGCTGTAAAGTAAAGTATCGAAGATATATTCGCAGAAATGTGAAGTTAAATTGCATTGTGGATAGTGAAGTAATGGAGGTTGAATAATGGGTGAAATTTTATACTGTGTTGAAAATCAGTATAGTTCGGTTATTGCTAAAGACTTGAATATGGATAATGCGATGATCTTTGTAAGAGCTTTATTTGATCATTATTTTGATGAAGAAGATATTGCTTTCACTGTAAGAAGACAAAACGAAGACAAAGAGGTAGAAAAATGACAGATAAGAAATATCCATATCTTGTTTACGGTTGGTTAGCCCCTGATGGAAAGTTTACTGAATGTAAACATGAAGAACATCGTTATGTTGCAAAAACAGTGTTCAAGTGTGATGAAAGAACTTTAGAAGAAAAAGGTTACATCAAGATTACTTTTTCAATCTTCAATCATCAGAGAAAGGTAATATCTTGTAAAAGACCAACGCAAGCGCAGCAAGAGTTCCTTGACTCAAACGAGTTCAATAGTATTGTAGATGATATTTGGATTGGAGGTATGTAAAAGAATGAACGACCTTAAAAGCATAATTGAGGATGTAAACAAAAGTGACATTATCTCAAAGAAAGTGATTGAGAAGGTCATAGAGAAAATAGGTTGGGAAGAGTGGCAAGATTTATACGATGAGTATACCGATACTAGGACGACTACTGGAGAAGTTGTCATTACCTTGCGTAGCTTAGGACTAGAGAACGAACAATTGGAAGCACAAATTGGAAAGATGGCAAATTGTTGGAACTGTGCAAACTATAAAGTAGGTGATACAACTTGCTTAAAAGGTAAACCCCATAATAGTGGTGGATGTCTTAAAGACTGGGTGTTGCGGAAAGATAGGTGATAGAATGTCAGAAGAAGAATTAAAAGAAAAGTACTGTAGCAGATGTGCTAACAGTGACTGTGACCTTAATTGTATTGCAAAACAGAAAGCTCCTTTTAGTGACTTTGTTTGTAATAATGGAGAAATGTTTGAAGAATATGAAGAGTAATAAATATAGAAACAAAAAGAGTGGAGAAATCTATATTGTTCTTGGTGAAGTGATTGACTGTACAAACGAAAGAGATGGAACAATTTGCATTCTTTACAACGACGGTAAAAAATTATTTGTGAGAGAAAAGAAAGAGTTTTTTGAAAAGTTTGAAAAGGTTACGAAAAAATGACAGGAAAAGAAGCAAAAAGATGTGAAGAAATTTATCAAAGACTTAAAAATGAAAATCCTTGTATCTTTTGTGTTCAATATGACAATAGTTGTCAAATCGAGGGTTGTGACCCAACTTCCTTAAAAATGTATTATGAGAAAGGCTACCAAGAAATTGGGCCTTTCTTAAGGAATATTTATGTAAAAGAGCTTGAAGAAGAAAACGAAAAGCTAGAAGAGAAGCTTGAAAAATACAGAAAAGCTGTAGATAAGTGTTTACATATTACTTTTATTGGTCCTGGAAGCGAAGTTCATTCTGTTCCTGAGTTTGCAAGTTTAGTTGATAGCTATTTAACAGAAGTTGAAGGACTTCCAGTTTGGAAAAACTAAAGAGAGGTAAAAAATGATAGATAGAGACCTGGACAGAATTAACAGAGCAGAAGAAATACAACGTTACACAGAAAACAGATGCGAAGCTTTAGAAAAAGAAATCGCAGAACTGAGAGAAAAATGGTTACAAGCAACAGATGAAGGAACCAGCTGGGCTCGTCTAAAAAGTTTGGAAAATAAAAACGCAGAACTGGAAAAACAGAACAAGAAACTACTAGAAAGTTGTGCAGGTGCAACAATGATGCATGAACATCTCACCAAAGCAAAAGAATTTCTAAGATGGTTTGTATGGTATTTTAGAATGGGTTGCGCAAACCATATACCATATAAACAGAATGTTGAAGCAGTAGAACAATTTTTAGAGGAAAGTAAATAAAATGAAGATCTTTTTTGCAGTAATGTTAGCTTTGTTATATTTAACAGTAGCGCCTTTCTTAGTATTGATATATGGCAGCATAGAAGCTTACAAACTTTATAAACATATTCTAGACTCTATTGAAGAGTATGATAAAGGAGATTCTGAATGAAGATGTTAATTACCTATCTAGGAGGTTTTATTTGTGGTATGGGAACCCTTCTTGTTATAGGAGGACACGATCCAATACCTACAATCATTGTAATGTTACTTATAACTTTCTTTAGTTTTTTCTTTTGTCATAAAATTCATAAGAAGAAGCAAAAGGAATATTATGATAGATTCAAAATGCGATAGATCAGAGGGCTTCACATCAACTAATTATGTTATACTATGATACATTCATTAGAGTTTAAAGAGTACAAGATTTACAGCAATAGAGTTATTCTTACTTTGGTACCTCTCTTTTGCATAATTATTTTTAGTATGTTCTTAATCTTGGATGGTAATATACTAGCCAATGATTTCGGTTTAGGTGCCAAAGGATATTTGTATGTAGGACTCATAATATCCTTTGCAGATATTCCCACCATCATCTATACAATCAAATGTTTCAATACCTTTTTCAGAATACGCAGAAAGCCTTTAAGGATTGAGTTGAAGGATCGAGTACCTCCATTTAATATCTGGAAAACATATACTATCGTATATTATGTTTTTATGGTGGATGTTTTCCTGGTTACTTTTATGCCCATTAAGTACTGCGGTATTGTTGGTCAAATGGCATTCTGTATAGCATTTCTTTTAATAGGTAATGCAACTCTTCTTAAAAATTATATTCCAGCCAATATTGTATATGCAGTTGTTGCATTTTTAGGCTCTTGGTGTGCAAACAAGTTCACTCCACATACTTGGTTACACTGGGGCAACTCTTTAGTTTATCTACCTATTCAAATGACTGCACCAACAGTTATGTTGCTTATGTTTGCAATTTCAGTATTGAATAGAATAAATGAAATGGCAGATTTAAGAAATTGGAAGAATATTAAAAAATTGGAATATATGAACTCTCACGATGTACTGACAGGTGTTTACAATAGACAAATGCTTGATCCTGAAAAGTTTAAGAATCATTACTTCTTATTGTTTGATATTGATTTTTTCAAAAAGGTTAATGATAATCTTGGTCACGATATGGGTGATAAAGTTCTTAAAAAAGTAGTTCAGATTGTAGATGAAAACATCTCAAAAGAAGATATGATAATAAGATATGGCGGTGAAGAGTTTATAGTCTGGATCAGTAAAGACGGTTCCAAGAGATCCATACATAAATTTGCAAACGATGTTAGAAAGAAGGTGAAAGAACAAACACTTAAGATACAGGATACTAACGATCCTGAATATGTACCTCCTATTACAATATCAATAGGAGTTGGTTATCATGATCCTAAATTTACTTTTGAGGAAAACATCAAAGTAGCAGATCAATATCTATATGAAGCAAAAGAAAACGGTCGTAATAGAGTAATATCTATCATCAATTCCAAAAATCCTCGATAGCTATAAAGCGAAAATTCACTATAATATTCAATGGAGATAAAAATGAAAGACAAATATGTAGTTGATGATCTTTTATCAGAGCTTTTTCATCTTCAGGATCATGATATGGGTGATTTAGAAATTTATTTAGATCAACCTAGACGCCGAATTAAAGGTATAAGACTTGAAGAAAATGGAAAGTTCGTAATTCTTGAGGAAGATATAACTTCCAAACCTTTGAAGTATCGCTGGGAAATGACCTGTAAAGTGTGTCCAGAACAGTACGATGTATATAATGGAAAAAGACTTGTAGCTTATGTAAGATTCAGACACAGTATACTTACAGTAAATTGTCCAGATGTTGACGGTGAAATGGTCTTTATGAGGGAAGGTCAGGATAGTTATCCATTATCAGAATCTTGTAAAGCAGAAGTTGAAATTGCCATTTCAGAGTGGATTGAAAAGAATAAAAAAATAATACCAAAGATTTTATAGAAAAGCGAGCCAGAAAAATGCTGAGTCTTTAGCTCAGCATATGAATGGCTCTTAAAAATATATTAACAACAAGCCACTTAAATGTAAAGCTTTTTAAAAGTTCCTACTTTTTATCTATAAAAACGAAAGCTACAAGAATTGGTCGTTCTCATAGCCTTCTAAACAAAACAAATTAAACAGGAATTTGTAATGCCTAATACAGTTAGTTATAGAAGTGCGAATCTAGCACTTAAGCTAAAATTAAATCCGTCTCAAGAACAAAAATCCTATCTCGACAAGACTTTCGGATGTGTTAGGTTCATCTACAACTACCTTTTAAATTCAAGGAATCAATTCTACGAAAATTCTATAGTTCCACTTCGAAAACAATTCAACTATTACGAAAAAGTCCAAAAACTCGAAGAGCTTTCTAAAAGTCTAAAAGAAAACAAAACAGAAATTAAAGACTTGAAAGCTGTGCTGGAAGCTATCAAGAAAATTACAAATCAAGAATACAAGAAGTACAAAGAGCCTAAAGTATCAGAATTGACTAAACAATTTCCATTTTTAAAAGAAGCTAACGGACAAGGTAAAGCTAACGCAGTTATGAATTTAAGGTCAGCTTATTCAAACTTTTTCAGTGGAAAAGCAGAAGCTCCTAAGTTTCATTCCAAGAAAAACAAGCAGAGCTTCAAAGACTCAATGATGAAGCAGGACTTCTTGGACTGGAACTCTAAAACTGTAGACTTACCTAAAATCGGGAAAGTCAAATTTTCTCATAGAAATTTGCCAAAATGGTACAAAGACAGAACAAAAGTTTGTAGCTACACCTGTAGTAGAGCACCTAACGGAAAATACTACATCACAATTCTTTTTGAAGTCAAATTAGACTTCAAAGAAAAAGTTAAAATCGAAGACCTAGACGAAAACCAAGTCATAGGATTGGATTTTGACTGTGATGATATGTACATAGATTCAAACGGAAAATCTGCATTAAAAGATTTTGGATTCAAGAAACAAAAGCAAGAACACTTAAAGCAACTTTCTCATTTACAAAGGCAATATGCTAGAAAAGTTAAAGGTTCTAAGAACAAAGAAAATCTTAGAGTCAAGATAGCTTCTTTGGAAGAGCACATTGCTAATGCAAGGATGGATTGGATAGAAAAAGAGTCTTTAAGACTGACAAAGGAAAACCAACTTATCGGTCTGGAAGATTTGTCTATTAAAGGAATGATGAAATGGTCAAGAAACGCAAAGAACTATCAAGACATAGCTTGGTCTACTTTCGTTTCTAAATTAAAATGGAAAGGCAAAAGATACGGATGCCACATTATCAAAGTTGACAAATTCTTTGCCTCTTCACAGACTTGTTCTTGTTGTGGTTTTAAGAATCCAGAAGTTAAGAAATTCCATTTGGAGAATTGGAAATGTCCGAGTTGCGGACAAGTCCACCAAAGAGACTTCAATGCTGCGAAGAATATCAGCAGCGAAGCTATAAGAGTACTCAGGGAAGCTGAGGAAAACCAGGAAAAATCCGAAAGGATGTCAAAAGACACTGGTAGCGTGTTGTCAACTTCATTGTTGGCTAATCTGGCACTCGCAGAGGCGAGCTAAGGGTAATGCACGAAACAATCTCCTAACACGCTTAGCTGTTAGGGGAATATGCTTGGTCTTTAGCCAAGCATAGCTTCAATAAAGATTAAAAGACTAAAAAAGAGTAGAGACTGGAAAAGAATCCTAAAGAAAAAGTAGAAACCTCTCCCAAAGGAACACCTATAATATTTGTTGCGAGGTACGATTATGTTTTTTAAAGAAGGAATGACAGTCAACGATTTGAAGAAAATTGTTGACAAAGCAATTGATGCAGGTTTTGAAGATGCAACTGTATTGGTTCAGGCTGATGCAGATGGAATCTCAGATATCGTAGTTAACGGTTATGAAGGCCACGGTTACAGCTTTGGGGGAGATGAAAAGATCTTCAGCCTAGTTTCTGTAAAGGATGAAAAACAGTACAGAAATATTTATGGGAATTAAATATGGGAGCAATAAACATAATTTTACAGACAGCTATTGATGCAATCGAGGAAGTCGGCAAAAAGGACGACCATTGGAACGATGGATACCATTTCAAAGCAGATACTATGACTCGCTCTGTAGATGATATTACAATTAAAGCTGATGGAGACGAATTTGTCTTAGCTTGTGTTTGGAAAAATTTACCTAGCTATAAACCTATGTTACCAAACATTAAACATGCTTTTGATAATTATGGTTGGTTTGTAAGAGATAAAACCGAAGTAACGAAACTTATTTCCGATTTGATATACTATGCAAGCAACGATCCAAATGCAGCAGATGCTTGCAAAGCAGCAGAAACTTTCTTAAACAATTTGTAAGGAAAAATAAAAGGCTTCTATTTCTAGAAGCCTTTTTTACTATTCTTGTTGTTCAATATCTACAGTTACACCTTCATCTTCGTGATAGTATGCAATTTTGTCAAGTGCATCTTCTGCATCTTTTGTTACACTATCAACGTAATCTTCGAAAGAATCATAATCATCTTCCCAATCTTCATATGTATTGATTTTTATTCTTACAGTATACTCTAAAGTTTTTGACTGCTTTTCAGAGTCACTAATTCCTAAACTCCTAAACACTTTTCTAACTTCTGGACTTGCTCTTTTGACGTCGTATAGGTCGATGTAAACATCTCCTAAGTATTCGATCATTTGATTGCTATCTACCCAGTTACAACCTGATTGACCGAAATCTTTACTGAATACATATACTGTACTATTCTCCAAAAAAGCTTCTAAAGCTTCGTCCTCAGTTTCATAACCCTCTTCTTCATAACCTTCGTATCCGTGAGCGTTACCCTGATCAGGATATGCACCACCTTCAATTGACTCTAAGGTAGCTACATCTTCTCCAAAAGGACCAATATTTTGAATATGTATATACTCTCCTAAACCTTCTTCATAAAGCTTATCTATCATTTTAATAGTTACATTGTTAAATTCACCATAAGCTTCTTTTAGAGATTTACGCCCTGATTGTTTCTTAGGTCCTATAATTCCTAAACGTCTAAATACTTTTTTAGCTTCTGGATCTGCTCTTTCAACTGAATCTAGATCAATGTAGACATCGCTTAAATAATTCTCCATTGAAGTTTCATCCATCCAGTTACAACCTGTTTGTCCAATGTCCAAACCGAATACAAATACTTTATTGTCTTGTAGATAAGCTTCTAATGCTTCCTCTTCACTATCATAGCCTTCGTTTTCGTAGTTTTCATAACCATAAGCCCAGCCGTCGAAACCGTAATCTGCACCTTCAATTCTCTCCAAAACACATTCCTCGTTTTCATAAGGTCCCACGTGTCGGATATTTACATAATCTCCTAAACCTTCGTCGTAAAGTTTAGTAATCATTTTAAGAGTTAAGTTATTAAACTCATTACTTTCCTTTAAACGTCTCATATAATCTCCTTATATACAAATAAGTAAGAATTTTTCAAAACGATATCTCCTATATTGTAAATATGAATAAATCTGAAATGAAAAAAATCATGAAAGAACCTTTTTCTGAGATTACGAAAGCAATCAAAGACAAAGATGTTAACAAGGAATTAAAAGCTATAAACGATCTACTAAGCGTATGCGAAGATTTAAGATGTTTAGCAGAAAAAAGAAAGCAAACTATTACCGATGGTATGATACGTTGCAAATGTGGACATTATTTCAAAACTAATCCTAAAAAACACTATGTAACCGAACGTATAGTATGTAAACCTACTTTTTGGGATTCGGGTTACGGTGACGACGATAGATATGCTGATTTTAGGATTAAAGACCTCTATGAGAATTGTCCTAAATGCCAAGAACCTGTAACATTAAAGTTAGCTTTTTTTGAAGATCAAATACCAGGTACAGAAAGAGATCGTTGGGGAAAGGTATATAGTTAAAGGTGGATTTATAGATGATTGAAAATGTTAAAATAGGAATGACAGTTTTTGCTTTTCACACTATACACGATCCTATAGTAGAAGGAACTGTAAAAGATCCTACAATCAGAGAAACAACTTTCGGAGGAGCAACATCTAATCCAAAAACTTACAAAAGCATCAAATCCGTAGACTGGAAGTATTATATAGCAGATGAAAACGGTATAAGAAGCGAAACTGCAGGTTTTGGAAGCAGCGGTTGCTATCTTGAAAATACATTTTCGACTGCAAAAGAAGCTTTCGAAGTAAAAGAAAAGTTGATTGAGGATTATCGTGAAAAGCTTAGAAGTGAAATCACAGATGTAGAATCTCTCTTTAGATTTCCTCTTAATCACTGTGTAATCGGAAACGAGTATACAGATTGGTATGCAAGGGCTGTATATGAAGAATATATCGAAAAATATAAGAAAGGAGAATTAAAATGAAAAAGATTATTTTTATTTTGATAGTAGCTACATCAATCGTTTTCACAGCTTGCAATGCAGCTACAGAGGTTAGGATTCTTTCAGCAGATGGAGTTGAGTCATCGACAACTTATACTTTTACTGATTTTTTCAATCCTGAGGAACTTGTACATGTTGATAATGATAATACATCTATGGCAATTGTGATGGATAAAAATACAGGTATACTTTATATTCAGAAACACACTGGTTATCAGTTTGGCATATCTCCTATATACGATTCAGATGGTTCAGTTTTGACAAAAGAAAAATGGCTTGCAAAGCGCGCTAAAAAGGAGTAAAGATTATATGAAAAAAGTAAAATATTATACAAACTATCCAATTGAGGATCAGAGAAATTTTTTTTGATTTATTGTCAAATGGAACGTATTGTGAAGAAGCCTTGAAACAGTCACACCTTGATAAAAAATGTCTTAGAGATTATATTTATGAAGATGGTAACGTTGTTTACTCTGACATTGAAAAATGTTGGGAAGAGATTGAAAGTAATCTTTGTGTCAACGACGAGTATCGATTACATATTCGCTATGTAGATGCTGTTTACTATGATTACGATCCTTTTGAAGAATTAAACATAACTGCTGAAAAAATTGATAAAGAAACAGATAATAAAAAGCGCCTTGATTGGATTAAAGAGCAAAAGGAAAAGTTTGACAACGACTTCGAAAAGTTTGCAAACTTTGTTTATACTGAGTATCTAGAAAATAAGTAGGTGAAAATGAGAAAAGGAAAGATAGAATACTACGCTTGTGGAGACATAAGTGAATATGATTTGGATGATCCAAAAGAGTCAAGCGAATTCTATGAAGAAATTAAAGAAGCTGGTTCTGCAATAGATAGCACAGAATTTGGTACTTTCGAACAAGAGCTTTATGAAGTTCGCTATCGTGATGAAGAAACTGTAAGACATATCTATGCTTATAGTTCCGCAGAAGCTAAATTGTTGGCTCATTTGGATTCTGTTCACAAGGATAAGGAATTTAAAATTGAGGACTATACTGCACATTTCTTTTCGTTAAAAAGTGCAAAAGGAAGAGATGAGATTATAGGCGATATGGATTTGGATAAGTATCGAGACATGGTCTATGAAGCAGAAGAAAAAGAAGAAGTTTGATTCTAGAAAATCAGATATTGTTGTCTGGAGGACAAAAACTGAACAATGACGACTAAACAGCTTGATCGGGAAATCGAAGATGTAAAACTATCGGGACAAATACTCGTTTCTCGATTTGCAGATATACTTGGAGTTGAAGCAGAAGTCTTAAAAGAAAAGAAAATTGACGATTCCGGTCTTTGCAGGGATAGTGAAATTGCAGCTTTGGAGGAGTATTTACAGGAGAATGAATAATGTTTGTGATTCAATGTGAGACTAAAACCTTTTTTACAAAAAAGAAGAAAATTCTTTATATAGGCCCTCTACACAATGTTAAGCGAGTTGAAGAGGCATTAAAATTCAATTCAGAACATCATGCAAACAATCATAGAAGAATTCACAACCTGGATCGTAATATTTGGAAGGTAAGGAGAATATAAATGGAAGTGGCAGATGATGATTTAGACTTAGATTGGGGTAACATTCCAAATTATGAACAGGAAAATAGAGACTTCCTTAACAGTGAGCTACCAAGAGATGTTCATTTAAACCCAAATGAACAGGATGTTGAAAAAACCATTTTATATTTTTAGAAATTTCCTGTCGAAAATAACCTATATTATTAATGTACAGGAGGAACGAAGATGTATAGCAATTGTTTATTCGAAGCAATTAAAGCAAAAATCAAAGATCCAAAAACTGTACAGATTATTTATTTAAAAGGTGGATTATTTGGTAAGAAAGCTCACTTTATGTGGAGAAATGGATGTGAAATCTTTCACGCATATAATCCAAAAGGAAGCAGTAATAGATTTATCTACAAAGTATCTTATAAAAATATTTCTTTTGATTCGTTTGAAGCCTATGTTTTAGATGCAATCAAAAAATTACCTTTTGAAAAACAAATTATCTATGCAAAAAAGTTGCATCTAAAGTCTATTGAAATTCCAGGAGTATTGAACTGGACAAATCTAATTAAAGACTCTGATCCAGATTTTTCAAATGTTCCAAAAAAAGAAGATTTTTATTATCTGACTAAGATTCTTAGAAGTGAACCTCTTATTAAAGTATTAATTAACAGAAAAATAAAAACATTAACTTTTGATGAATTGATTAGTTGTGAAAAAATTATCCAATGGAAATATGTTACTCCGTTTGATAATGATTATACTACAATTAATGGTTGGAATAGAAACAGAGAAATTTTCAAAGAAATCCAATAAAATTTTCTATCTCTAGAATTATTATTCTATTCATCAGTATTATTTACAATCCGAATATTTTGACCTTCAATGTCGCCCTTTTCAATTCGCCTTTGGAAAAAAGCACTATTGCGTGCTTCTTCTACACTTCCAAATGTCATTAGTTCTTCACCACCTAAGTTACCATTGACATTTACGGTAATCCAACTATTGTCTCTAAAAGATTGAATAGTTACTTCTGTTGCGGAATCAATAGCACTAGCTTCCTTCAATCCTAATTCTGTTTCAACCAAATCCAAAGTTTCATCAAGTTCTTTTTCAGCCTCAAATAGCTTTACTTTGGCAATTCTAACTTTCTTTTCTGCTTCTTCAATTTTATGTAATTTTTCGTCGTAAATGTTCATAAACATCTCCTTGAAAATATTTAGTTTGGTTTTCTATAATATATATAAAAGTTGTAAAGTATTAAAGAATATGATTTTAAGCAGGAGTATGAATAATGAGAGATATTAATAAGCTAAAAGAGCTAAGTGAAACAAAAAACGATTTAACTCTTATTATTTTCTTTACATTTCTTGCAGGAACTCTTTTTGGTGCATTCGGAATATTATGTGAAGAATATTTATGGAATCCAAATCCTAAAGAAGGTACTGTCGGATGTTTCATAGTTTTACTTTTATTTGTATTTGGTTTTCTTTTTATTGTAAAAGCTTTGAGTAAAAAACTGGTCAAGAAAGTAAAAAAAGGAATCTCTTAAAGAGAGTTAGGATAGGAGGACATATGGTTAGTACAGAGCTTGTTGCAATAGCAATTTTGTGCGTCGGATGCATTGGTTTGTTTTATTTATTTGGTATTGATGATGAAGATTCTGAATTGAAAAAGAAGGAGAATTAATATGAAAGATTCTGTTGCAGAGTCTGTAATGACTGTAAAATATTGGGTAGAAGGAGAACCTAAAATCGTTCAAGCAGTTACAGCTATTAGACGTGATAGTAAAACTGGTGAATTCATTATTGATACAATTTTTGATGAGATCCGAATTCCTTACAAAAAGTTTGAAACAGTAATCGAAGTTTCTTAAAACAAGGAGGATTTAATGTTTAAAGTTTTCATTGGTTATTTGTTTGGCACATTCTCAACTCTCCTTACAATTGCAGTACTTTTATCTGGAAGAACAAAACTTGCCATTATCATAGATGTTCTAGCACTTGTAGTACTCTTTTTAGGTGCTCGCAGATACAACGTAAAGAAACATATGGAATTGGAAAATGATATGTAAATTAATTTGTAAGCTTTCAAACAGTTTTGAAAAGATAATTTACCGAAGAGTAAAAAAGAAGCTTAATAGTATGATTGGAACGGAGTTACATTTTGATAGAGGAATTCGTCACATTGTAAAGGTTGAATCCTTCTTCAGTTTCCTTACAAATAGTAAAAATCTTACAATTAAGTTTTGTACAGAAGATGATTATTTTTATTTTACCTATTCATACAGTCTTAAAACAGTTTTTAGACTTTTAAAGGTAAAAGGTGTAAAAGGATACACAAGAGGAGATAATGAACAGGATTATCTAGAATTTGTGTAGAAGGAGATTTAAAGTGATAAGATTCATTGCATTAGATACAGAATATACGTTTAAATGGGAATTTGAGGAAAGTCATGCTAGCTATAGACATGGAGATACATACAAATGTACACACTATGTTGTAGCAAAGCTTAAAGGTGACGAGCTCATAGATTGGCTTCAGTTATATGGTTTAACTCCTGATAAGATGTTCAAGAAAACAAATCCTTTTAAAGATCTTTGGTTCGGTGAGAACGATAAAGAAAAGGATATCGATACATATAGATTAAACAAAGCTGCAGAAGAATGGTCTAAACAAAACGCAGATGTTGTTGAAAAAAATCCTTGGACTGTTGTTGGAATGAACGGCGGATATGTTCTAATATCAAACGGTTCGAAAGAAAATACAGTTGAGCTTGGAAGTGCATCTGTAGTGAATTTAGAAATGAACAATAGTAATACAAACACTATTAGAAACAATCCAAACATTTCTGTAAGGGCTCAGGCAAGTTTGATTTAAAAAAATAACGAAGTTACCTATAATTTAGAGTACAGTAATTTAAAGGAGAAAGAAATAATGATTAATGTTAGAGAAAGCGTTTTTGAGACAAACAGCTCAACTTGCCATTCCTTAACACTTGTATCGGATCAGACTTACAAAGACTGGGTAGCTGAAAAAACAATTTTCAGTGAAGATACAGGAAGTTTTATTGAATTTGATAAACTTTTTGACACATGTTTAGCTGAAGCAACAGAGGATTACGAGAAGCGTAAAGGTAAAAAAGAGCCAAGTGAATACGATCGTAAGAAGCTTCATGTACTTGAATACGTTATTAATCATGCCGAGAAAGAGAGTTTTGACGAAGCTGTTAGGACTCTTTTGAAAGATCACGATGGTAGAATTTTATCAGGCATGGTAAACGAAGATGATGAGGAAATTGGTTTAGAATATTCAGAAACAGCTAACTATGAAAATGCAACTGCTGAGGACATCGCAATGGAGCTTCTGTATACATTCTCTGATGGACTTTTATGTACAGAAGAAGGTTATTACAACAACGATGACTATGAAACATATCACACTTATCGAGAGATTGACAATGTAATGGTACATGCTTTTGGATACTACAGCGGTTGTTAGTGAGTATAATTGACTTTTAAAAAGCGTTGTAATTACATTATTGGAGATTGATCTTGGACTTTATTAATTTCTTAAAAGAGCATACCAGTTTAGAGGATTACAGAGTCTCTGACTTTGAAGGGACTTTTGAATTTAAAACCATCGATTCTAACAAAAACTATGCTTGTCCTTTTTGTAAAAAGACTTTAGGTAAAGCTTTTACTGAAGATCTCAGTTTCAAACACTTTAAAGACGAGTTTTCAAAAGAATGCGATTGTGAAAAGTGGAAACTTCGAAAAGAAAAATATAAGCAATGTTTGGAGTTAGTTGAGCAGTTACAGGATTTAGAAAATAAGTTGGAAGAGATCATTCAGACTACAAAGATTGAAAATCTGGAAGCAGTTGTGCCTACTCTGAAAGATATATATTTAGGATCCTTAAACGATAAAGCAGCTGAATTTGATAGGGCTTTTAAAAAATATTTAGATCTACAAAATCTAAGGAGCAATTGTGAAAGTAGAAATTGAAATGAAAGCAAAAGTAAACGATTCTCAAATCGATAAGTTGCTTTGGTATTTTAACAATGAAACAACATATCTAGCAAAAAAGGATACATATTTTTCGTTTGGAGGAATAGCTCCAAAGAAGCCAAAGAGTATTATCCGTATTAGAAAGGAAGAGGAAATAAACGCTTACAAACTTTTAGAAGTATTTGGCGGAGTATCTAATGGTTTAAACTATCCAAACATTAATTCAATTCTAAAAAGTTTTACTATACTGTTTGAGGCTAAAAAAATGTTAAGCTTCGATCCTAGTAAGAAAAGCTCTTGGCTTACGGTAAAGGTAAAAAACACAAATCTAGAAGGAATTGAAACAAACGAAGAAACAGAAGGTCAACTATCTGAGGATACGGAAAAAGCATTTCGTGAGTCTATGAGCATTGCAAACTTCAAACCATACTTTACAAAGCTTAAGCAGTCCTTCTCTTTCTATGTACAAAATAAAGATAAGGATAAAAACAATTTTGAAATGCATGCGGAACTAGTTTCTGTAGATGGTATAGGACCTTATCTTGAAATTGAATCGGTTGTAAAAGAAAAAGATGCGGCAGAAGCTAGAGACCAAATTAGATGGTTTTTCGAGTATGAATTAGGTATTACAGACTTCGATGGACGTAGTTGGTCTGATATTGTAGAGGAGAGTTACAATGGCGATAAGCAAGAAGACGTTTTGTGAGAGAGTAGAAATAATTAAAGCTGCTGATAAAAAACTAAAGGATGCTATCGAGACAGTTTTTGAAAAAAATCCTTTTTTAGATTCAAAAGAGTCATCTGCTTTTCCTGCGGAATGGATTTACAATATTACAGAAGAGCATCTAAAAACTCTATTCTTGGCAGTTAATGATAAATTAGATACAGTAAAAGTTGCCGAAAACCAGGATGAAACTTGTAAAGAGTTTGAAGCAAAAATGGAAGAGCTTCGCAAATTAGATACAGTTTTTGCAAATTGTTCTTGGAAGCCAAATAAAGATAAAACATTGCTTGATGCAGAGGTAGAATATTACTATGGTGAATGGAATTTTGCTGGACAAGTTGAACAAAATGGTAAAGAGTATTTTCTAGAGAAGCCTGAGGATCTCTACGAATATTTAAAGACTCTTGCACAAGATTAATCTACAATTCTATACTAATTTTATAAAAATACCTTTTATCTTTCGGATGAAAGGTTGCTGTTCTCGTAAGATGCAGCGTAAAATTGCTTTTATGAAAGCTTTAAGTATTTACAGTGGTTACTTTTAAGTAGCAAAAAGCTTTCAACTTTTTTGAAGTTTTAAGAAAAGAAACACCTATATTATAAATGTTGATAGTTACAAATAAAGTAACTCGAAACATTTAAGTTCTTTGACACTATTAGGGATAGTTAATTTTTTAGGGCTATAACTCAGTTGGCTAGAGTGTCAGCTTTGCAAGCTGAAGGTCGTGAGTTCAAATCTCACTAGTTCCATTTCAAATAAATAATCAGGGTGATATTCAGAAAACTTCACACTCGTAACAAAGAATCCTAATAAGATTAGGTAGGGCAGGATGGAGATAAATAAGGAAGCGTTGTTCACTTCTCGAAAATTAGCCCGACTCTTAAATGAGTCACCTTCATCAATTCTATTCAAGGTTGTAAAGCTCGTTAGAGTACCAGGAATAGGAAATCAGTTCAAGTATTACTTGAGCTACTGTAAAGACAGAATTACGAACTATCTGGTCTGTTCGGCTAGTGGTTAGGCCACAAGGTTTTCATCCTTGTAGCACGGGTTCAATTCCCGTACAGACCTTATCGCAGAAATTGTTCCTATTAACTCGGTATCATAAACCAGTAGTCGAGGTTCGAATCCTCGGGTCCCCAATTTCGTGGGGATTTGGTGTAATGGTAGCACGCTATATATACAATTCGCGATTTTTTTGGAAGTATGGATGAATTGGCAAAATCACCAACCTGCTAAGTTGGTTACCTTCGGGTAGTGCGTGGTCGGGACACGCTGCTTCCGCTAAAGCTAAGCTGTAAAAGTTCCCTACAGATTTAGCAACACTGTTTGACGGTATCAGGTGTAAAAGCTTTACACAAGTCAAAACCGAAAAGAGTAATTTGCTTTTCAACTTTGATAAAAACCGGCCTTTCGTAAGCGCTTACGAATAAAAAAGGGAACACCTTTTTTGAATACAGTAATATAGACTTTTCTATATTGTAAAAAGTTGTGGCTATGCAACTTAAAAAGATACAACACTGCAGGAAGTCAGCTGTTTGACTTTGTTAACGTTGTTACATAGTGTTTGTGAGTTGCTGCAAACTGCAACTCCTTTTCAACACTGTCTAGCAAAATACAGATAGGCGCGCGCTTATTGCTTATCTAGGATAATGTGCCATTGCGCGATGGAGGTCCAGGTTCGAGTCCTGGGGCAGTGAAAATCGATACTCGACGGAGTTCGATAGTAGGCGACCCATATCCGACGGGAGTGGTTGAATCGTCGAAGTGGCTTATTCGTCTAAGGTTGAGTAACGTCAACTAAAGGTAAGGACGCTGGTGTATATTCACCGGAAATGGTGAGTTCAATTCTCCCATAAGTTACATTTTTGTAGTGCATAAGTTGTTCCTATTGTAAAGAATGCTTTTGGTTTTTATACAACTCGCACTTTTATTTTTAAGCTAAAACGGTCAAATAACATTAGCAAGCAAGACCTGTTGTCCGTTATCTGAAGGGTCTCTAAACAAGGTGTTAATGTGTATGACAATTTCTAGATCATGTCACGTGGCTTAAGGGATGAGCCCTTCACAAGGAGTAAGAGTCTCCGGAGTTATAGGATTAGAAATTGTAACGAAACAGCACCCTTTTGACAGAGGTTGTGATAGGACGTTTGTGGAGTTATGGAGCAGATGGTTAGCTCAGGTGACTGTCACTCACCAGGTCACGGGTTCGAGTCCCGTTAACTCCGTACAAAAGTAGCATTAGTGGTTGCAAACACGAGGCTATTGTAGGAAATTCGAAATTCCTATCGATTATATGGTGTATGGGTGCACAGCCGGCCCGAGTACTTGACAATAAGGCCTGACGATAGCTTACGACCTGCATTAAGCAGACGACGGAGCGACAATAGGGCCTGACGATAAAGGAAACAGGTCGGCAGGGTGAGTTAAGGTTCGAGTCCTTCGTATAATTGTATTTACAGCGGGATAAAGCAGTTGGCAGCTTGCGAGCCCCATAAGCTCGATGTCGAAGGTTCGAGTCCTTCTCCCGCCAAAACAAACGCATAGGTTGTTCCTATTCTCAGAGTTGTCGAGTAGCTCAATTTGGTAGAGCACTAGATATCTAATCTAGAGGTTGTGAGTTCGAATCTCACCTCAACGTCCATGATATACAACTCGCGTTCGATTTTAGAAAATTATTGTGCCAAAGCTGTTCCTATTTCAAAGGACTGTTAATCCGTGGGTCGTTGGTTCGATTCCAACCTGACTTCGAAATTAAGTAGAAGCAGTAGCTCAGTGGTAGAGCAACGCAAAATACAGCTCGCACTTTTTGCGTTGGTAGTTTAATTGGATAAAACACCGGCCATTCCAGGTCGGAATTATTAGTTCGAATCTAATTCAACGCTTTTATTTGGCCGCTTCGTCTATCGGTTAGGACGGGTCCCTCTCAAGGATCAAAGAGCAGTTCGATTCTGCTAGTGGCTAATTTTTAAGGTTGCAAAGAGTGAAAACTTTATTAAATGAAATGGCTACTTTGCGAAAAGCAAAAACAGGTTTACCTGTAAACATCTATGTTGATGATGCAGGTACATACTTGAATAGTGGACATTTTAAAAGAATAAAATTTCAAAAAGATTATGGCAATGCTCCAGTAACTAGGGAATTTGCTACAATGACATTGGAAGGAGACTTAATTCAAAGTACAATGTCAAATTGTGAAGTTAAAGCAAAAGACCTGAACAAAATAAGGAATTTTGTTTTAAATAATAAAGAAGCTTTAAGTCATCTAGCAGATGCAGAAATTGATATTTTTGAATTTTCAGAAATAATGATTCCTGGAGGAGAGAAAGCTACTTTAGAGCAAATTAAAGCTCAGAGGACTTTATTGGATGAGCTTTTGGATAATTTAAAACCTGAAAACGCTAATTTAAGTTTTAGTGTTAGATAAAAAATATTTAAAAAAATAAAATTACAAAAAGTTAACCTTTCCAAATTGGAAAGGCTTTTCTATTTTTAACTACAATTAAGTATTTCGTCAGAAGGATCAAACATATAATCTTGTACTTGATTTACATCCTCCTCGTAATCTAAATCATTATTAGAAGAAGCTTCTACCAACAATCCCCACAATTCAAATTCCTCGGATAGATTTTCGTAACTCAATTAAAGCCTCCTAGACTTCTTTTTTCTTAATTAGTACAGATATAGGTAATTCCAACTATATTGATGTAAAAAGGAAAAAAGAATGAAATCAACAAGTATTAGTAGAATTAAGAATTTTAAACATTGTCCACTGTCATATTTGTACACTTACATTGACAAGTTTGTACCGACTGAACAACAACCGATCTTTGTACAAACCAAAGGTCTGGTTCTACATCAAGTTTTCGAAAGTATTCTCAAATATGAAAACTACAAAGATGGAGAACCTACTCTTCCTTACAGAAAAGCTGACACAAAAACAGTTATGGATGTTTTTAAAGCTGCAATGGAAGAAAATGAATTTCCAATAGACAAAGCTATTGAATTTAATCTTAAACTTGGATTAAAGAGATGGCTTGACTTTAAGCATAATTATTTGGATAAGAATAGTCACGTAATGTATGCTGAAAAGCAGTATAACGAAATTCTTTTTGGCGAAACAAAAACAATTACAATTTTGGACTTGTTAGAGGATTGTGGTGATGGAAATTATATCATTTACGACTACAAAACTCCAAAATCTGTAGATGTAAACAGATACAAAGAGCAGTTGCTTTTGTATGCATATACTATGGCCTGTGTAAAAGGAATTATTACACCAGGTTCAAACGACTATGATACAGTTAAACAACATTTTAAACTCTTCGTATTCTTTCCTCTGGTAAGTGGTAATTTTGATACATACGAAAAGTGCTTAAAGCAGGTGGAATTTACAGCTAATGAGGTTAAACATGTTGTAGAAGATGTAAAAAGAACTTGCGACATTATCGATGGTTTTGACTTTACAAAGCCTGCAGAAGTTTTGCAGTTAAGTAGTCCTGATTTTCAATGTAAGTGGTGTGCATTTTACGGAGCACATGCACAACCAGATACTGTATCAAAAAATGGTAGAGCTTTCGAAGGTTGTCCAATAACTGCATTTATGGGAGTAGATCCAATCAATGCAGAATTTCAACCTGTCCTTTAATACTACCAATACTCGCCTTCATCCAAAACAGCAAACTTGTTAAGAACTTGGTTAAGGATGTTGGTTGAAATAAGTGTATGACTATCTTCAGTACTGTTAAAATTATCTGAAGGTAGTGTATACTCTAATTCATCTGTTACATGTAGACTAGCTTTATTTCCAGTAGTTTGATTTTTTAATAACCAAATTCTATCATCGAAAGGTGGAATATAATTTTGTAGAGTCTCTTGTAAATTCTTACCAATGTAAATCCAACCTGAAAAATACAACTTGTCAAGATCTAAGCCTGTCTCAAGTCTACAATCGTTGAAATTGAAATTAGGATCAACACTTGTATAAGGTAAAGGATAGTTTCCATCCGAAAAACTAGGTGTATAATCCCTAGAGATAGTCATCGAAGGAAGGATGACATTTCTTAAAGTCTCTTCATCGTTATTGAACTCTAATTTCCAAGACCTTCCTTGTCTAAACTCTTTCGTAAGCTGAAAGTTGGATAAATAAATCAGATAATCGTATGTATTCTCGTGCTCTGTTTTCTGAAAAACATATACTGTATAATTTGAGACTCCATCTGGATTAGACTTAATAAAAGAGTCTCTTGCTTCTGAAATATCAGGAGCTACAGTCGGTATAGCATCTACAAATACATACTTTGACCAAACCTGATTAAACTCTGTAAAATTGTTATTATTCTCGACAATATTGCTCATTATAACCAAAATTAGTTGCAATCAAAACACTTCCAAACTAATTTTGTAAATATGGAACAGCACAATTACACAGTTACAACTCCTTTAAAGAGTGTTTTGATTGAGGAGATATTTATAACTTCGCAACTACAACTTTTAAGTCTTGAAGACAACTTCATAGAGAGTTCTTTGCAAAATATGACTCGCGAAGAGTATGAAATTGTATCTCAATTGCAGCAATTGGCAATTGAGGACTTCGCTATTGTTCCAGATAATTTACAGTTAGCTAGTTTTTATTTCGCTGAAAGATTTATGTATTCAGATCTAACAGGTTTTGAAAATCATAAATACAAGATAAACTGCAAACTTGCAAACTTGTCAGAAGATTACAAGGAAATTACAACAAACTTGGTTGAAAGACCCTGGACAATCATACTAGCAGTTAATCACAACTTAGCACAAGCTTCTAACAATAAACATGTTGAAGAGCTTTTAGATCCACAGGAGTTCAACACTGCTTTAGAAAAGTTAAAAAAACAGTTTGATGAGGATGAGATAAATTGGCAAGAATATGGCGTTGGTGTAATAAACACTTGGTTGGATAAAGTAGCAGCTAGTAAAATTGATGAATGGAACGGAAATTTTCAGGATGGTGTAAAGGCTGTTCAAAAGTTCAACAATGCTCTTCAAAATTACACTGGTATATCTGCAGGTAGTGTAACAGGAAAAATTGCTTCAGGTATATCAGGAGCAATGAGAGAAGTTAGCTCTGCTTTTAGATCATCAAATTCAGAACTTGCAGCCAAATTGTCGAGTTCAGGTGCTAGTCCTCTTATAAGTGTTCCAGATCCTTCTAAAGCACATTATGTTGGCGAAGATAATCCTTCAGCTACTTTACATAGAATGCTTACTTCGCCAGATGCTCAATTGCAGAGATTTGTTGCATATTTTACAACTAAGGATAAAAATGGTGAAGAGCATCCTCTAAAGATGTTGTCTCCTGACGAGCAGTCCGACTACTTTTATTACTTTTACTCAAACGGTTTCAGTTGCAATCCTGTAAAGAAAACCACTACAGAATTAAGCTATGGTGCATTTAAGACAACTATTGCTTTGGAAAAGCCAGATGTAAATAATACATTCAATTTTTCTCTTCCTACTGATCTTCAAGCTACTTTTTGGAAATTTGTTCTAGAAAAAGGTCTAGGAGTAAACATTAAGGATAATATATATTCAAGTGAAAACTTTATCGAAGGTTATCAATCTATAAATCTCAATTTTGCACTGCTTCAGAGTACAACAGATGGTACAAAACTTAATGCAGATACAGCTAGAGTGAATAAATTTGTTTTGGAAAACATATATTTCTCGAACATCGATGCTTTGAAATTTCAGCAAGATTTTGGTACTAGTCCTGTTAAAACAGGTATAAAAGGTATCTATAAACGCTTAACTTGGTATCACAATGCTTTGCTTTTAGATAGATAAGAATTATAGAAAGCACATATTCAATTTTACTATAATCTAGAAAAATAACTAGAAATGGAGTAAAATTGAATGTCTATAAGTTTTAATATTGATATCGAAAAATTACAGAATTTAAATGGCATTAGAGCAGAAGCACTCTTCAAGTATCTTAAAAGAGTCTCTAAGAACAATACACCAATTGTAATGCATGCAACAAAAAAAGAAAATTATTGGGATTGTTATATCGTAGAATGTTCAATACCAACAAGTATCTTTTCAAAGATAAAACTTCCTGCAGAAAAAGATCAAAATCCAGAAGGTACAAGTTTCAATCTTCAATTAACTTCAGACCTTATTGATGAGTTTGCAGATGGTACAGATTTTACAGTAAAAAATACAACAATCGATATTGTTAGACCTGGATTCAAAGCAAGGTGTGGAAGAATTGGTTTATCTGAGTCTCTAGAAGAGCAGTTGGAGGATTTCTTAGGAATGTTAAATGTGGATGGTGTAGCAAATACAGCAAAACTCTACATTCAAAATTCTTCGGAAACAATTAACATTTTGAAAAACCTAAAGACAGCACCAGATGCGGCTATCTTTGTTAACAAGAGTAGTGTTACGTTGATGAAGGATACAGTATTCTTTAGAACAAAGAATTTAGATAAATTCGAAGACAATGGTGCAGCAGATGTTTACATTAACATGTATCTTGCAAACATGATTACAGGTTTCTTAGATTATTCGGATTTGGTTACTTTAGAAATTAAAGATAACAAAACAGTAGTTACTGGATATGAAGGAACTGAAGAGATTCCAGAAAACATAATTGTAAGAAATATTTCAGCAACCTATGAAACAGATGTTAGTAATCCTACAGATGAAGACTTGGAAGCAAACTTTCCAAATGAGGCTGAAGCAAATATCGTTTCGTTGGACATGGAAACATTTATTCAAACTTTGGAAAAACAAAAAGGAAGTATTTTAACTTTTTCTGATGCTAAGAACTGGCAAGCAAAACTATTCAAGAATGGCAATGGTCTAACGCTTGGCTTTGCTAAAATTGATAGTCCTACAGAAGTAAATGTTACTGTAAGTATTGGTGAGATTGAAAAAGAGGATGTTGAAGCAGAAGAATTTACAGAGTATTCTACAATTCTTCCATTGGATTTGATTACAAACATTTTCCACGATAGTTTAAGTCTTGAAATAGTTTATCAAAATGATGAGGATACAGCAGTATTGTTTAGAATTGGAGATTCAAAAATTCTAAGTGGTAAAATCTACTAAGTTAAAAACTTAACTATACTCCTAACGTATTTTAAATAATAGGAGTGAACTGTTTTGATTTTAGAATTGAAGAAATTCACTGAAGAACAATATATCAAGGCTAAAGAGGAATTTTACAAAAAGCCTGGTATTCCAGATATAGAATTGGAATTGGAAGGATATCAAAAAGAATTGTTACTTAAAAACAATTTTAATATCCTTCCTCAGTTTCAAAAAACATTAGCTGTTTATTCGAAATCCCTTTTATTGCAAAGACTTTCTGTACTAGGTGACTATATTGAACCTGAAAAAGTTGAAGAGTTGTCCGATTTAGCTGCAGAAAACTTCATTAAAAGATACTTTAGAAACGATGATCCAATCGTAGGTGCCTCTTTCGCAGGAATTTTACAATTCAAAGTAAAAGAAGTTCTGTCAATCTACTTTAAGAGTTCTGCTATTGAATCTAATGTATCTCTTGACACTGAGGTAGGAAAAGCTACTGGCAATAGTTCACTAACAGTTGAACAAATTCTTGCATACAAAGGTTATGAGGATAGAACTACAGATGATCTAGATCCTCAAATAAGTTATGAGGATTCTGTAGAAGATATACTTGCAAAGATTCAGGACGAATGCGAATTGTTAAAAAAGATTAATAAGAATAAAAACTTGAATAAGTACTTTTTACAATACCTTGTCTATTTATGTATACTTCAATCTTCAAGATTGGAAAAGAGATTAAATACTATCTCAGGTCAGGCTGTTAAGCTCATCTTTGATGACGAGGGAAGTATTAATTCCATTCTTCCAATCCTTGAAAGTTCGCTATTAGATATTTCCGAAAGAATTATCGGTTATTAAAACTGAAAGTTTAATTTATCTAACTTTTCTTGAATGCTTGCTTTCTTCTCGTATTTGGTATTTATCCATTTCGTAGAAGGAGCAAATTCAAGATCGTATTTAAGCAACAAAGCTAAACATTCTGCACAAGTATCAGAAGCATCTTTCGCATTTACTCCTAATTGAGAAGTTTCCCAACTTGTATCCTCAGACTCATTACAAACCTTTCCCTTAAAGTGATCTACCTTTATTGTACCGGATTCACGTTTCGTCCAGTGAATAGATCTTAGATTGTTCTTTAAGAAAACATTTTTACCTGCAAAGAATCTTTCATGAGTAATGTAGTCAATTAAAGCTTGATATGGTTCATTCTTTTTATCTGCAGAAATATAATCGATTGGAATTCCACGTCTTTTTAAAGCCTGTCTAGTTGCATCAGATTGGAAATTATCGAAATTGACCATACCTAAATTGATGTTTCCTAAATCAATTAAGTCTAGAATAAAACATTTAATAGCTTCTAGATTTATTTTTGTACCTCCTGTAGGCACAAGCATAATAGTAAAATCAACTACCATTACATTCATTGTATCAGACGGTCCATCTTTTGTATTTACATACTCCCAGTGAGCCATTGTAATAGCAGTAGCGTCTCCTGATGTAGATTGATCGACTGCTAAGACACGTTTTGCACCAGGCTCTCGATAGAACATGTAATCTGTGTTGAATTTAACAAAGAACTGATCCTTAATTTTATCCCAAATAAGTCCTTCAGGTTTCAAATCTGCATCGGCAACAATTGCAGTATATATGTTTCTAAGATCATTGTCAAATATATTTTCAATTGTACTACCAGCTTGGAAAATTCTATCAGATGAACCTGCAGGAATACCAGCCCAGTCTCGTAAAAATTCAACAGGGTTTTGAATTGCAAGAGACATTAAGTTGATTTGTCCAGTAGGTTTAATATCGCGTCTAGGACACCAAACAAGATCTAAAGGATCGTACAAAGCGGCTTCTGCATCTGTTTTACATGCTTTTGGAGGTTCTGATTTACCACCTTTGTAACACTGGAATCCAACATCCCAGTTGTGCACTTCTCTACCTTTTGCATCAAAAAACTCTGGAAACTCTTTTTGAAAATAGTCCCATTTAGCACCTAGTACACAGTACCATTTTGGATCGTATATAGCCTCTTCCCAAATCCATTTATCAATTGGAGACTCCATCGAAAAAGGAGAAGAGTCTATCATATATCTTCCTAAGTAGTGGTTGTTCATACGAGAATCAACACGTTGACAAGCCTTATCAAAAAACGATTTAATCTGCTCTTTTGTCCATCCGTTCTGCTCCCACCAAGCCAGCTCGGTAAAGACTGCTGCAATAATTGTATTATGAGTTAATATTTTTTCGTCAGTAACATACATTTCATCTTTAGCAGACACTTTTATGCACTGACATTCTTCTTTTCCTACATATTTTATAGACTTAATTTTCATTTATATAAATTAGTGAATAACTCTGTTTCGTTCCGTTAAACTATAATATATATTGTGAATACCAAAATATATTACAAAGCCTTAAATATAGAAGATCCTTGCAATATGACTACTGAAGAGATAAAGAGATGGGAAAAACTAATATCTCTATCACCGACTGCAAGAGGTTATGTAGTAAAGGCCTCTGAGCAAGGTGTTGATATACTTTTTTGCTATTCCAAAGAAAATCTGTATCAAAGGTACAACAGTCATTTTGACATTCTGACAATCTCTGAATTTTTAGGATTACATCCAAAAAAAGTTATTTTAAAAGGACACGAAGCAAACTACTATACAGAAAAAGATGTTGCAATTTTAGATGATTTCATGAAAAAGGATAAAAAGGAAATTGCCAAAATTGTAGCAGAACAAAATAGTATCAAAAAGTATGGTGTAAAAAGTTACAAACAAACTGAAAATTATAGAAGAACTGTTTCCTCAAATGTTAAGAAAACTTGGCAAAAAACAGGTTATAGAGATAATATATCTTCAAAGGTAAAAGAAACGTACAGAAACAAATCCGAAAAGGAAAAGCTTCTGAAAAAAGATCACATAAAATTAGCTTTAAAAAGTGCCAATCAACAAAAATTGAAAAATATTGAGGAATTCAAAAACAATTTTAAACAAAAGTACGGTGAAGAACTGTTGAATCTAACAGATTTTTCCAATTATCTGGATATATGTTGGTCGAGCCTAGATGTTTTTGAAAAAAGATTAGGAATAAAGCTTGAAGTTTTTCAAAAGTACAATGCAAAGTTCATAAAAAGATCTGATGCAGAAAAAGCAAAAAAACTTCTAACATCTATTTCAAGTAACAGATCTCTTTTGGAGAATCAGGTTATGACCTTTGTAAAATCTATTTACACAAGTAATGTAAGATGTAATGATCGAAAACTGCTAGGTAACGGAAAAGAATTAGATGTCTTCATTCCTGAGAAAAATCTAGCTATAGAATTCGATGGAATTTACTGGCATTCCGATGCTCCAGGAACAGCAATTTGTGAAGTTCCTAGTAAAGAGTCCCGGGATTTTGCAGCTTATAGAGGTCTAGAAAAAACAAAAGCTTGTGAAGAGAAAGGTATAAGACTTATACACATTTTTGAGGATGATTGGATTCTAAAAAATGATATCGTAAAGTCAATCATCAGAGCGGCTCTTGGACAATTTGAAAATAGAGTGTTTGCAAGAAAGTGTACAATTCAGGAACTTAGTGTTCCTGAATATAGATCTTTTTTGGAAAATAATCATCTGCAAGGTTACAGTTATGCAGATGTTAGACTCGGTCTTTTCTACAACAATGAGTTACAGGAATGTATCGGCGTGCATACAAAAGGTACTCACGATAATAAACTGCCAGAACTTGTAAGACTGTGCACAAAGCAAAATACTCAAGTTTTAGGAGGTTTTGGAAAACTCTTAAAAGCTTGCAATTTGCCAAAAATCTGTTCATACATTGATAGAGGTACATTTGCAGGTAATGGATATAAAGCAGTCGGCTTCACTGTCGAAAGTATAAACAATCCTACATATTTTTACGTCAAAGGTTTTAAAAGGTTTCCAAGATACAACTTTACAAGAAAGTGCATAGAGAGACTTTTTAATAAAGGCCAGTTGAAATACTGGAATCCAGAAGAAACCGAGGAAATAAATATGTACAAAAACGGTTATTCAAGAATTTGGAACTGTGGCACAGTTAAAGTTGTATGGTCTAAAGTTTGACCTCTGGTGCATTAGACTCATCATAAATCTCTATTTCTTTTCCTTCCTTTAACCAATCTATCAACTGCAAAGTATTTACAACCTGCCAGTTCCATTCTCCTTTTTCATTTTTATCTATTGCAACTTTCCACAAATGGTTGTCAGACGATCTTACTTTTCTACCATCATCTAGCTCAATTTCAAAAATATCTCTTTTACCTTGAGGGAATATACCTATTACTTCTGTTTCACCTTCTGTAGGGGATTTTATTTTATCTCCCAATTGAACATCTTTCATTTCGTAATAGGTACCATCTGCTTTCATTATTTTAGAATACATTGGTTGAGCATTTCCCAACAAGTGTCCTTCAGTAGACATCATCTTTAACTGAAGATTGTTTCTAAACAACATTCTAGCAGAACCGCGACCTGCTGTTGAATAAATAATTTTACTACAAGAAGGATCTAGTTTATCTGCGTTAACAACATCGTCACGACGACCAACTTTTTCAAATATTGGACTTTGCTCAATAAACTGCTCAAAAGGAGTACCTAACAAGTCCCATACTTTACCTAAACTATAACTGGCTAAAGCTACACAATAACTTGTCATCGCAGAATGCCCCAATAGCTTAAAAGGTTCTCTCATCAAACAAAAGTGAACCATATCATAGGATACGCACAAGTTGGAAAGCAAGGATTTTCCCCAGCCGATACTGGTTGAAAGAGCTAAACCTCTTTTAGGATTCAATGGATTTGGATCCATGAATTCGCAAAATGCTTTTTTAACATTAGGCCATAAACCTTCAGCTTGTGCACCTATCCATTCTGGAGTTAAATATTCTTCGGGAGTTGGAGGTTTTCTTTTATAAGATAATCTCCATCCTTCATTTGCAATTAAATCCTTATAATCGTTGTTTAAATCCGCAGTAGCTAACCAGTTTAATGCAGCTCTAATATTTCCAATACCAACCGACTCTATTTCAGGTCTTTCTAAAGCTTTTGGATCACCAGCTAAAGCATCAATAAGAATATCTGCTAAATTGTCGTCAAATGTTTGGAAATGCATATTCTTATCATTTAACTTTTTTGCTTCTGCTAATCTCAGTGTGTTACTCATTATAAAATATTTAGTTATGTTTTAAGGGTTTGCACAAAGGAATAGCCCTTCAGCTATTGAAGGGCTTTAATTTGAAAAAAGATGTGTTTAACGTCTTCCTGAAGTAGGTCTCATAGTTGTTTTTGATTCAAGCATTCTTTTACGTGCAGCAACACGTTTTTTAGCTTCAGCAATTCTTTTTGCACGAGCTACGCGAGCTTTTGCTTCTGAAACTCTTTTACGTTGCTCGATTCTTTTTTTAGCTTCAGCAATTCTTTTTGCACGAGCTACGCGAGCTTTTGCTTCTGCAACTCTTTTTGCACGAAGAGCTTTACGTTTTGCAGCTTCTTGTAATTCCTCTCCATCTTCATCTGAATCCTTGTCTGCATCTGCATCTTCATCTTCAGATTCATCTAAAGCTTCGTCTTCATCGAGGTCTTCTTCATCTTCGTCTTCAACGTCATCTTCACTTGCGAAAACTGCATCGATGTCTTCTTTTGATACAACACCGTCAGCTACAGCTGTTTCAACAAGATCGAGAATTTTACCAGCAAGATCCTCATCAGCTGTATCTTCTACATCTTCTGTAGCATCTGCTTCAATTTCAATCTCGTCTTCATCTTCTCTAAGAGCTGATTCTCTTAAGTTACGTTTAAGAATTGCTGCTCTACGAGATTTTTCAGAACCGTTTGTTCTTGCTATCATATAATTATCTCCTATAGGAGCTTTCCATTACAGAAAGCTTTTCTTACCCCTAAATTAGTGTAAAAGAAAAAATGTTAAAGTGTAAAACCTTTCGTAGATACTGCTGTCGTACCTAGTATATAGTAGATTGTAAACTTTCTCAAAGTTTCTTCTTTTCTATAGATTTTCTTACACTCAGTCTGCATAAATTGTCCAAGAGTTATTTTATCTGAATACTTACACTGTTCAGAATTTATTCCATAAACAACATCTTTGTACTGAGCAAATCTTGTAGATTTGTTTAAAACAACAATGTTTCTTTCCCAGCTCTTTATGTTGTATCTAAATGCTCTGGATAATGCTTCATCCAAGTCTGCCAGATCTAAATTGCGAATCTTGTAAATGTGAAAATATTGTTCAGCTCGGTTTAAATCCTTGAGCATTTTATTTGGATTTTTCAGAAACAGAGCTTCTGAGTAACTAAAAGATGTTTGTTGTAAAAAGTTTTGTCTTGGAATTAAAATTATTCTAGCTTCTGTAAACATATTTTGATACTTCTTTTGTAATAGTTCCAGTTTTTTGCAATTAATTACATTTTCAAACACTTTTTCTGAAACAACAGTCGTTAAGTAATTCAAATACTTAATTTCTCTTTCATCAGCTGTCGAAATATTTGTAAAAATTTCTGTCATTTTTTATTCCTTTTTTGAAAGGTAGCTTTGATAAAAAACTATATTATAGATATAATATAGTTAAGGTTACTAATTAATTATTACAAAGAGGTATAAAATGAATTCAACAAAATACGTAGCAGATTATGACACACATGGTATTGTTAAGATTGAAGAAATCATAGAAAACAAATACTTAGAGGAAGCAAAAGCTTATAGAGATCTTTTTAAGGAACTTACACTTAGTGGTAATGTTACAAGATCAAATAGATCTGAAGAAGATCTTCAAAAGGATGTAGAAGCTACAGAACTTTTAAAAGAGTTGTCTACTGGTTTAAATCATCCTCTTGCTTGGGGATTTATGCTTTACAATGAAGCTTCTATTACAAAGATTTATTGGACACAACGTGTTGGTAAACTTCGACAAGATAAAAGAGAATTCTTCAATAAAGATAAGTATTTAGAATGGCTTACAGAGATACACGCAGTACTTATCAAAGGCCATACAAAATACACAGATCCATTGTACTACTATAAACTGGGTAAAAAGTCAAGAGCAGGTGAAGTTGTTGGAGATTACGATGTTATGAATAGTTTCCGTACACACTGGAATATGTACTTCCTTCCAATCTTAGCAATGTATCTATATGCGGAAGATCAAAAGTACAACGATTACGGTATCAGTATTGATGCTGCTCTTGAGAACGAGAATGGTGCTGGAAATCACTTAGAAGCAGAACTTGCAAGACATGTAAAATCTTACACTGCTGAAGATCAAGCATCATTTATTGCAATTGAGAATTTCTTAAGATCTTTTACAAAAGCTCCTTTAAATCAGCCAATTCCATTAAATACTGGTGCTAAAGCAGCTGGTGTAACTTATCGAGAAATTATGCTTTCAATTGTTGATGGAACTTGGACATCAGGAAAAGCTGCTTACGAAAAGTTCTTAATTGGACCAAGTATTCAAGCAAAGGTACTTCAAAAAATTAAGTTTGAAATGGGTAAACACGGTTTCAGTCTTGAAGAATTCGGAAGATATCTAGAAGATTATCGTACGACAGCAATTGATATCTTAAACGGTATCGATGCATCGTTTAGCTTTGAAGATGCTTAAAGTAAAAAGTTAAAAATAGAGAGCTAAAAAAGTTAAAATTTAAAAAATTGATTTAGGCTACTGGCAACAGTAGCCTTCCCTTTACTATATTTCTGTTTAAGGAGTAATCTATGGAAACAAACAAAGATGTAGTGGATCTTTCAGAAGATAAAAAGAAAGAAGTTGAAGCTAAGCTACAGGAAGCTATAAAAAATTGGGAGGATGTAGAAAAGTTTAAGCTTGAAAGTTTTAATAAGCTTCAAAAACTTTACGAAACTGCTAGTCCAGATCTTATAGAGAAAGTGAATAAGAAGTTCCTAGAGGCTGTAGCTGCAACAGGTAGCACATTTAAAGAAATTGGAAAAGAGTTTTTTGAAAGAATGAATGAGGCTTTCAAAGATGTTTTCAAACAGATTCCTACAGATAGAGTACTTGATGCAAGAACTCGTAATTTGTATACAGCTATTGCACTTTCACTTTTTGGCGATATTGAAGACTTTATGAAAACAGATGAAACTAGAGAACAAGCTTTAATGCATGTTAATTTCATCAATGCTGCTTTTAGAGCAAAAGGTATTCGTTATAATGGATGTAAAGCACAGTGGGATGCAGAAGATAAAGCCCTCAAAGAAATGAAACAATCCTTATCGTAACTAGATAAAGTATGACAGAAGTTTCATTTAGAAAGTTGTCTAGAGAGATTGCGGAAACAACAGCTTTGCCAAATCTACCTAGACTTCCCAACCCGATAAAAGACATAAAAAGAGCAATTGAGACAATTACAGACTTACCTTCTGTTGCAACATATACTCCAGTAACTACAAAATGCGGTTTAGGTAAAACTCAAGGAACAAAAGGTCAAGCTAGAGGAATGGAGTTTGATTCATATTGGGAATTTGCTTGGTACATATACCAAGTGGATATTCTTGGGAACGTAGTTATTAGAAATACGACCGATAGTTTTACATATACAAACGAAAATAATGAAAATGCTAGATTTTATCCTGACTTCAAGATGCAAGGACAGTATCACGAAATAAAAGGTATTTTCAGAACTAACGATATTTTAAAACAAGATGCAACTTTAGGTTTAGTAACATTCTGGGGACCAAACGAAATGAAACCTATAATGAAAGAGGTTTATGAGAAGTTTCCAGACTGGAAAAACGAATATGTGGAGATGTCTCACGCAACAAAATATGGAAAAACCAAACTATAATCTAATTTTAGAAAAAAACAAAGGAGTCTAAATGATCGAAGATGTTCGTTGTAGAATTTACAACAAAGATTTGAATTTTGATCTTACTATTCCTGACTTTTCGTCAGATGTATTAGCAAGACTATATAAAGAAGAAACAGCTTTGTCACTTCCGAATATGAGAATTGTCCTTCCAGACAACTATGTAAATTGGCTTTTAGAGAGTGACAAGTTCGGTCCAGTACTTGAGGAAGTAGCTACATTTATTGGAATTTCAACAGAGAGGTTTGCACAAATCTTTCTACTGTACGTAATGGGAGCAAATCCAAAAGCTACAAATACTTTCTTACATCCAGAAGTAACAAAAAATAAAAAACATTTCTTAGAAGCTTTTACAGAGTTTAACAAAGCTTATATGGTTGAACCGGATAAGATTAAAAATACGATTTCGCCAGATATTATGCTTTGTGCAATTTGTTACACCTTAATGCACAAATATAGAAAATATGAGTTTGAAATTCCGGCAAATATTCTTCCTTACATGCTCACCATTCTAAACAGTGAAGAGGATCTTGAACAATATCAACCAGATGTTGAGGCTGGAGAAGGAGTATTTAGTCCTTACTAGAATAAACAACTTCCATTGCACAAACAGTAGGTATCGTTGATACCTGCAAAAACTTATATCACTTTTACACACTTAGGAGAAAAGGTAATGGGAAAAGTAGAAACTATTAAAGAAAGGGTAGAATGGTTCTCTAATGCAAAGGATAAGACCTGCAGAGGAGTATTTAAGCAAGATGTCGGCATCAATTTCGTTCTTGACGAAATTAAAAATGCACCTATAGAGTTCGCTAGCTTAGACTCAAGAACTAATCCAAATGTTTATGCTGAGGATTATTTGGTAATCGAAACAGCAGTAACGTTAGATGAAACTGCATTAGAAAAGATTCCTTTCAGATTGTTAGATCAATCAAAATCACCAGATAACCCTGGTTACAAGATTTATAAGTTCCAGGTAGAAGAACCTTCAGAACAATTATTGTAAAGAAGTAGAAAGCCCAATAACTAAAACACTGCAATTTTGTGTTGCAGTGTTTCCTTTCTAATCATAGATATTAAAGATTATACATCCGAACTAAATTAGAATATGAATAAAATTGCAACAAATAGCGAAACCTATACTTTGCTAATTTCGAAGTATATGAATAATTTCATCAATGATATTTCTGAAAACAAGGAAAAGGTCCTAAAGAAGCTTGAAGAGTTTCCTGGAAAGAGTCATACACTTATTAAAAAAGCTATACTTGAAGGCCCAGATTCTTTACCTACTGATGATACAACTATCTGTAGAGATGTTTTTAATTTTATTGAGTTTTATTCGACCGGAAAATACTCGGATAATATCGAAGTTCAGTTTGTAGGAAAAGAAAATGCTAAAGAGTAATCACTACAACCTTTATACAGGTATTGGAGAAAAGTTAAAGCTTTATAAAGAAAAGGTTTATAGACTCAGACCAAATGTTCAAAACGAATTTGTAGATGAGAAATATAATTGCATTGCAAAAAGACTTACTGTTCCTTTAGAGCAAGATGCAGTTTACAAAACACAATTCTTTAACGAAATGTTAGCTTGTGCTTTGCAACCTTTGAATAATGATACTCAATTCATACTTTATAATGTGGACGGCAAGATAGAAAATCCTTATAAATACTTACCAACATTGTCCGAGGATTATGCATCGATTATATGTCAAATTGAACCTGAAAAACCTTTTACAGAAATTTCTATAGTTATATATTGTGGACCAGATATTAATAAAATTCTTCTATCTGATGGATCTGTTACAATGGACGCTGATTATGTACCTACAAAAGATACAGATGTCATTACAAAAGAGTATGCGGATCGTCTTATAGAAAACTTTACAGCTTTTAGTTATCCACTGAAGCATTTTACAATTAAGCAAGGAAATGTAGGACCTATTGGAGCATATTGCTTTCTTGACAACAGTTTTTACGACAAAGTTCTTTTTATTAGAAATCACAATACAATGAAAAGAATGGATGATTGTGAAATTACTACAGATAGTTTTGCTCTTCCGAATACATTTACAAAAAGTGTACAGATTGGCTTAGTTGTAGATGGAACAACTACACATACTGCTCGCATTTCTGAAATATTAGATGGTACAGATCCAAATTGGACGCTTATGAATACCGACAACGTATATACAGGTACTGTAGATCAAATCTATTGGAGAAATGCTTATAGTCTTAGATTCAATCTAGAAAGTTTTCTTTCAAAATACAGTGCTTCTAAACCTTATATGAACATTGGTATAAAGGTTTGGGATGAGGAAGGTCATACAAGATACAGTGATATAGATGTATACGGTATTGATGAGTACATTGAGTCAGCTAAATCTCTAGCTAAAATTGAGTTTATTAATGAAAACTTTACAAAGTTTAAATCAAAGTTTGTATCTGGTGAAGGTTATTTTGAGAATGACCTTGATAAAGTTTACGAACTTCCAATAACACTTACAATTGAAAATAATTTTTTACAATTCTTTAGATTAAAAAATAACTTAAAGCTTTCTGTAGAAAACGATGCAGGAGAAGAAACTTTTGCTTGCGATCTTCCAATAATTTCACATCAACCTGTTGCAGGAACATTTAGGATAAACACGAAAATTGAGTTTACACTTGCCAGTAAAACAATTCATCTAAGAGCATATAATGTAAAAAACGAGCTTATGTATGATGAAACTCTTACATTAAATGTTGTTCCAGATAACAGTGATGAATCAAATAGAGTTACAACTCCAGCCTCATCAGAAACATATCCATCTTCTGATTACGGTAATCCTTGGGATTCGAAGGCTCCTTTACAGACTTGGGATATGAAGCTTAAGGAAGGAGAATATACTTCAAATACTTTGCAGTCTGCAGTTTGCTTTGTAACAAAACCAAAGGACTGTTATAGTCATATCAACATTGATATTGATCATGATGGAGATATGTACATTCTATCAGAAGGTAATACAGGTTGGTTGAGTTGTCAAAAAGCAGCAGATGCTTTTAAAATTCCTACGAACAATGGTCATGGATGCAAATTAAACGAAGGTTACTTTACATTTGGTAAAGTTAATTATAAAAGTAATGTGTTTATTCGTATAATAGGAGCTACGAAAGTGGTCTTTAAATCCGCAATTTTAGGTTAGATTAAAAAAGCTTCTGAAATATACTCAGAAGCTTTCTCTTTGTTTAGATTAGAATTACCAATTCTGAATTTTTACTCTTTAGACAAAAATAAAAGGTTGCTCTTTCGAGCAACCTTTTTATTTAATGCTTTACAAAAGCTCTAGATTAGAATCCAGCTGTTGCTTTGTATGCATCTTCCTTGATACGATCTTTCAAGTGGTTGATAACAATGCGGCTTAAGTATTTTGGATTCAAGAGTGCTTTGTCTCCAAATGTTGCTAAACCTGCACGTGTGTTGAATGTTGGGTATTCCAACTTGTTGCTTACGAATGGAACTAATGTACCAAATACTACTGCAACGTCGTTTTCAACTTTTGTATTCTTGAATACGCACAATACTTCGTTATCTGGGATAACTTCGATTGGAGCTTTGAATACTTCGATACCGTCTAATTCACCAATTTTGTAAACACCTGTTGGATCTTGAATACCTTTTGGTGTGAAACCAGCCATAAGTTTCAAGTAAGGTGCTACAGATACACCAATTACCAATTTGTTGATTGCACCACGGTGAATATCACTGTAAAGTGCAGCACCAGCTAATTCAATAGCACTTGGGAATGTGTTAGCGATATCTACATAAGAATCTTTTGTAGCAGCTGAACCAGATGGAACATCTCCTGTAGCATAAGCTGCATCGAATTCTACTGTGTAGAATGCTGGGTTTGTACAAGCGATTGCATAAGCATCTTTGAATGCTTGTAAGTCGATTTGACCGTGAATAACCTCAGCTGCAGCAGAAAGAAGAAGATCATCTACTTGAGTATTGAATGTTGAGTCAAGAGTGATTTCTGCAAGTTTTGTCCAAGAAACACCTACAGATGTTCTACGTGGTCTTAATTCGTATACACTCATATACAAGTTAACTTCACCAAGATTTTTACCTGTGTAATCTGTTTCTGATTCGAAACGACCGTAAGCATTTACACTTGTAGGTACTTCTGCACCTTCTGGTAATGTGATAACTGTTTTAACTGTTCCGTCTTTTGAAGCACGTGGTTCATCTTTAGCAGTTGCACCTGCGAATTTTTGTCCAATGTAGTAGCTGAAATCGCTTGGATCTTGGAATGCAATTACATTTCTTTCATCTGTTCCAACATAGATTTTTGTTGAACCTGGAACATAGAATTCACCGTTTTCACCGAAAGGACCACCTTTCCATTCAACTGTGATTGTGTTACCTTCGATTTTAACGTTTGCTGTATTAGCAAGTTCGTTAGCGAAACGAGATTCTTTTGATTCATAAATTGATTTGCGAGCATTTGTGTTTACTGCACCGTTAGCTGCACGAGCTTTTCCACCATAAGCTGGATTTAAACCATTGTAACCACCAATTTCTCTTTCAGCTGAAACTGTATTAGCATCAAATCCATATGGATCCTGATCAGATTTTGCTGCATCGAAGCTCATTGATCTTTCAGCAAAGTTACCTGCATCTGCTGCAGCTGATTTGCTAAAATATGGTTTGATGTAGTAGATAGCATCGCGTGCTGTTTCCATTGCATATTCGCTGAATACGTTACCACGGTTCAAGTTTGTCATTGTCATTTGAACCAATTTCATAACGTTAGCTGGAGCCATTCTTTGGAATTCAGCTGATGTTTCTTGCTCGTTCAATTGTTTCATGAAACGTGCTTGGTTTGTCAAGTTAATAGCTTGATTTTGGCGTACTTTTGCTTCATTTAAAGCTGATAATTCACCTTTGAATAATGGGTGATTGTCCCAAATTTGAGCAGCTTTTTCAGCACGAGCTGCTTTTTCTGAAAGTCTTTTTTTAGCTTCAGTTTTAAGAATTACTTTTTCCTGAAGAGGTGCTTTCATTTTTTTAGATTGTAACATTATCTTCATCTCCTATAAAGTTTAAACTTTCTACAACAGAATTAAAAATAACTTATCGAAAAATCTTATTCAAAAGATAAAAAAAGTTTAATTTTTAATGAACCAGTAAACATGTTTTTGAAGGTTTTTCATACAGAAAAACAAACAATGCTTTCCAGTCTCTAAAAGAAAGTCGATATAACAATTAGTGAAAAAAATAAAAAGCTTTTTAAAAACTAACTAAAAACATGAAGTTTATAATAGAAAAATCAACTGAACCTTTTAGATTTAAAGAAACATGGAACTATACAGTCGAATATGATGAACGTTTTAACAAATATGGCTTACTTCTAGATGGATGTTTGTTTACATTTTTAACAGAAGATCAAGCTACTCTCCTCAAACAAACTATTACAGAACCTAAATTTGAAGAATTTTTCAATTCTGTAGGTATTGGGGATAGAAATTTAAATATGCAACCAAAAGCTGCTTGTTCTGATGACTATTTCAGGCCAACTGGTGAAATAGAATTTTAAAACTTTTTCGAAAGTAAGTGTACCTTAACACCTATAATATTGTTAGAGGTACACAAGTATGTCAAAGATTTTAGTTAATTTACCACAACAGACTTATATTTTAAGAAATTGTTATGTTTTAGGTGCAAAAGACACGCCTTGCTTTTGCGATGAGTGCGGAACAGCAATCAAAAATGTTTGCGTTGTTCAGGGAACAGCAACTGGTGAATATTTTAATCTTGGCACAACTTGTGTTGAAAAACATAGCAAAGAAGATGAAAACTTTTTAACAACAGCTTCTCAAGCTAGATTAAAGACAACTAAAAAAGCTATTTCCAAAATAAACAAATTCATTAAACTTTATAAAGAAGTTTCATCAAATCCAGATGTAGTCGGAAAATTCTTATCAATACATACAGAGAAAAAGCATACAAGTAAGGGTTTTGTTACTCATGCAAAAGTAACACTTTTCTGGCTTTATGATCCTGAATCACAAATTGGCCGTTCAAATGAAAATTGGTATCTCGGTACAAAATCTGGCTTTGCCTGGGATTCATCTAGACATGTAAAAGATGATATTGAACTCGATCTTGGCTGGATTGATGTATCGAAAAACTCAGAATTAAGAGAAATCTTCTCAAATACAGAGTGGGAGTATCCAGTAACAGATGATTTTTCAAACGATGCACTTGTTGCTGCTGAAAAAGCTGGATATCAGGACCCAGAATTCGGAAAAGAATGGAGCAATAATCATTTCGATTGGTACTTGAGACAACGTTATTCAAAATGGTATGCTGATGAGCACAAGATCTGCAATGAAATTGCACAACTAAAAAAGGAACATGGAATTACTTGGTAGGAGGTATATATGAAGTACGTTCATTGTAAGTATTGTTATAAAGGTTGGGGTAAAGTCGGAGATAAATGCATATATTGTCGACGCGTTTTGAAATAGTATATACTTTTAAGGAGGAGTATTCGTGTTTAAGGTAACATTTGTAACAAGAGATTATGGTTCATATGCATATGAAGAAGAGAAGCATGAGTTTTGTTTTGACCTCGAAAAAGATGCTAAAGCTTTTTACGACGATCTTGAAAACTTCATAGAGGAAAGAACTGGAGGAGACTCTTATGTTGTTTCTAAATCTAAACCTGAAAAGTTGAACGATTTAGTTTTATATAGATACGATCCATATGCTAAAAAACTTTGTCGTATAGATTAAAAGGAGATTATAATGGCAAAATTTTATGACCAACAGGACGATAGACCTACTAAAATTGAAAAATTATTGAGAGCTTATAAAGAAAATAAGCTTGATGACTTTGAAGCAAGAGACGCTTTTGAGACTCTTGTGGATGATGAAGTTGATTTTTGTGAAGATGCCAAAAGCGAAATTGAAGACCTTAAAGGGAGATTAGAGCGTATTGCTAATATTGCGGATGGATATTATTAATGCAAGGAATGTTGAATCATGAGCAAAAAATCTAAAAAGAAACAAGGATCAAAATGGTATTTCGCATTAAGAGGATCTAGTACTATACAAAGTATATATGCTGAAACTATAGAAGAAGCTGCACAAGTACTGGACGAGAAATATGGGGAAGGTAAGTACACTCTAGGTCATCTGAATAAAGCTCTTTCCAAAGAACAAATAAAAAGAGATAATGAAATATCGGAAAAAGTAGCACGAGATCTATTTGGCGAAACAGCTGGTAGAATTATGCATGATATAAACAATCTTTAGGAACACTTTACGGAGGTAAAAAAAGTGGACTTTGAACTTTTTAAGAAAGAGATTGATAGAATTAAGCAAGCTAAGTTTGGTGCAGAAGAGAAAGAAAGAAGAGAGCGTGAGGAAAGGTATGAGCAAGCTATCAAAAGTTTGTTGGAACTTTTAGAAAACCTTAAGCCAGCTATCGAGTATGTTACAAAAGAATTTAATCTATTCAACGATGTTAAAGAAATAGGATGTACCGTACCCTATGCATACTCTGCAAGTATTCGATGGTCTGAAAACTTTGATAATGCAGTTTGCCTTTATACAGGTCACGGTACTACTCTTACGTTTACAGTAAATAGTCTTATCAATAGAAAGACTAAAGTAGATAAGGATTCTTTACAATGGATTGAAGACGCTTTTTGTTCAAAGAACTCAGTATTTTTTGCAGAGAGTTTATTAAAAAAATTAGAGTCCAATACACTCTACGTTGGTCGATAGGAGGTAATGTATGTCGATATTGGAAATTCATGATAAACCTTTTAATTATTTATTGCAGGTTGAAAACGAATATAACAAAGTTGTAAAAAGGTTTGACACCAAAAACAAAGACTACTTTGATGCTCTTCGAGAACTTCGAGACAACTACACTAAAGACTACGATGCAATAGATGCTAAAGCTAATCAGCTCATCTATGGAAATCCTGAAGGTAAGTTGGATCGTAAATATAGAGATAGATCTGATTTATATATTAAAGTTGTTAAAAGAAGCCAAAAGTACAAGAACTGGATAAACTTTTTTATAGCTATTGGGGCTGCAGCAGTATTTATTACATTGGTTCGAGCTATTGTTTGGCCTTTTAATTTTGGGTCACATTATATTGGTAAAGGTTTTGAAAACTTTCTTCATATAGTCACAATAACTGCGGCTTGGTCAGGCTTTCTTTTTAATTCTATAATCTTTTTCAAGTCTCTCAAATATTGGTCTACTCAACCACTTAATACTAGAGCAGAAAGAAAGTGGCTTAAAAAATATTTTCGCAATATTAAAGATATAACAATTGCAAAAAGTTATTTAGAAATTTTAATTCAAAGAGAAGAATCTATTGAAAAGTATATTAATCTAGGCGATACCTGTATAGAAGTCCTAGATGCTAAATCTGAAGTAATTTCTAAAATGAAAAGAGATGTTGAAAAGGTTGTAGATGATTTTATGCACAATGGGGAAGTTTGCACTGCACTAGATCGTGTTTTGGAAAGTTGGAAAATATATCAGTAGAAGTTAAAACTTTTTAGAATGCTTTGCTATAGGAACACCTATACTGTTATATGTACAGTAGGAGTTACGAATATGATTAAGATTTTTAGAATTTTGGATTTGACTGTAAGTTTAGTTCTTGTAGCACTTGGTGTTGCAATTTTCTTTATTGCAAAGAATTGGTGGGCTGTAGCTCCTGTAGGTGTTGCCTACATTATTTGGGAAATCATTGTTTTTAAGACATACTATAAAGCAAGAAAAGTAAATAGAAAAACTTGGAATGCTGGTTACAATTGTGGTTATGAAAGTGCACTAGAAGATGACGAGGACGATGATTATAGTTTTTATGATAATGAAAGTGACCGTTTATAATCAGGAGGACAGCAATGGATGAAATCATTAGAATTTTGATGCATCGTGACGGTATTGACAAAGTGGAAGCTAAAGATATGATTAAGAGCTTTTTTGATGATGCTGAAGATGCCATCAATTCCGGCGATTATGAAGCTATTGAAGATATCTTGATGGATGATCTTGGTCTCGAACCTGACTACATTCCACAGCTTTTAGGTCTATTCTAACTAATTGTTGTAGGAGCATATATAATTATGAAGAATTTTAGAGAAGGTAGAGTCAATAGAGACCAGGTTTTTGATATGCGTAGTGCCCGGAGACATGTTGCAAAAATTGCTGAATCTGTTGGCCTTAGAGCAGAGTATCGTGAAGCAGATGCAGATTCGTTCACTGTTCTTTTTTACAGTGGAGACAGTCGTCTTTTAAGTTCTGTACCAGTAGCTAAGGTATACAATGCAACTGTCACTTTCACTTTTAAGGATTCTGGATACACTATAGATGATGAGCATGCAGACTACGATAGATTCCAAGGTGACTTTTCAAAAGGTTGGACCGAATTTGATCAAGATGTAAAGGACCTTTTAACAGATATGATAAACAATTTTTCAAAAAAGGAAATGAAAGAATCTGTTATTCCTGCAGATCAGGAAGAAATTCTAAGAAAAGTTATTGCAGAAGCGTATCCTGAATATGTCGGTATAATTGACGACTATCTTAAAAATGGACTTGAAGGTTGCGATGGTTGCTTTGACGATGATAACGATCTAATCGATGATTTTATTGCATACGCAGAGTATATTTTAGGAAAATAATTTTTCTGAAAAAAGCATCAATGTTGTTTCGTTGATGCTATTCCTATCTTTAAGTATTTTCTAGAATTCTATTCTTTGGCATTTTTCTACTTGCAATAATTCTTGCAGTTGGATAAATCTCGTCATAAAGGCTATCCTCGAATTCTGGTTTATCTAAATCATAATCATTCAATAATGGAAAAGACTTAATCAATCTTCTAACATTGTCAGGTATATCATCTCTGTACTCGAGTAAATATGCAAAGTTGCGAGCAATTCTTTCTGCTTGACCAGGTTTAGGTCGATCTAAACTATTTACCAAGCAATCTGCAGCTTTCACTAAAAGTGCAGAAGGACTTAACTCCAAAAGCTCTCGATTTATATATTCCTCTTTTCCTAACCTATCCACTTCAGGTTGAAAGTTTGTTACTTCCTCTACAATTTGGGCAACTGTTGGTCCGTAAATAGCTTCTAACTCTTCTGCAGTTGTATCTGTATCTTCCAAAGTATCGTGTAAAAGAGCTGCTTCTATTTCTGTAGCTGTTCCACCATAGGCAGCAACAACTTCAGCTACCATTTCAGGATGCACGAAATATGGCTGACCAGATCCTCTACGAACCATTCCAGTATCATCGTGTTTACGTTTAGCAAAACTATAAGCATATTGTAATTGTGGATTTTCAATCATAGGGTTTTCAACTAATCTTTGCATATCAAATGTAATTAGTTATATACTAATATGTATGAAAATATTTTACATAAGACACGCTCCAACTATGGCCAATCTAAACGGTGACATAGTTGAAGATTACGATGGACAAAGCATAGTTTTCTTTGATAAAGATAAATGGTACGAAAAAGTGGGGTCAAATCTTCCGAAAGATTTTAAGTTATTTATTTCACCTGCAAAAAGATGTAAAGAAACAGCTAAAGTTTTGTTCCCAGATAAAGAGTATACAGTCGTACAAGATCTTGCAGAGTTTGACTTAAGTGAGCTTAATAAGTCAGGCCAAAAGTTTTGGGAGATAGATGAAGAGACATTTAACAAGTATGTTTTCTTACCAGAACGCAGCATTATCAATCGCTGGTTGATTGCTCTCGAAAGTATGAAAAGCAAGTGCGACAGTAGTGACGACACAATCGTTGTAATTGGCCACGGATTTTACGGAAGACTTGTAAATGAAATATACCAAAACAATGATGACTCTGTTTTTGATATTCTTAATTCAAAAACCTTTTCTTTTGGAAATCTTGATATGATGGAAATTGAAAAGAGCCGAGTTCAGAAAGTTTACAGGATGTAATTATGGAATTTTACATTACTTATTTTTATCACATTCGAAACCTTTCTACAGATACTCTTCCGATAAGTATCAATAGTGGTGAGCCAAGTTGGTACCACAACTTTCAATCCAGAGATACAATGTTTAAGGATAAAAGAGGAGTTTGGAATGGAGGATATATCGATGAGATATCGTCATCCAATTTAGATAGTACTGATGCTCATGAAACTTGTACAGATTGTGGAAGAGTAAAACTTGTAGGTAAAGATTGTCCTTTTGCAAAAAATTATCGAGCAAAATTAGACAAATTAGACTTTAACAAAGTTTACAAAAAGTTACTCAAGGTAGCAGAACATTTCGATTGCAATAAAATCTGTTTTGTTGTATATGAAAAACCAGATGTTGTTTGCGGTGAAAGATGGGTAATGAAAGATTGGTTTGCAGATCATGGAATTCAAATAGAGGAATTTAATCCAAAGAAAAGCTGAACGTAGATCTCCAAAAGCAACTATAATATTAATTATTAGGGGGCTACGGATATGAATGAATTCGAATTAATGCAAATCGATGAAGAGGTTGAAAATTTCTTTAATGGAAATCTTGAATATGAAGAACTTGGACCTTCTGCTCGTTCAAGAGTTGCTGAAATAATTCAAGAATTGAGTGATTAGAAGATGTTAAGAGAGTATAAAAATGCAAATTGTTATTGATGAAAAGGATTTTACTAGAAACAAACCTTACAGAGTTGAAATTGAGTTTGATGATGAAAAAGTTGTAGAAATTTTAAAGTGCGCTAGAATTACAGCAAAGGATGGAATCATAAACAATTCCGATGTTATTAGTTGGATTCCATCTGCTATAAAAGGTAGTATTTATCTCTGTTTCCCTGAAACAGATAAGTTTTACTACATTAGTCCAAAATGTTGGAAAATGGATATAATCTCAATATTAAATGATGACAAGCTTTCAAGTGAAATTATTACTGAGATATGCTTTAGGACTGCAAAATGTTTGACAGTTTTACTTCAAGCTGATCTTAAAATGCATGAAGATCCTCCTTCGTTTGAAGAGTTCGTAAAAGACTTCTTTAAAAAGAATCCCGATACATTAATAACTGTTACAGAATTTTTAAGAAAACTTGTAGATTGTACAAACATTATAGCAGAAAATCTTTCAAAAGCAGCAAAAGCAGATTGGCATACATCTTCAGGACTTTATGTATCGAAGGAACCTGTGTTGATGAATAGAAGTGCCATCAATTACTTTGCAAATGCTTTGAATGGAGATGTTTGCTGGGATATACCTTCAGGTAAAACATCTTGTACAGTAAATCATATAGAAGGTGGAATAATGGTACGTTCTGAATTCCTTGCAAAGGAAAATGGATTATATGAATTGGTAAACACTTGTACGAACTAAAAGGATTAATTTAAATTAAAGGAAAAAATAATATGTCGAAAGTTTTAGTAATTTCTGGTACTCATGGAAATGAGACCAATGCTGTTCAGGATGTATACGACCTTGAATTAAGATATGAGGATCAAGACATTCGCGATGTTATATTTTATCAAGCTTGGAATCTTACGGCTTTAGATGCAGGAACAAGAGAGTTTGTTAGTTACTCAAACGAACTTCCCGATGATCTGAATCGGGCTTTTCCAACAACACAAAATGTAGATAAGGAAGACTTGATATATGTTCTTAAAGGTATCATAGATAAGGTGGACATTATTATCGATGTTCACAATTCCGAACTCTTAAAAAATTGCGTTGTCATTAATAACGATTCTAGAGCCCAAAATTATGTAAATTTCTGTAAAGAAAATGACATACCTTTTATTGTAATTGAATCAACTACGAACACAATTAAGAGATTTGCACTTAACAACGATAAAATTGGTTTTACTGTTGAAATTGGAGATATGAATTTCTCTGATAGTACCGAAGGTGTTGACTTTTTAGATAAACTTATCAAAGCTTTGCGAGCAGCTGATTTAGAAACATTAAGACGCTCTGATCAGAATCCTCTTGATGCATCTCAAGTCGCAAAAACAATTTATGCACATTCTCGAGGTTTATTAAGAACTTTTAGGAACAATGAATACAGTAAAAAGCCAAAACGTTCAGAAGTTCTAAAACATTACTTAAAAGGTGAAAAAATCTTCATAATTGAAAATCCTACAAAATCTACATGTCGTGGTGAAGAAATTGTTGCTCCTTGTGATGGTTATGTAATGGATATGGTTGACTCATACTGGGTTAATACTGGAGATGTTATTCTTAATTTCCAACCAGACTTATAAAGGAGATTTTATATGCAGTTTTTTATTTTAACTTCTATTACAGTACTTTTTGCCTTAATAGCAGCAGAATGCATCTTTGAAGCATTCTTTTATGGATATCATTGGCTTTCAAAAAAGTATCATCGTCAAATTGATGACAATTGTCTTTGTCGAAAATACCTTGGAAATATCCTAGGTGCTTGGTTTTTTATAACACTTGTAATCATTTCAATTGTAAAGATTTTTTAAAAAATGAAACAGCTCTACATACGTAAAGGTAATTTAGAAGAAAATAGAAACATTCTCATAATTGGGGAGGAAGCAGAGCTCGGTAGTAGAGATTCTGCTTATAAACCTAAAGGTACTTTGCATCAAAGAATGCCTAGAGATCCTTACACTGGAGCTGAAAACCTTGCTTACATTCATGCTTGCAAAAACATTCTTTTGATCTCATCTCAATATAAAAACGATCATGCAGTACACGATTTTGTAAAACGTTTTTGTAAAGATCTAGTAGTTTGGGACGGTGAAAGTAATCAAGGTTTAACAAATTCAAGAGAAGCTTTCATCTGTAAAAGTAAAAATGTAGATAAGACTGTTAGAATCTTACGAAAAAGAATTCAAGCAGTTGTTAAACCAGAAAGCTTTAAACAGTTTTTACAGAAAATATACTACAGTCTTAAAGTAAAGAAAAAGATAAAATCTAAACGAAAAGTACGTAACATAAAACTCTGGTTAGTGATAATTCTAATCACTGTTTTAAACTTTCATCCAGTCACAAAACCTTTTGTAAGAAAGGTAGAAACAATCATTTATAATACAATAGCAAAACTTTTTAATTAAAAAGTCATTTTTTATCGAAACTCCTTAAAGGTGTCTACCTATAATATTGGTATATATAAGGAGATAATATGAAACTTAAGTCATTAAAATCTGTAGAATTAAAAGCTGTTGAAATTCCAAAACGAATTACTGTTCCGGATTTTGCAGATTCAAATAAATTTTCAGACCGAGTATTCGGTGCTTTTTGTAGAATAAATCCAGATCTTCCTTGTATGCAGGATGAAACATTCCTTAAAAGAGTTTTTACAGTATTAAAAGCTGCTGGTGGAGATGATTATTTAGAAAAAGCTAAACAATGTAAACTCTCAGAACTTGTTAGTAAGGATCCTGAAATTAAGAAATGGCGTCAGTGGTATGCAACCGAAAAGTTGCGATTAGCTGAATGGAGAAAAGCCAATAAAGAAGAAATTGCAAAACGTAAAGCAGAATTTAAAGATAAATACGGATATGCAATTGTAGATGGTGTAGAAGAACCACTACAAAGTTATGCAGTCGAGCCAGAAGGTTTCTTCTTCGGTCGAGGAGATTCACCAATCAGTGGTTACTGGAAATTCGAAAACACTGCAGCAGACCTTAGAATTAATTCAAATAGTAAAAATCTTCCAGTAGTCATCTATACAGGTGAAGATGAAGAAAAATTAATTACAGATAATTTCCCTTGGAAAGTAACTTGGGATCCAGATTCACATTTTGCTGCACAATATGATATTAAAATAGGTATTCCAAATTCTGATGGAACAATTAAAACAATTAAAGCCGAAAAGTATAAAATGATTCAATTCGGGGCTACATCTTCAGTGAAAAAGGAAGGTCAGTCGAAGAAGTATGCTGCAGCTTCTGAGCTTGGAAAATCTTATGAAAAAATTATTGAAAATGTGAAAAAGGAATTTCAAAAAGCAAGAAGCAGTAACAAAATTGCAGATTTAAGTACAGCGATTGCAGTATTTATGCTTTTTGAAAAAGGTATTCGTATTGGATCTGCTAAACCAACTGTCAACGGTACAAAAGGTCTTCTTTCTCTAGAATGGGGAAAAGATGTTAAGAGAGATGGTAATAAAATAAAATTTAATTTTTATGGAAAAGATTCTGTAAAAGATACAAGTTCGATCGAAACTGAATATGCTGATGTAATTGAAAAAGGTTGGAGTAAATATACAAAACTTTTTACAGATAAAGCTTCTATTAAAGAGTATATTGGAAAACTTGCACCTTCTGTAAGCGATGTATTTTCACCTAAACTTTGTCGTACGGCAGTTGCTGCTTCAGTAATGTTAAAAGCTCTTGACGAAGTTGTTGATAAGTACAAACTTACAAAAGAATCGCCAGAAGCTCTTAAAAAACTTGCATTTGATGAAGCAAATATGGCTGTTGCAAGACGCTTAAATCATCAACGCGGTGTAAACAAAGTTGCAGAAGCAAAACGTAATGAAGCAAATAAACTTAAAGAAGAAGCAATTAAAGCAAGAGTTATTAAAGTAAAAGAAATGAATGCAAAGAAACAGGAAAGAATTAAGGCTCTTAAAGCAGCTAAAAAAGATGGTTGGAAAGAAAAGGTTGCAAAAATTCAAGAACAAATGCTAAAAGCAGATGAAAGACTTGCACAAAGTAAACGTAATTTGAAGTTCAAAGAAGAAAACGGAAACATTACAGCTTCTACTTCGAAGGCTGCTTATATTGATCCTTCGATTGTTGCAGATTTCTGTACAAGAGTAGATTTGAAGCTTGAAAAAGTTTATACAAAGAGCCAGATAGAACAGTTCAGTCAGTTCTTTGGTGAAGATTAATTAGGAATCTAACAGTTCGTGTAAAAGCATTATCGTAGGAGGTTGAAAGATATGCGACAACGATTAATAACATTTAACAAATCTGAATTAGGAACATGGGATGAATTACTCAGTTGCAATTGGTTAGTAACTACAACTTCTGAAGGAGACGAACATTTACTGATAGGTGATATAGCTGTAACAGATGCTATAAAAGATATTCAATTTGAAGTTTCTTATCGAGATACACATCGTGAGCCCAAAGATCTTATTCTAGATATCCATCAAACAGATACTATCGCAAATTGGAAAAAATTTGAAAAGCATTTTGAGAATTGTCTTAAAAAAGTTCTCAAAGCCTCTGATGCAGAGAACAAACTTTTTGCTTTAAAGTCCTTTTTATGGAATAAAATGGCTAATGAGCTAATTAAAACTATCAAAGCCGAAAAGGAACCTTCATTACCGACTTCAATGGTCTGGTATCACACATTTAAAGAACCTTTTACAACTTACGATGGTGTAGTTTGGGGAAATGTAGACCTTCTAGTTGATTTTTCAGAAAGCACGCTTACTAGTGCTGCAACAAGATGGTTTACAACTCGTACAAATTACGGCCAAGCTGATAAAGATGATCTTGGAAACTATCTATTATACTACATTTACGGTACCTTAACTTACAAATACTCTATTCCAACAAATCCAGATTTAATTAATTATAAAGTTGAAGAAATGAGCACAGGCAGCTTTTTAAGTGAACTTGAAAAACATTTTAGCATACCTTCTAGAACTGAAATCAAAGCAAGTTTGAAAGCTTTTTTAATTGACAAGTTTTGGATTGCGGATTATAGATTACCTCCAACAGCAGCTAGGATTTTACAAGAGTTGGAAGCTACAAAAAAGCAGAAGGAACAGATAGCAAATGAATTTGAAATGCTGTTTAAATTGAGTTCTTTTCCAATTGATAACTACGTTGAAGAGTCAAAGCTTCAAACTGCATTAAATTCATTAAAAAGACAACTTCGTAATTTTAATGTGCGAACAATTACCGATTATTCATCTGTAGGCTTTTCTACAATTTATGAAGTTACTTGCGACTTTTTAGATTATCGTTTTACAATAACTCTTAATACGAAAAATAAATATGTCGTAGATTCTTTTGAAATTAAAGTTGAATCCGAAGGAAGAGTAATCTTCAATACTGTATTTACTTGCTGCGAAGGTAATGTTGGGGAGTTTGCAGTAATAATGTCTCAATACCTAGGAGATGTTTATTTGGCAAAAGCTTTTAAGAGACACATCGAGTATAAAATCGAAAGAAGTACTGGATGCGAAATTACTTGGAGGTCTTAATTTATTATCATAACCAAACTTCGCTCGTTTACTTGTGCTGGAAAGTGGTAATTGTTACTAGTAATTACTGCCTTCGTTTTATGATTTAAAAAATAGGATTTCTGGAAATATTAAAATAGAAAGTACCTATATTATGTATGATGAAGGAACTTATGAACAGAAACGAAATGCGAGGAGAAGTAAATCGCTTGAATTATATATTGAACGAAAAGAAAAAATCCACAGATGAAACAAATTTTGTAAAAGATTTTCTAAAATTGGAGATAAAAATAAGAGGGGCATTGGCAAGCCTAAAAATCATTCCAAGAAATGAAGCAATCAACAAAGCTTTTAACACTGAACATAAGGTTTTAACAGAACAGTCTAGAGCAACTTGGGAAAATTATCTACAAAATATTCCTGCACATGAACATCAATTGCAAAAAATACGTACAGCTGAGGATGATTTTGATGCAGATTACTTGCACAACAATCTAAACAAATTACTTACAAACGCTAGTGATATTAGGGAATTGTACGATGATACTATTAACTATGTAAAAAAGAAAGCTACAGAACCTGAGTTTAGCAATATTTACAATTTAACAAAGAATTTGGTAAATCATTTGCTAGCAACCGTAAAGGATATTGTTGAATTAGATGAAAGGTTTATGGAAACTATGAATAGAAACAATATTGACTATATGGAAAAATATAAATTGTACGATGTAGATTAAAGTATGTAAGAAAGGATAATTTCGTTTATGATTAAATATGATGCCGGAATTTTTGAAGCAATTTTAAACTTGCTTGTATCTTTACAGGCATTTACAGCAGTTAAAATTGAAAAGACTTATCAGGATGGAGAGCACGACTACTGGGACTACAAAATAGAAGCTACAAGTGTCGAAGACAACATTGTAGATTTTCCTGTTAGATTTTCAAATTCATCAAATCAAAAAGAGTACAGTATCTTTGAACTGGAAAGGATTTACAAAAAAGGTAGCCAAAACCCAGATATAGTTGATGCTGCTACAATAGTTTTAGCATCAAAGAGTTTTAAATGGCTTCCGTACAAGGATATTGATGAGCAACGTATAAAAAATGCTTGTACAGTAGAAAATTCCTACAAAAACAATGCAATGTATAAAGCTTTTGTTGATATGTACTCTTACAATTATTCTACAGATGCTCTAAAAGTTATCTACGATCGTGCTGTTGAAGAGTATGAGAGTCACGATGCTTTTGAAGTAATCAATATCGGAATAGGTGATGTGGATGATGATTGGTACGATAACGAAGGTTTAAACTTTGTTTGGGGAATGCTTGTACTGATGTTTGGTGAATATGACTCTTCTCCAAGAACTGGTTGGTTAATTGTTAGTAAAGAATTGATTGACTTTTTGGAAACTATGCTTAAAGATTTAGATTAGTTGTAGAAAAAATACGATGCTCCAGATTTAAGAAGCATCGCTTTTTTCTAAAGTGTTAATCCTCCGTAATATCGATTCCTTTAATACTTAGACCAGAATTCTTTTCAAGACCAATTCTTATGTAAATTGTTTTTACTGGAATTGGTTTTCTACCAAATGTAATTCTTCTTACAGATTCATCACTCTTTCCTGGATAGTTGCAAGCCTCAGCTTGTTGTATACTTGCTTCAAAGAATACTGGTACAGGAGCATTTCCATCTAAAAGAACTGTACTCGGTAACTCTGCAGAATTAACACAAACTTGCACCAAGACATCCTTTAATGTACCATCTTGCATTTTAATCTCAGGCTTTCTATCAACCCAGTCCAAATATAAATTAAATCCACACAAATCATAAATTTTATCAAATTCGTACTTAAATGTTACAAATCTGTAAGTGCCATTGTCGTAATCTAATCCTGACATATCTGCAGGTACAGAAATGTAGTTATCGAAAGTGTCAATCGTGTTTGTGTACTCGACCTCTTTTGGCCAACTGTAACCTTTTCCATCAAATACAATTTCAGGGAATCCGCAAACTCTGTTATACTTTTTAACTGTATAGTCAGCTCCGAATTGTGTATCTATATTTGTACCCAATGTTGGAAATAAAACGTTTCCTGCACTTTCAACAATTGTTGGAAGATTTTCAGGTTTCATTAAAAGTAAATCTTTAAGTACCAATACATTTGTCCACAACGATTCGGTGCCAAAGTTCTGTGCAAATGCTTTAACTGTTAAAGTGTCTTTCATATAACCTACGTCAGGAAGATTTAATGTAAAGCTGACAGTCAAATCATAAGTTTCTTCAAAACTATCCGACAATGTAAAGTATTGAGAAGTTATTTCGATAGCTAATGGAATATCTCCGAATGCAGCTTGTAATTCAACTTTAGCGTCAGGACTTATTGTACCATACTTTGTAAAATCTGTAATTACGAATGTTCCCGATACAGCTGTATTACCTGGAACAAAACCATAACCACCAGTTCTGTGCTCTGAGAGAAGTGTATTTAAGACTCTCAAGTTTACTGTTTCTCTATCACATTGATTAATGCTATGGTCTTTAAAATCGTAGAATTTTCTTTCTGAAATTATTGCTGATCCAGTTTCACCTTCAAGAGCTGATATAGGATCTGTAACAAAAGGAGACTTAACAAGCTCGTATTGTGTATACTTAATTTCATGATCGATTTTGTAAGCACCTTCTCCTAAAACAATATAGCCAGTAACTTCAGCAGCATCCATTGCTGTTGGTGTTCTGAAGCCCATTCTATATTTTTCATAAGGATCAAATCTTTCAACATTGCAACGATCTGTAATTTCAATACCTTTGTCCAGTACTCGAATGCTTGATGATTCACCACAATAGAATGTATGTTCAAGAGGTAAGTAGTCGTGCTTTCCTTGTTGTTTAAAGTAAACTTTACCGCCAATTGTTGCATCCCAAGCTAAAGATGGTTTCAGTTTTGTCAATTGATTCAACTGTAAACCGTTGCTTACTTCTAGATATTCTGTCTTTTTAGCTGTAGACTTCTCTTCATCTACGACTATTGAGATTTCTTGAATTGAAGCAGATCTATCTGGAGAGAGTTTAAACAACTCTTCATTGATTAATCTTACTGCTTCTGCTAAGGAAGCGTATGAAAGTCTCAATAGACCTGTACCACTATCAAGAATACTCCAAGCTGGATTTTCAGCACCTGTTTTTGTTGCAAGTCCTGGTAATCTACTGTAAACTGGGTCTTGATAAGCTCTATCTACTTTTTCCCATTTTATTTCTGATTCTACAGAATATGTACTCCACTCTATATTTCCATCAGGTGTTTTATAACTCCAAATCTCATCCCATTTATCAAGTGGTTGTTCTCTAGAGCAAACTTCATCTTCATACCAACCGCCAATCATTGTTGGTCTTAAAGCAAATTTTCCATCTATAGCATCGAAAGTTTCGTTTGACCAAGTTTTTGTAGCATCATCGGCAGCCTCAAGAATAAGTCTTCCAACTGTTCTTGTATTTCCGTTCTGATAATCTTCTTTTGTAAGGAATTGAGTTTCTAAATTAGAGTAGTCTGTATTATCTCCTCTAACTGCTGTACCTAGAACATTGAATGTGCAATCACCAATTTTAATTTGTGTAATAGTTTTATATGCATCTATTTTTGGATTTACACTAGCATAAATACCTTCAATGTATTCTACTGGATAAGATTCTACAAAATGGAAGTCTCCTTCTGATTTATACAAATCAACTTTGTCAGCAAAGAACATTAAAGAGCTTAAATTATTAAACCTTTTCGTAACATCTGCATATTGTTGACAAGAAGACCAAACTGCTGTATGTGCTTTGTGCGAATGTCCAAATCTATCATCTGTACAGTCTATTTCATTGTTTCCTGAAGAATACTGTAAAAGTGTATTTTTATCTTTACTAACAGCTTCACAGTTAAGTAATGCTCTAGCTTGTAAAGTTTCAGTTGTAAGCTCTTTCTTTTTACCAACACAAACAAACCAGTCACCAGCTGTATATACTTCACCATCGACAGCTGTTTGTGGATAACAAGGATCATCCTCTTTATGAGAAGCTTTAACAATGAAGAACCAACCTCTCTGTAATTCTGAGTAAATTTCATCACTCATTGCAGAAAAATCTACATCTTCAAAAGTTGGATATCTTCCTTCATTATCCTCAAAAGACCATACACCAACGAGACTCAAACCACCATAAGCAACTGAATCTGGTAATTGTTCAATTCTAACTTTACCGTTTTTCAAGTCTGCTTTAGACCAATATAAGTCAATCAAAGCTTCTTCTAAGTTTGTTGGTTTAGTTGTAGTTAATTTTGTATCTGCATGCTCATTGTAAATTGCTTCTAATTGAGTTTCATAAGCTTCTGGTCGAGTTAATGAAATTTCAGAGCTTGATAAGAATCTTGCTTGCAATTCACCATTGTCATTGATAAAAATTGTATGATATACAGTATCTAATTTTAGACTAATTTCATTAGTTTTTTCATCATATAAGAATGGCTCTGGTAATTTTGCATAAACTCTTTTTTCAAAACTTAGATAGAAAGGAATTGTTAATTCATTAGGATAATTTCTTCTAGCAACTCTATCTGAGTATCGAACAACTTGAGAAGAATCTATTTTAATTTCCTCAGGAATGTACTCAACAAAATCGATGTTTGTCGTATTTACAATAGATTTTGCATCAGCTGTTTCGGCATCAAATGTTTCAATTCTACTTGAGTTAATGTAAAACAAACTGTCTGTATTTTTGAAAGTCTTTACATACGATCCGTACAACTCTACTTTTGTACCAGAACTTTGCAAAGTATCTATGATCGATGAATTAAAGAAACTAGCTTCACCTGTAACATTTGCTTTCTCAAGTCTTGAATCAAAAATCTGTGCTGTACCAGAAATGTTCAAAACGTGTAAGTTACAATCCTTAATTACAGCTGCATCTGTAATATTAATTGTAGTTGTTTCATCAAAATCACAATTCTTAAATATTGTTGTTTTGTTTACTTCAATTGTACAGTTCTTGAATGAGATGTTTTCAAAGAATGTTTTCTCATTTATATTTAATGTAATACCTGAAAGAATAGTACTTTGCTTTGTTTCACCGGTGATTGTAAAAGCTTTTGTTAGCTCAATATTTTTTGAGTTTTTGTAAAGACCGTTCCTAATATAAAGGTGACTACCTTCTGAAGCATCAATTGCATCTTGTAAATAGAATCCTTCCTTGTTGTATACAATAAAATCTGCCGATCTGTTACTTACAGTTGTTTCATCTGCAGCAATAACAAAGTCTACGACTCTAGGACCATAATACTGAGGTGTAATGTGATCTGAATAAGAGTTTAGAGTCGATAGTTTTAAGTGCGGTGGAAATTTCATCAAGTCAATAAACACTGGCAACTTGATTGTAGCATTCAATGTGGCTCTTGGATAGAATAACTCATAATCCAATGTGTAATTATCTTTTACGAGTAAAACAGCTGTAATATTTTCTGAATCTGTTACTTTAATATGATATGTACCTGGTGCACCCTTTACAACAAAGAAACCATCGTCAGTATTTATTTTTGAAATACTTTCCTTTTCTCCAGGTTCAATGGTAATTTGATGAATACCATTTGCAATACCTTCACTAACAAACTTAACTTCAAGATCTGCAGATTCACCAACTTTATGAGAAAGTAAACTTACAACTTGTGCATTGCTGTTGTCGTCATAACCTTTTACAGGATCATTTGTTGATGTATCTGTAATATTTGAAAGAATGTTGTATTGTAAACCAATACCTTGAGTTGTATCCGTACCATTGAATTTGTGCTTTGCAAAGAAACCATTTTCGATAGAGTCTAAAAAGTTAGCAGCAAGATCTGTAAAATCTTTTACAGGTTCTGAAGCATCAAATACGATATTTTCAATATCAAAAAGTGTAGCGTCTACATAATGTCTTTCACCAACAGGTCCAACATATTGGTAAAAAGTTAATTTTGGAGGCTGATTTGCTGAAATACCCTCTGGTACTCCATTATTAAATGTCAATAAACTTGAGTTTGTATCAACTATCCAATCGCAACTACCCCAAGCAATCTCTTCTCCATCTTGAGTTTTTAGAACAATGTTGTAAATTCCTGTATCACTGAAATCGTAAGGAATAATGTTTTTTATCTGATTTCCATCCTCATCTAGAATGGCAAATGCATGATTACAGTTAGAAGAAATCTTAGTAAGTAGTAAATTTGTATGCTTTTTAATTAAAGGTACTTTCTTGAAAGATGACTCTTGATACTCGATAAGATCGTTTGTTGCATCTAAAGATTTAACATCCTCAAAGAACATATCCTCTGCTTTTCTAGGTATTAAATTACCATAAGTTAATACAGAGTTTGTAGAGATATTATCATAAGATCTATAAAGCTCTTCAAAAACTTCTCTCTCAGGATGAGTAGAACCCCAACCTTTAGATTTTTTCCATAATGAGTTGACTTTGTTTGTACTGGTTAACATAACTAAAATTAGTTATGTAGACAAAAAAGAAGGCCTGGAATGTTCCAGGCCTAATTAATTTTTAACCTTGTTCTATTGACAGGAATGCATCTCTAATTTTTTGACGTATCCTAATTAAACTTTCTTCGCTACGATATGTGCCACAATCGTGATTTGCCCAAGCTTCTAGATAGTCAATATAATTGAAAACTTCTTTTCCAATTTTTACTACTTTTTCGTTACCGCGAACATACCAAAATGGTTTACTACAAAAGTCAGGAGCTCTTGTTGGTAAACTATTCTGTATTAATGTTTCAGATTGTTCTGAATTTTTCGAATCAAATGGACTCAACATTACTTATAAGCCTCCACTACTTTTCTATCATTCATATCGTAAGATACGTTGCAATTTGCATTTACGATAACACCATCTGAAACGATGAATGCTCCAATTTCAGAAGCTGAATACTGTAGCACAAAGAGCTCAATTGCTGCTGAGTCAATAACTTGTGCTTTCTTTAAATCTTCAATTTTTTCTGTTCTTACATTGTAACCTGTCCAGAAGTCTTTTTCATGCGCAATTTGCTGAACAATGTACTGATAATCATCTGGTTTAACAGAACCTACAAGTCTTTTAGCTAAAGATCTCATTGTTGAAAGAACAGCTTCATAACCTTTTCTAATTGCTTCTGTTTCAAAGTTGTGTGGTTTCTCAGAAAGGTATTGAGCTGTCTTTAATAGTGCAGTACCTCCGCCAGGTAAAATACCATACTTAATTGCTCCAGCAACTGAGTTCTGCGCATCCAAAATTGCTGCACATTTTTCTTCTTTTTCTGTAGGAGTTAGAGCACCAACATAAATCGTAGCAATACCGCCGCTTAATCTAGCTAGTCTCTCTTTTAGACCTTCCATTACAGAAATCTGAAGACCGTCATCTGTATCGATTGTTTTCTTAAGTTTTTCAATGTATAGAGCATATTCTTTTGCTTTATCTTCTTCAAGCTCATCTACTTGTACAATATTTGTTTCCTCTACTGATGAAACAATGTGTTTAGCAACACCAAGATCTGAAATATCTGGAACAACATCTATTGCACTTTCAACAGAAGGTACAACCTTGGTACCTACAGTAATTGCTAAATCCATTAGTGCATCGTGAAGATCAACATGACTGAAAGATGTACCAGGTGACATTAAAAGAAGAATTTTCTTTTTAGCTGCTTGTGAAAAGAGTTTTGGTTCGAAGTAAGGTGCAACAAGTACTAAAGTCTTACCTACAAGTTTTGCAGCTTCAACATATGCTTCAAGAGGTTCAAGATTATCAACACCGGTAGCTAGAACCATAATTGCTGGATTATCAACGACTGCAGTATCGTCAATAACATTTGTGATGAACAATGAACTAGGAATACCACCTGTCCATTTAATGCCGTTTGAAACTTCTACATAAGATTTACCACTACGACTCCAAGAGTCTGCTAGAACAACTGAACCATTTTCTCCAATTGAATTATAAGCTTCAGCAATTAGATTTGAAAGCTCTTCATTTCCGTTTGTAGAAACATTTGCAACTGCTTTGTAATCCACTGTTGTATCTACCATGCTCTTTAAGTATTCAACAGCATCTGCAGTCGCCATATTTAAACCTTTACGAACTTCTCCAGCATTAACACCTAGATTAACGAGCTTTGTCAACTCTCTTAAAAGACTTGTTGCATAAATTGTTGTAGTTGTTGTACCATCGCCGGCCATTGCATCTACTTTGGCAATAATATCTTTTACAAGAAGTATTCCAGATTTTAAGAAAGGATCATCTGAGTCTACTTTGTTTGCAACTGTAGCTCCATCCTTTAAAATCAGTGGTCTTATTCCACCATCATAAATAAGAACATTGTGTCCTGCAGGTCCAAGAGTGGATGAAACAATTTTTTCCAACATTTCAGCCCCTTCAACAATCTTGTTTCGTGCCTCAGGACCATAAACTATATGTTTATTCATTCCTTAATCTCCTTTTTGTCTGTTATTTTCAATACTTTTTTCAATTCTTTAATTAAGAAGTTTTCTGGATTCTGTCTTATCTGATAAATATCCTTCTTAAAATCTACATCAGGAATAAAATCGAAATCCATATCTTCATTAATTTTCACTTTTCCAAATACAGGAATATCAATATAAATATCCGAACTTGAATTTTCATTATCTGCTTGACTATTGATTGCGGATATCAAAGATACTAGCTTCAATAGCGTAAAAGCTTTTTTCAAATCGTGTAAAGATATTCGTGTAAGGTCAGATACTTTACTTAATGTTTCTTTCACATACATCTCCAATGTAGATAGGTTTAGACCTATCTTACAATCTTATAATATAGGTAAGCTTACAACATTGAAGGATAAACTATACGAACTTAACAAAGCTAACTAATTTCTTGTATGAAGCGTTTTGACCAACAGGGAATCCTAGAAAGACAAATTAATGTATTAAAATCCAAAAACAATTGGTCCAATTTACAAGCGGACGGTGCTACGTATCAACTGTTAGAAGCTTTCGTAGAGCCTATTGCGGAAGTAGCTAGATATGGTGAATATCTTTTACAAGAGTTAAAATGGGACACATCTAGAAACTTTAGCTCTACAAAACATATGGCCAGATTGGTTGGAAAGAAACTTGAAAGAAAGCATTCAGCAACAGGTTCTATTATTGTCAGTCATTCTGATGTAGATGGAATTGCTAGATATTCTTTTCTAGGTATTGACAATTTTAATATCGATTCGGAAAGTAATTACGATAATTTAACACTAGATTCAGAGTTAACAGAAACTTGTTATACTCACTCTTTGGTGCCTTGGACAAGTACTAGTAGTTATGTAGTTAAAAAAGGCTCAACTTTTGTTACAAAAGATGGTAGAAACTTTATTTGTGCTGAAAGTAAAAGTATTCAACCTTGTACAGTTGACTGGGATACAGTTCGTAGCAGTGCTTCAAGTCTTTTAGCTTTTAAGGCTACTGATGGTTGGAACAATTACAAGTATCTTACTGTACCTGTTGTACAAGGTTTTCAGAAAAAAGTAAACTTAGGTATTTCAAATGGTAGAGCTAGTCAATCTTTTATTGTTGCTACATTGGATATTGAAGCTGCAGATAACTTGTATACAAAACAATTTTGTTATATTGAGGTAACGGATGCAGCTGGTAAAACAGAAACCTGGACAGAGATTCAACACTTACAGTTAGCAACTGCTACAGATAAAGTGTTTGAAATAGACATTTTGGACGATTTATCTGGTACAGTTGTCAAATTTGGTGACTCTTGTAGCGGTGCTATTCCACCAGAGAATTCTAAAATTGTTTTCCATTATTTGGAAACATTAGGGGCAGAAGGTAATGTTACCGATTTGTATGCTTTCCAAAACGAGATTGATGGTGTTGAAATGCCAAAAGATAGCAACTACAGAAACTTGACAGTTGGTTGTCAAAACATGTGGCCAATTATTGGCGGTAAAGATCTCGAAACATTATCAGAATATAAAGCAAATGCAGAAATTGCCTATGCTAAGAATTATGAAATTCTTCATACATATCCAGAGTTAGAAGCAGCTATTAATAGTATTTCTCCAATTCCTTTGATTAAGGTAAAAACAAGTACATTCTACGAAACTGAAACAATTAATTCGACAAAAGTTGTTTTACCGAAAATTGGACTTACAGGTTTATCTACTGGTGTTAAGCCTTTAAACTCTACTGAAGCTCTTCTTTTTGAGAGTATTCTTAACTCTAAACTAAACTCAAAAGTTTTGTCAAATAAGTTTATTCGTTACTTAGCACCAGCTATTATTGAAATAAACTCTTCAATTCAGATCGAGCCAAGTACATCAATTGCTTCTAAAGAGGAATTCAAGGAAGAAATTGAGACATACTTAAATACACACTACGGTAAAACAAATATTAATCCAATTGACTGCTATAAGCAAGCTGATTTGTTAAGAGGTGCCCTTACATGTTCAAGCAACATTGGGTCTATATTGTCCACAAGTATGCTTACAATTTCAACTTCAGATGTAGTTTACGGTATTTTCGGTAACTCAATGGAGAAGTACTTCTTATTTACATTCACATTTCCAACCTTATCTACAGATACTTCTAGTGTAGAAGGTTTCTGTGATAGATCTTTGGCAGATGGTAACGAAACACCATATGTATTTAATATTAATATAAATGGTAATTCGCATACATACGTTGTTCGAGAAACAAAGTCAGAAGAATCTGAAAAACTTCTTTTTGAACAGGATGATTATTTTTCAGACTTAAATGCAGTGTATCTTTACAAAAACCTGAATACAGAGAACTCTAGATATGTTTTGAAACACTTAAGATTACCAAAATATACATTCTCGAAAAAAGATTTACAGAGCTTCCAAAGTTTAGCTACAGATGTAAACGAACCTTTTGCAACAGCAGATGATTTCAAAGGTATCTATTTTTATGTAAAAAGATCAAAAGATTCTCCTACATTCTATTTAGCATTAAGTGCCCAGGAAGTTGCAAAATGTTTAGGATTTAAGACAGAAGTATCCGACGATAACATTTCTAGTATTTACAACAACCTTTTAGGTTCTATAGATAATGATTCCACAAAAATCACTGTTGCATTTGAACCTGCGGATAAGACAGTTGCAGGACCTTGGAATACAGTAATCTATTACGATCACATCGATGTTGACATAGAGAATACACTTAATACCTCAATTGCAAGTTCTTAATTGAAGCGATTGCACAAAAAGAAAGCTGTTGATTTTTTTTCAACAGCTTTTATTTTTTTACTTCGTTAAATCTTAACTTTGAATTCTTTTCTTTCCTTTCCTTTTAGGTCTATTACTTAAGAATGTACCCATTTCCTCATTAAACTTGTCTGCATAGCCTGAACTAAAATGATTTACACTTCTTCTCATTTTTAAAGTACCAACAGCTTCTGTTAGATAATATTTAAGATCTACTGAACGTTTTGCAACGTTATATCTTTCCTGAATCAGTGTTTTCTTTGCGCGTTTTACACTCTCTCCAAGCTCTTCTTCATCTTCTGTATCTTCACTATCTATTGGTTCACCAAAGTCTGCATCAAGTTCCTCGTCAGAAGCTTTTGAAGTTGCTTCACCTTCTTCTTCTAATGTATGCTCGTAACTTTCTAAATCTGTAACTGAGAAATCTGCATACTTTGTTAATATATCCTTTTTAACAGTTTTTGGTAAAGCTTCTTTACCATCTAAACCGAGTAATAGTGCAACTGTATCCATAATAGTGTCTGCAAGCTCAAGTTTAGAGCTTGTATCTTCTGTAGCTACAGGATTAATTACATTCATTGAAAGTGTAAAAGCTGGTGTACTTACACCTCTAATAGAATCGTGAAGCCTAATTGTATCTTCAATTTCAGCACTAATGATTCCTCTAACGTTTTCAATTAAAGTTCTAAAAGGTTTAAATAAAGTAGAAAGAGCTACACCAGACATTTGAAAACCTTCGGTAGTAGGATCGATATATGACATTGGAATACCGGTTGCTGTAGTTAATCTAGAGTTAAAGAACTTCATTTTATCCGTAGCACCAGAATCGTTTGATCTATCAGCTTGTACTGTTTCTATTGAAACCAAATCATCGGATGTCCAAATATTTGTTGCTAAACTAGGACCTTCAATACCAGCAGCTCCAGAAACCAATCCTACATTTTCATATCTTTCTTTTACTGTATTTACAATATCGAAAGCACGACCTACAGTAGCACCATTTGTTTTTACTTTGTAAAGATGCATTGGCATGCCTAAAAGCTTTTCAAGATCATCCAAACCCATAACTCTTTGTAACTGTTTATAAGCAGATAAACAAGCTATTAAAGGTGGTTGACCGTATGGCCAGAATTCTGAAACATTTGCATTAAATCTAAAATGTGAAACTTGCCAAGGAGCAACTAGCTGATCCCCATAAATTCTATAACCTAGTAGATGTGGTGTGAAATATTCTACACTAGAAACCTCGGCAATGTTTTCGATGTAGTTCTTTAGTAATTCATCTCTAGATGTATATGTTACCTGTCTATTTCCAACATTAAAATCAAGATTATTTCTTCCAAAACCTCCATTAGTTGGTGTAGCTAAGTTAACTGTAAAACCTGTACTGCCGGACTTACCGTTTCCTGCTCGCATTTGTGTACAAAATTCAGCCACTTTGGAAGGTTTAAATTCTAATCTTTCTAGAATCTCATTTACACTAACATTGTTTAATCCAACAACACCTGCAGATGTAACTTCTTTACCTAAGAATGCCTCGCCGTATAAAAAGAGATTCCAAGCAAGAGAGTAGATTCTAGATTGATCTAAATTCCAAACATCTTTGAGTAAGAAGTTTATCTCATCTTGCCAATTTTTATCTTCACTTATAACACTGAAAGCAGTATCTTCCGATAAAGATGCAACTTCAGAAGCAACAAGCGTAACAGCCGATTTAACAATACCTTCATTGTCACACATATATGTAAAGGCATTTAATCTTTCTTGTCTTTCAGTGATGTTAGCGTAAGTGTTTTGAGTGTCCTCAACCCATTCATCAAACAAATCCTGAACTGTTGCAGATAGTTTATTGTTACTAATAAGTTTTCCAATTAAATCCAACTCTTCTTTTTCATTTTTGTTTAAAAGTTGATTTGATGTAGGTTTTTGAATGATTTTGTATGTTGAGTTTTTCCTGTTTTTTCTACTCTTATCTTCAGTGGATCTAACTACTGCAAAGCCAAAACGAGCAGCCATTCTTTGAAAGAAGTTTGTTCTTGTAGCTGTTTTAATATCTTGGGCTTTTTCAGCGTTATTGTCCATATTATCTTTTAAGTCTGCCATACTTTAAGTTAGTTATTTACCTGTAAAATGCTTAGAATGCTTATCATTGATGCGATTACCTACAGTGTTATATAAAGCTTCATCCCCTAGAAATCGGGCTTCTTCACTTGTCATTACATCTGCAGTAATGTTGTCAGAACTTCTTTGCATTTCACTGTTACAGTTTTTGCACAGAACGGTTTTGGTTTGCACATTAGAAAAATAACGTTTTCCTTCACATTTTGTGCAATGATAGATAATTAACAATCTGTTGCCTCCTAGAAAATATCCTTAAACATTGAAGATCTCTTGCAATCTTTTATATACATCTCCTTTTACAGATTCTGACACTGAGTCCTTATCGGAATCTTCAGTATTGCTTTCTTCATCATCACTTTCTTCATCCGATTCTTCATCGTCGTTTTCTTCACCTGATTCTGTAGCTTCCTGATCTTCAGCATCTTTTTCTTTATCTGTTTTTTCAGCTTCTTGATCCTCAATATCTTTGTCATCTGGATCAACAGGATCGATACCAAAATCAAAATCAGTTAAAAGCTCTTTTAATGATTTTGCATCCTTACTTAAGTCTGTACCAGCCTCATTGATTAATAGTTCCATTTCGATATCCGTATATGATGCACCTTTTTTATCCTTCTTTTTAGGATCAATATCTACTACTTTACCTACAGAAGCTGCAGATTTACCGCCTGCATACTGCATACCAGTAAACATGCTTGAGCTAACTTTGTTATCACCTTTTTCAGTAGACCTATTAAGAACACTACCTACAGCATTACCAACTGCTGTAAGTTTAGCTTTTTTTGCAGCACCATAAACTTTAGCAAGATTCCTTTGTAAAGTTGTTAAATCTTTTAAAGCTTTTGTATCCACGTTACCTTTAATTACATCGAAAACAGCTTCTTCCCAAGTCTTACCGAGATCTGTAAGAGCCTCAAAATCAGATCTTGAAAAGTAATTATGGTAAAGAGCTAAAAGATTTTTTACAGCAGTTTGATTTTTAATAGTATCGTAATACTGCTCTACTCGAGGTTTAACGCTTTTATTTTTCCTATCCTTTGTAACCATCTTAATTTGATTAAGAATAATTTTTTCAATCTTTTTAGCATCTTCTAGAGTATTATCTTCAATAATATCTTTACCTAAATCGACCTCTTCTGCAGCCAAAATTTGTGGAAAGTTGTTGTCTTTGATACCTTGTTTAGCAGTGCTAGTCAAGTAGGCAACTTCAGCTAACTCAACAGAGTTAATTAACTTTGCAAAATCTGAATTACCACTAACAGCTACATATGCATACGTATCCCCATATTTTTTCTTTATTTCTTCACTAAAAACTTTAATAGAAGCCCAAGCATAGCTTGGTTGTACTTGATTATCTATGTAAGGAATAGTTACAGCCACTTTCATAGGTACTTTTTTACCGTTTTCATTTGACTGTTTGTATAGACCTCTAACATTTTCAATATTTTCTACAGCTTTTTGAAAAAGTTGAAAACCTTTAACAGAGACTGGACACGTTACACTAATAACAGCTAGATTTACCTTTGGTTTACTGTTACTTTCAGGTGCTTTTGTAGCTTGTTGAGCTTTTAAGTCTTCAGAATTCTGAGGAATCTCAGTATCAGATTCATATAAAATATATCCTGTAGTTTCCGCATAATCTTCGTTTAATCTTTTTCCAGCAAGATGCACTTCTTCTTTTTTCTGTTCTAAAGAAATCTTATCGGATTCACCATATGTATTTACTATCTTAAACTGCTGACAATCAGGTTTAACTTTTATCCAACCTTCATCTTGATTCAGTTCTAGAATTCTAAAGTCATCTTCATATTCATAAACATTTGTTGGAGTAAACATGTTCTGAATATCTTCAGAATCAATTCTGAATTTTTCAGGTACATACAACGAGTTGAAGTGAAGCTTAAAAACTACATCTCCATTGTCGTCAAAATAATATGTAATCTTTGCAGGATCTTCTAAACAACATCTGTTTTGAACCTTTCTAACAATTTTAACTAAGTCTTTCTTCTTCATACAAATAAACCTACTAATCTACAGGACTCTGTGCAGCCTCACCGAATAGATCGGATCTTTCTAAAGGAATTTGTGCTAAGGCATCGTCCATATTATAAGCTTCGTTTAATCTAGTCTGAGCTGGATGCGCAATTGCTGCAAACTCATTGTCAATATCCTCATCTAAGATATCTATAATTGGTTTTTCTGAAGCTGCTTTTGTTGCTTCTTTTCCTGATCTAAGAGCTTGTAACTCTCTATACTGAGCAGTACGTACTTCATCTACAACTTCCTCTTCTGTAGGTACCAGTTTCATAAGATTTTTCAAAAAAGTCTTTACGGTTTGTTCAGCAACTTCTGCTGCAATTTCTACAGCTTCATCATATGTTATGTATTGTTCCATTTTTTTAACCTCTACTATCTACAGAATATAGTTTAGATTTTACTTACAAGTTCTTTAAGCTCTTCATCTGGATACTGTTGCAATACCCACTTACCTATTCTTGAAGCTAAATCTTCCAAACCACCTGTTGTCTCGCTCTGAGTAACTAAGTGCTGTAAATCACTATTTTCATGATTTACATCCTCATTTTCGTTTTGATTGTTAATTAAAAGTTGTTCTGTAATCTCTGTGATTAATTCATCTCTCTTCTTTGTATCAATAGTACCAGGAGAGTTTTCTATAAAGTTGTTAACCCAATCCTTGATATGTCTATTCAAGTCTTTATTATTGAATGTATTAGGATATCTATCCTTTACACCTTTCAAAGCACTGTTTATAGCTGTACCGTTTCTGCAGGCAGAATATATAGCATCTACAATACGACTATGCAATCGAACAATTGGATTTTCATTAGTTTGTGCATCTAACATGTTGCTCACAACTTTTTTCTCTGGCTCAGTATTAATTTTATTTGCTACATTTGTAAAGTAATCCTCTACAGTCATATCCGAAGGAGATGAAAGTCCACTCATTCCTAGCAATGTTTCATGAAAATGAAATGTGTCTTCTAGAAAGTTTACTGCAAGTTCATTAGCTTCGAAAGCAGAAGCTTTACCTCCAAATAAATGTTTGAAATACTGGAAGAAATCTTTATTTGAATTCTCTCTAATGTGACCAATAAGCTCTTGAATATATCTTTTACCTTTTTCAGGTGATTTTATCACATCGTCATTAGGAAAAAAAGTTTTCTCTAAACATTTAGAATAATAAAAAAGAAATGAGGCTTGTAGTTTAGGAATAAAATTAGGACACTCTAATTGTAATCTGTATCTAAGTTTTTTCCAATTCTCATCTTGCGAATCTAACATCTGTAAAAAGGAATATATAGAACTTGTTACTTCTTGTAATTCAGGAACTGTAGCTGCATTAACATTGTTAAGAGCTGCATGAAGTTTTCCCAAATCCTGAATATATGTAAAATTTAACCTACTGCTCACTTATTACTCCTTTTCAGATTTTGTTGCAACCAATGCTTCTAGAGAAGCTGCTCTCAACTTTCCTAAAAAGTCTTTTAAGCACAATCCAACATCTGCAGGTGACTGAGCTTTTTTCATTCTTGAAAAGATTTCAGGTAAACCTTTTACTTCTACGAAAGGATTGGCCTTACTTACAGTTTTAGATGTAGTTTTAGTTTCAGTAGATATCTCATCACTTTTTTCAACGGAATCGTCTTCAGTTGAATCTTCATCCTCAGCTACATCATCTTCTTCATCTACCTCTTCGTCAGATGCTTCAGTATCCTCTTCATCATCCTTTTCATCATCCGGTTCAGCACCAGCCTCTTTCAAATTAAGATTATCTGAATCTTTATAATCATCAAGATTCAACATATAATCTTCTTTAAGATTTAAAAGATTTTTTATAGCAGTGTCTTTTGATTTTTTCATATTGTTTTCCTCGCTTTAATTAGTTTTTTGTTAAAAAAGTTTCAATTCTGCGGATTCTTTCAGACTGAGAACTTAAGTTTTTTTGAAATCTTTCTATAGATTCTCGAGTTAATTTCTTTGAAGTACGTTTCATGTTTTTCATTTCAAGAAGAGGATTTTTTACTTCATATTGATCTTCAACATCCTCATTTAATTTTTTCTGTCTTTTATTAAAATACTTGTTAAAATCTGCATCGAAGTTTTCTTGGAGATCTTGAAGCTCAAGCTCGTAATCTCTAGCTTGCATGTAATCAAAATCATCAAAATTAACAGTATCATTGTATGACATATCTAATAAATTATTCATATATATATGATTTAGTTCTTACAAACAGAAAAAAGAACTTTTTTGAAATATTTATATAGTTATAAACTATAATATTACTGAAGCAAATATTAAATTAAAGTTTCTTTAACAACGCATCTATAGCTTAATGGATAAAGCTTCTACCTCCTAAGTAGAGGATGCAGGTTCGATTCCTACTAGGTGCTAAAGGTTGGCAGTCAAACCTTTAAGACTCCATTTTTTCTTCTGGAAATATTTTGATTTATTTTCAGAAGAAAATTAAACTTATAACAAGTGAGGTACAGAATTGGAAAGATTGGAAAGAATTGTAGATTGGCTTTTCGATACACATGATAAGGTTTTGTTTGTTGAAGATATTAGTGGTTTTGGAGCTCTATTTCTTTTTGGAACTATGATTTTTGTTGCTGTGTTGTGTTGCAGCAAAAAGCTCAGAAGCAAGTTCTTTTAGGTGAATTTTTCAGATTGCACTAACTATATTACAAGCATAAATTGAAGGAGTAGATATCATGACAAAGACATTTGTAACATCTAATAACATGACAAGTTCTTATCAATGCTGTGATACTATCCAATATTCATATTGTTCGTCAATCTATTTTAGAGGTGACAACAGTTGACCTTGTGCAAATAAAAAATGTTTGAAGAGTTGCACAGGGTTCCTAGAAATAGGAACTTTTTTATTCTTCAAACAAGTTTGGGTCAGTCGAGCAATTGGTTGCTCAGCGGACTGTAAATCCGTGGCCTATGGCATTGGGGGTTCGAATCCCTCCTGGCCCAATATCACATTAAATCAACCAGTTTGTGAAAAGAGTTAATTTTTTTAACTATAATTAAATTATTAGCACTAATTAATTAAAGAAGGAGAAAAGATTATGAAAAATTTTGTAACAAAACATTCGAACATAATTACAAAACAGATGTGTCAATCTGCTCTCCATACACTTTGCAATATTTTTGCTGACTCTGATTTTCAAACTAATGGGAAAGTGAAATGCGAAGGAGACTTCAAGTCTTGAGATAATTAATAATTTAGTTATTTACAAGGCTTGAATCGAAAAGGTTCAAGCCTTTTATTTTGCTTAGGATGTTAGTACACCGGTTTAGTATTTTAGTCTGATAAACTAAAGAAAGAAGTTCAACTCTTCTACATCCTATATAGTTAAACAAAAGCGTCGATTAAAACTGGTTCGAGTAATTGAGGTAACGTTCAGTAAATGAAAGAACAAAGATAATAACGGACTGAGGTAGAAACATTGTCAATCTTGGGTGTCCTGCCCGTCAGAAGAGTAATACTCTTCTTCAAGAATAAGGTGACGGATTGATGGTGTTGAAGGTTGGCTGGAGACGGCAGCGATAAATCCAGTTGAGTTTGACTTATTTTTAACATTTTTTATGAAACAGCAATTAGCTTTTCAACTATAATATATATGTTAAAAATATTAAATTATTTATAGTTCCATAGAACAACAGGTCCAGTTCACGGCCCTTTCAAGGCTGAGATCCGAGTTCAAGTCTCGGTGGAACTAAAGCTTATGTTCCTAACGGTTCGACTCCGTATGAAAATCTTGAACTGTATAAGTGCGGTATAAGCCCGATGAGATGTCAAGATATAAACGGCATAGGAAAGGAAGCATCTGACTTAAGGTTTCAGGATACAGTAGTAAACCTAGCGAAGTAGCGAAGGCCAAGTGAAAAGCGAACTCTTGCAAGAATCCCTTATAATGGGTGAAAGTTATAGTATAATGGAAATACAACAGCCGAGGTTATCTGGGCTGGAGATTGAAGGTTCGAGTCCTTCTGACTTTCATATTTGCATCAGTAGCTCAGTTGGTTAGAGCGCCTGCCTTCCAAGCAGGATGTCGAGGGTTCGAGCCCCTTCTGGTGCTCTAGGTGCAGCAATGCCGTGGATAGCACGTTACTAGGACTAATCTAATTGTACAAAGGAATTAGCCAGAGGATATGGTAACATACCTCGTTCTACGACTAGGTTGTTAAGGATGTTATACCTGACGTGAGACAGCCATAAAGGTTTCGTTTAGAAGATTGCTGCACCTTTAAGCAGGTTGAAACGAATAGAAACTGAATCGAAAGATTCTAATGTAGGAGTAAGCACAAGAAGCTTATTGCATGGGATATTGGTAAAATGGTGCATACGCCTGACTGTCACTCAGGAGAGCGCGAGTTCAATTCTCGCATATCCCGTTTTTTCTTGGACTGGTCGTATAGAGGTCAATTACAGGAGGAATGCGGTCCATTGGACCAAAGCCTCCTGCCATAGCTACGTAGGTTCGAATCCTACCCAGTCCGTAATGCATTGGAGTGTTAGCTCAGTTGGTAGTAGCAAGCGGCTGTTAACCGCTAGGTCGCAGGTTCGAGTCCTGCACACTCCGAAAACCTTAACATCTTACCTTTATGGTCCTAGGGCTGTAATGTTAGGTGGGGACCACCGGAGATGTTCCTAACATTGTTTTATGCTACCTTAGCAAAATGGCTAATGCGCGTGATTTGTAATCTCGAGATTGTGGGTTCGAGTCCTACAGGTAGCTTTCGCGGATGGGTGAAACGGAATTCATGCCAGCCTCATAAGCTGAAGATAGCAGGTTCGACTCCTGTATCCGCAATAAAAACATTTAGCGGTTTGTGAAAGTGGAAGGCATTCCTTTGGACGACATGAAAGTCATAGCAAATCATAATCGAAACTGGTAAGCCTTAGCGCTGAGTACACTTACCGTTGAGTAGGCTAAATGTTTTACATCGCCTGTTACCCAAGCAGTAAGGGAGCGGTCTGCAAAACCGTAATTCATAGGTGCAAATCCTATACAGGTGTCTAAGGAATGGTAGCTTAGTCAAAAATAGTTTAGAAACTGCGCTGGCCGGTCGGCGGTTATAAATACTGAATTATTCAGTGTTAGGAAGCCTAAATGAAATATGCAGGAAAAGCGCTAACGAAACGTTAGAGAGTGTAAGTTCGAATCTTACCTATTCCTTGAGGTAGATATAGGTGTTCGGTGCAAGTCCGGATTTAAGATAGTCAAGCCTTAAGCTACCATAAAAGTGGAGACTTCTGTGACTATACAGAAAACTATAGCAACATCTCAGCCAAGTGTTAATAATTGCTCTTTAGATAGTAAAATCGAAAGAGCTTATATGAAAGGCGCGCTTGCAATGTATGAGTTTTTGCAAGAAGAAAAATTAGTGCCTATTATAACAACTGGGTGTCAAGAAATGTTATGGAAAAAGTTTAAGGAAAAGAATAGCTAATTCGCATGCTTTCTTGATATATTGGATTACAGGTCTATGAAAATGACTTGTTTTTTTACATTCCTCCATAGTGTAGTTGGTAGCACTTGAGAATTTGGGTCTCACAGGCTGGGTTCGAGTCCTAGCGGAGGAAATAAAGCAAAGGTTGTTCCTATTAAAAGTTATTTTATTGGAAAAATTGTGTACAACCCGCTTTAATTTTGGGCTGTTCGTATATCGGCTTATTACACGGGCTTTGCAAGCCTGATAGAGGGGTTCAACTCCCCTACGGTCCACTAAAAAAGTCTTCTGTTAGAAGATTTTATGGGTTTGTGTTGGAATTGGTATACATCGGGGTCTTAGAAGCCTCGGCCGAAAGGATTGAGAGTTCGAGTCTCTCCAAGCCCATCATCCAAACTTGGTGTCAGCGGTAGCACAGCGGACTGAAGATCCGTTAGCTGGGGTTCAAATCCCTGAGTTTGGACTAATATGTTGAAGAAGTTCATACGGTTGAACGCTGCCCTCATAAGGCAGATGTAGTAGGTCCGAATCCTGCCTTCAGCAATGTACCCATAGTGTTAGTGGTTAGCACGGAAGATTGTGGATCTTCAAGGTCGGGTTCAAATCCCGATGGGCACCTTTATTTGGAAAGTTGGCACAGCGGCGACTGCAACGGTCTTGATTCTTTTTTACCAATTAATGTATGGGAAGAATTAAAGATACAGAAAAGATTTTACAAAATGCTAAAGAAGGTAATTGTATTTTCTGCAGCAAAGTTTGCAAAAATCAAAATAGCTTTAGGCAGCATCAAGTACGTTGTAAGTACAATCCAAATAGAAGAGCTATATGGTTGCACAACGATGTTTGGAGAGCTTCTGTTAAGAATAGAAAAGTAGCTGTACAGGTAAAAGATCAGTTTATTTGTAAATTTTGTAAAAAATGTTGGCTTACTACTGTAAGCGGTTATAAAAATCATGAACTGCATTGCAGAGAGAATCCTTGCAGAAAAGCAGGATCCTTTACAGGCAGAACTGTTTCGGAAGAAACTAAAAAGAAAATCTCTGCGACAGGTAAGAGTCGAAAATCCTTAGGAGGATATCGATTTGGAAGTGGTAGAGGTAAAAAAGGAACATATAAGGGTTATTATTGTGATTCATCTTGGGAACTCGCTTATGTGATTTTCAATCTTGAACATAATATAAAGTTTGAAAGAAACGAAGAACTTTTTCCTTATGAGTTTAATGATGAACAGCATAAATATAAGCCTGATTTTATTGAAGGCGACATTTATGTTGAAGTAAAAGGGTATTATACTGAACAAGTCAATGCAAAGACAAAAGCCTTTCCTTATAAACTTAAGTTCCTTGATAAAGAGACAATTAAGCCGTATATTGACTATGTTGTATCAAAATATGGTCAAGATTATATACGACTTTATGAATAAGGAAGTGTTGAGCAGTTGGTAGCTCTCCTGACTTGAAATCAGGCGATTGCCTTGGAAAGGCGTCATGCAGGTTCGAATCCTGTCGCTTCCGTAAATCTTTGTTGTAATTAAATATAAAGATTTTAATAGAACTTGCAACACTTAGAGGCATTAAAGTTTTGAACTCGTCACTCAAGACTGCTGCTCAAAGAGATGATGAAGCTCGTGTCCCACGGCAAGTCTATAATGGTGATTCACAGTAGCCACTCAACTTCATCAGAGAAAAGAATCCCGCCGAGTAGGACGTTCGATACAGATTCTGAGTACTGTGAAACAATGGACTCGTGCTCGATGGTTTTGAGCAACGGTCTTATAAGCCGTCACACAGAGTTCAATTCTCTGGGGTCCTAAAAAACGAGTTAAGGAATATAATATGAAGAAGAAACAGAGGCCTTAACTTTCTGTTCAAGTCCATTGGAATAGAAAGTGGCCAGATTAAATGGAAACACAATTTATTTTAATGGACCGTTAGCTCAGTCTGGGTTAAGAGCAATGCCCTTTTAAGGCGTGGGTCGTGAGTTCGAATCTCACACGGTTCAACCTTCTACCCGTGACGCAGTCTGGTTAGCGTACAAAACTTTTAATTTTGGGGTCGTGAGTTCGAATCTCACCGGGTAGACTACCCGCTTATAACTCAACGGTAGAGTGGCGAACTCTTAATTCGCAGGTTCTCAGTTCAAATCTGAGTAGGCGGACTTTTATAAAAAATATGAGTATGGTATAATGGATAGTGCCTTTGGCTACGAACCAAATGAATGGGAGTTCGATTCTCTCTACTCACACAATTTCGTTCTCTAACTCAATGGTGGAGTGCCGCTTTTACACAGCGGAGGTTGTAGGTTCAAGTCCTACGGGAACGACTTTAGGTGTCAAAGTAACTTAAAAGGGTTTGACAAAATCGATACGACCAGAGCACTGCTGCAGCGTCCCTCCTGGTTTTGTGTAGGCCTAAAACTATATTTTTGATATAAAGGTGTGCTCTGACCTAGCTTAGATTAGGTGTGAAGGGATAATCTAGCGACAACAAAATGTTGTAAGAACTAAAGAGAATTTATGCAGTAGTTACTAAAAGTATGACGGTTAAGTGGATGTTCCGCTTCCGTAGAACTGCCAAGGCACGAATCTACAACTCAAGTAGTTGTATTTATCAGTAAAGGTGATTAAAAGAAAAGCATAATTTTAATCTGATTTTAATATCAAACCAAGACCTTGCAGGCGGGTGTGTGCATTACGAGCACCCTAAGCGGCTTCACCGCATCGGGCATTTTTTTTGAAAACTATAATGAAATAAAAACCTGTAAGGTAATAGATGTGACAGTCTAGGAAGTAATCAGGTGTTTTCTAGCTTTCGTAAACTAGATATTGGAGTGCTACGTAAGTTATAGATATGAATTTATGTATGTGGAAGCTTCCTAAATTCTTTATTTATAACATGCCAAGAAGTCGAAACAGTAGCAATTTTGGTCTATTGGAGAAGTTGGAGTACTCGCCTGACTGTCACTCAGGAAATCACAGGTTCAAGTCCCGTATAGACCGTAATCAAAAGCTTGTACGAGGTATAAAAATGAAAGTTTTGAAAAAAATATTTCTTTTCATTAAAAAAGCTTTTTTAATTTTAACCGAAGAAAACCCAAAAGACAAGAATTGTTTAAATTGTGGTTGGAGAAATTCTAAAGATAGATATGCTTGCAAATTGTGTAGTCCAACAGATTTATCTGAATGGATTCCGTAAGCGAAAACTATATTAATACCAATAATATAAATGACTGTGTAGCTCAACTGGATGAGCACAAACCTTCTAAGTTTGCGGATGCAGGTTCGAATCCTGTCACAGTTAAATAAAGAATGTATACCTCTATTGCTACGAGTCTATGGAATTCCTCGTTGAAATAAAAAGGTAGTACTTGGGGGAACATTGAGAGTTCGATGATGGTATAATTCTCTCTGAACTGATGAGGAAGGATTCAGTTGAGTTGACTAGCAGATAGCAATCTAGTCTCAATTCCTTTTACAAGAGTGAAGTGCATAGGTTGTTCCTATTTAAAAGCTACTTAGGGCTCGTAAGGGCTCTGCCATTTTTATACAACTCGCACTTTTTATTTTACTCCTCCGTAGTGTAATGGTAGCACGCGAGATTCTGGTTCTTAAAGTGAGGGTTCGAATCCTTCCGGAGGAAAGCACATTTGCAGAGGCCTACTAGCAAAATTGAGGAACGGCAATTCCAATAGATTAGCGAAAAATGGTTGTAGGGACAAGCTCATACCGTTGCCGCGAATGAGTGAGAGTGAGTTCAACTCCCGCTAGGTGCTCTTTTTATATCGGTCTGTGGTGTAATTGGCAGCCACGCATGACTTAGGATCATGTGTCTTTGACGTGAGAGTTCGAGTCTCTCCAGGCCGACTACTTAAAACATTGAAAAAGATCTAGCATAAGTTGTTCCTATTTTATGAGTGAACTGGATCTTCACGGCTACCACCGTGAATGTATAGAGTATACAACTCGCAGCCTTTTGTACCTTTTTCAATGTTAAAAGGCGACTAATTGATGTGGTTTAAAAACCTATTTAGGTGGTCTTAATGAAGCTTAAGTGTACTCCAGCCTTTATAAAATCTGTTGCAAGAAAACCTATTGATCTTTAGTCAATAGGATGAATTGCAACTCTATATTTAAAGATGATTGAAATCCAAGTTAGACACAGGGATCGATAAATTCGGTGCAAATCATAAAACTTAGCTAGACATAGCTCTAGCATAGTACCCAGGGGACCTGGGGAAATTATAAATGCCTGTGGAGAACCACGAAGTTCTATGAAGCAGGAAATTTCCGTAGCATCGCTGAAAACAGTGTAAATACGGAAGCTGATGGATCTTCAGTCCATCGGTGGTTCACCTTTAACAAAATGGCCAGGGAGCCCTAACGGATGCTGGGCGGCTTAATGATGTTACTGAATGGTGGTAACCCATTTTGTTTATAAAGAATGTATACCTCTATTGCTACGAGTCTATGGAATTCCTCGTTGAAATAAAAAAGCAATACTTGGGGGAGCGTTGTGAGTTCGATGAAGGTTAACTCTCTCTGAACCGATGAAGGAAGGATTCGGGAGATTTGACTAGCAGATAGCAATCTAGTCTTAATTCCTTTACATGAACAGTATAAGTTCTAAAAACCGTTGGATAGTTTAGGTAGCGTGAGTACCTAAGAGTACTTGGGGAAAAGAAGTATGAGCTCAAGGATTGGCTGGTATGAAAAATTACCGAGACATCAGATAACTATGGAGCTTGCAGGCCATAGTTACCATAAAGGCCAAAATAAAGGTTATCCTGTGATGAATAGGAGTAGAAAGTTTTACCAAATGCAAGCTTGTTGAATTGACAACCAATAGACTTATCTTGACTGAAGCATAGCTTGAAAAAGTTGACTTTGGATAAGTACAAGAAAAACTTCGGAATTTTTTTTGTGGAGGAAAAAAAATTATCCTCCCAGAGCTATTCTAACCTTAAATAGCTCTCGTCTTTTATCATTTGACCCTCTATAACGAGTAATGTCGGTAGAGGGTATTTTTTTGGAAAAAGTACCACTTGAAAAACTCTACTATATTGAACTTTGTTAAGGAGATTAGTAAATGTTTAATTTATTATTAACTGCAGCAGTATCTACTTTCCTAGCTGTAGGATTAGTAGATGTGATCAAAGTGTTTCTTCCAGAAACTACAAAAGCACAAGTAAAAGCAATTGTAGCAATTCTTGTAGAATTAGCAATCTCAATCTTTACCGGATTGATAGGTGGTTTGACAGTTGTTCAATTAATTTTTGTAGTAATTGCAACTGTTGCGGCTTCGCAGATTTTCTACAACGATATTCTTAAATTGTTTACAAGTTTGATCTCATTCATCAAATCGAAAATTTCTAAAAAATAGGGATTGAAAGCTTTAAAGGTACCTATTAGGTACCTTTTTCTATGTGCGGAAACACTTCAAAAGAAAAAGATATATTCAAAAAGTTTTCCTTACTATAATACTGTTATGTTTTTTAAGAAGAAAAAGAAAATTGAAACAAGATCCTTTTTAAAGGATTTAGAAAAGAAGTTGACAGAGATGCTGCATTGTACCGGTTGTGTACCATATTTTATGGAAACTGGAGGTACAGCCAGAAAAAGCATTTTTAAGTTTGAAGTCGATGAATATCTAATAGAGTTGGAAGGACAGCAATCTAGTCTTTTCTCTGAAGGTTACTTTAGCTTAGGTGTTTGGTTTTCGAATGGAGAACGCTACTCTATTAGAACTCATAGTTTAAGTAAAGATCATTGTAGTACTGTTTTCTGGGGTTGGGATGAAAAAGGTATAGCTCGCTTTAGAGAGACAGATATTTCCGGATGCGAGCTATATGAAGATTCTGCTAAAGCAGCTGCTGAAAATGTTATTAAGTCTCATATGAACGATATGATAACAGCTGTTGAAGATGTCATCAAAAATTACAAAGAGTATCAATCTAATAAAGAAGCTACGTTTAAGAAACAATTAAATACTATTGGCATCGACTGTGAAGCACTGGTTGAGGAGGAAGAAGATTGAAGACTTTGATTTGTGGACCAATGTATTCTGGAAAATCGACAGCTCTTTTTCAAAGGTTAGAAAGATGTTTATTTGCCAAAAAGAAAGTATTGTTGATAAGACCTAAAAAGGATGATAGAGGTTACTTTACTCATTCAGGAGGAGTTGACCTTAAAAAGCTTGAGGAGAATTTTAAAGAGCTCTTTTACATAGAAGAAGTAGAAGATATCAAAACAGGTTTTCTAAATTGGATTCTACATGAAAAGTTTGAAGCAGTTTTTGTAGATGAATATTTTATGATTCCAGATTCACATAGGCTTTGTTATCAAAATGAATACGATGTTTATTTTGGAGGACTTCTTGCAACTTCTGAATGTGAACTGTTCGCAGAAACTATTAAAATCCTTCCTTACTGTGATAAAATCAAAAAATTAAATGCTGTATGTATGTATTGTGGTTCTGAATTAGGTTCTTATTCTTTTGCTGATTTTGAAAAGACTACTGAAGTAGTTGTAGGAGATACAAAGTATCGATGTTTGTGTCAAAAGTGTTATGAAAAAGCTTTAAAAAGTAGATCAACTAAACAATAATCTGTAATTGTTAAAAATAAAAAAAGGGACTTTAAAGTCCCTTTTTTAATCCTTATTTTGAAAAACGTCTTCTAAAGTATCTCAAAATGATTTTTTCTTGATTAGTTCGAAGCCAGGCTATCAACTCTTCTGGTCTTTGGAAAGTGTTTGGCGCTTCTAAGACAATATAATCCGATATGCAGTATTGTTTACCACTTAAAGGACTTTCTCCTCTTACTTTGTAAACATAAACATCTGTGATTCTTCCATCTACTTCATAAGCGTATGAAGGAATCTTATGTGCTTTGTTATAAGGAACTAAAGTCTTTTTAACTTTCTCTACAAAGAGAGGCTCACCAAGAACTCTCTTACGAAGTCTTGAGAATGGGTCAGGATCCTCTACAACATAGTGAACATTAACTCTTAACTTAGGATGCTCTTTATTATATTTAGCATCTCTGTTATTAACATAGTTATCCCATATAGTTGATATAGTTCTTTTTCTCCAAGATCCTAATAAAGAAACTGGGGGTATGCCAAACAAGACTTTATCAAAGTCTTTGCGGATTGAAGATAAGTCTTCTCTCCAATAAGCACCGCCATCAGATGACCAACACCATTTGTCTGCAAATTGTAAAGATCTATCAACTTTGTTCATTACAATTTTTTCACAAGGCTCTTCATAAGGAAAATCCTCTAAATCTGTACCAAGTTTTTCCTGAGCTTTTAATAAAGCTCTAACTTTAGCTCTTTCTTCTCTGTGGTACAAAGTTCTGTCTTTCTTATCAGTACCGCTGCAATAAGCGTATGCACCAACTTTTCTGTAACTTCTACTCATTCGTTTCTCCTAAGTTTTTAATAAACTTAGAAAACTGCAAACTTCATCTCAAGCCCTCCTACAAGAACGAAAACAAAAACGATATAGCAGCAAAAGCAATTGTAATAAAAGCTACTGCTGTTGTAGTCTTTGCTATATAGTAGCGAAGATTAATTAACTTCATCTCCTCTTCAAACTGCTTCTTTAAATCATCCATTTTACTCAATTTATGCCAACTCCCTTATCTATAGTTAGTCATTTATTAGCAAATGAAATTACAAAAGTTCCTTTTCTATCCTCAAAGCCTAGTTTCTTATAGAATCCTATAGACTTTTCAACTGGCGATAAAGCTAAATACTTTTTATTAGAGACTGCTTCTCGCATAAATAAGTTTAAAGCAGCTTCTCCAAAACCAAGACCTTTCAAATGTTTTCCAACTTCAAAAGAATCTAACCAAACAGACTTCGTTTCAACTGTATCACCTATTTGGGTAAACTTATTAGCCGAATACGCTAACAGTGCAACAGTTGTTTCTTCTTCTCTAAACTTACGAACAACTGCACACCAATTAACTTTTTTCTGATGCAGCTGTAACAGTCTTGATCTTGTAAAATCAAATGTTTTCTGAAGATCGTTTCTCAAAAAGAAATCCAAAAATTCAGAATAATCTCTAAAGTTGATTAAACTAAGGTCACCTTTCATCTCTCAACTCCTTTACTGTAGAATGTATCAACTCACTATAAGCAATCTCGGGTTCAGGATTCTTTGAAGAATATACTTTCAAAACTTCTCTATCCGGTAACAGATTATCCGGTACAGATACTAAATTATATGCTGCCAATGCTTCATCAGAAACAACGGCCTTTAATTTATCAAAAGTTGTTTGATTCATAACATATTTAATATTGTATTCAGATTCATCAAGCTTGTTAAGCCAAGTGATTACAGGTAACTCTGGAAACAGTTTTTTAAGCCTTCGATTGAGTCTAATTTCCCGAATTTTCTGAATTTTATCTTTTATCTTTTTAAATATCTTTATCACTTTGATCCTCAACCTTTTTCCTGTTTTGTAAAAGTTTTATAATCTCAACTTTCTGCTTCAAAATTTTTATTTGAACAGGAAACGAACATCATTAAAATCGTTAATATAAAAACAATCTTTTTCATTGCTATCCTCACTCAATCTTGTCTATACCTGGGATAGAAAATATATCATCACTTTCAACTGCATAACTAACGCTATCAGGATATCTGCAATTGGGATATCTATAAATTGAAAAATCCATTTTCCAACCAAACTTTGCTTTCATGAACTCGTAAGCAGCTTTTAACTCTCGAGCCTCTTCAAGATTATCAAGCATGCCACCTAAACGAGACTCTTTGTATGCTTCATCAAAATTCGAAATGTCAAAACCAAACATAACTTTGAAAGCTTCATTAAAATCCATAACTATCCTCCTATGCTAACATCCTAAGTATAGTTTTTAAATTCCATAATAAATAAAATCTTCATCTATATAACCTTTCACAACCGGGTTAACACTTTCAAATCTAGAACTATTAAGTGCTGTTTTTCTAGCCTTCATTGCTTCTTCAAGAGACTCGTAACATGTTGATTGTTCAACTTCACCATTAATCAATTTTTGTAGAAAGAAATATACTTCCTTCATGAGCATCTCCTTTCATGTATGTTTTTACAATAATCGTACTGTCGTTCTGATCATATTCTCTCAAAACTTCATACCCTCTTGAATCTTTGCAATGAGTTAATCTACTATTTACATCGTACTCTTTCCAAAAGTTATATCCTTTTGAATCCTTATGATGAATTAATCTATCTTTCGAGTCATACTCTTTCCAAAACTCATAGCCATTTGAGTCCTTGTGGTGAACCATATTACCTCTTTCGTCATATTCATACCACCACTCATCTCCACTAGAATTTTTGTAGTGTAGTAATCTATTGTTAGAGTCATACCAATATTCAAATCCGCTTGAATCTCTACGGTAAACTAAATTACTATTCTCATCATATTTTTTAATTTCTTCCATGTTAGTACCACTCCTCGTTTCCGTTTGAATCTTTATAATGTACTACTTTACCTTCGGAATCATAATCTTGCCACAACTCGTACTTATCCGAGTTTCTATAATGAATTTCATTTCCATTTTCATCATACTCTCTCCAAGATTCAAAACCTTTGGCATCTTTGAAGTAAATTTCATTACCCTGTTCATCATATTCTCGCCAACAACTACATCCATCTGAATCTTTGTAATAAATTTCGTTGTGTTTTAAATCAAAGTATCTCCAAATCTCAAAACCATCTGGATTTCTGTAATGCATGCAACTAATACAGTTACTGTTAGGATAGTATTCTCTCCAAATTTCAAGTCCGTTGGAATTCTTGAAATAAATTTCTCTACTATTTGCATCATATTCATACCAATACTCCCAGCCCTCTGAATCTTTATAGTAAGTTAAATTACCAAGTTTATCGTACTTATCATAGTTGTCCATACACACATCTCAGTTAAATTATAGCTAAAGGATTAATGCTTAAAATATCCTTTTATCAAACTTCTTCTTCATCTAAGCGCTTATTAACATTTTTAAATATTTCTTCATATAGCTTATAGACTTCTCCAGCACCGAAAAACACTATGAAGAATGGTGCTGTTATCAACAATAAAATAATCAAACACACATTAGCTAGCATCCTCATCGTCGACCTCCTGATTAGCTGCATCTTTTAAAGCCTGAAGATTCTTAATACGGTCTGCAGTGCTTGCAATTTTAGTATCGACTGATGCTGATAAAGTCTCTAAAACTCCGCAAGGCGAACCATCAATAAAAGTGTATTCATTTAAAAGATCTTGCATTGTAAAATTTGCTCTAGGTAAAAGTACTATATTTTCTCCATAACCTATTATCATTTCTCTAATACCAGAATCTTTATTTATAACCCAAATTGATGGCATCTCTATTGAAAGATTAAAATCATACTCTTCGTAAAATCTGCGAGCTTTTCTCCATATTCTTCTAAAATGTTTGATAAATTCGTTACAATTTTTAAAAGGTCTGTATTCCATCTATGCACCTCTAAATAAATTCTGTAGGATTCTCAAGCAATTCTTTTATAGTTTGCCAATCAATATATTCTACGTTTTCCTTCTGGGCATAGTTCCAAATGTTTGAAATAGATGTTTCCCAATCTTCTATTTTAGAAAGCTCAGGATCATTAGCAACTTTAAAATAGATATCATCAAAAGTATATAAGATTGTATCTTGTTCAGATTCAACTTGTTCTGCGTCTTTGCAATTTGGTGTTAGTCCAAAAGCAAAACCTGTAATTAATGTGATTAAGATTGCTGTTATAAGCTTTTTCATTTTTGTTTTCTCCTTTTCTAGAAAACGTCCTTGTTATAAATTTTTCAATTCCTATTATCCAATAATATAGGTGTAAACTAGACTCTATATTCTAAAAAAGTCATACTAATTTTAATTATTAGGAGACCTAAAGAATGAGAATGAAACTAAGAGAAGGAGAATTATCAATATCTAAAGCTCGCCAGATGACAGCACAAAACGGTTTTGCATTTGAAGCAAATTCTCCAGCTGAATTGAAACAATGTCTTGAGTTAATGAAAAGACAATTACGGGATATGGAAACTCACAGAGAGCAATATGAAGTAGCATTAAGAGATGGTTTCGTTATTGCTGGCTTTGGTGGCAACTTACAAGGTATCGATGTACCAGAAACATTAATGACTGGAAAAGTACCTGCAAATATGACTCCCGAACAAGCATTTGATGAAGTTATAGATTTCATGAGAAAAACTATAAAAGAAGCTTCAAAAGCTTTGTTAAACAATCCTACTAAATCAGCATCAACATTACCAAAAAGACCAACAAGGTATCTTGAAACAAAAAAGAAGTACGGTACAGTAAAAGAGCTTTTCGAAACAGAAACAGGTATTGAACTTTATCCAAAAGATGGAACCTTAAAAGCAACAGCTATTACAGATAAGGTTGTATCAAACAAAACAAAAAACAAATTAAGTGATTTGAAAACAGTAACATCTACAGAGAACTTAAAACCTGTTCAGTTGAAGCAAACAAAACAAGTTGTAAAGGCTTTAAAAGCAAAAGGAAAATTAACAGATATCTCGAAAGATTATGATATTGAGCCTCGACCAGATATTCAGTTTAAAGCTGATGGTAGTGCTTTAATTACACCTGACAATGGTAAAGCATCATTCATTATAACTGATAGCGAACTTGAAAAGTTTCAAGAATCAGAAGCATTTGTAGATCCAACAACAGCAAAAATTCTTCGAAAAGCTATTCGTATGACAAAAGGTAGATCTTCAGGAGAATTGTCAATTGGTGACGAGTTGCAAATAACTTTAAGTCGACTTAGAGCTAGTGCAGTCGATCCTATAGAGGATTCTACTTACGAAAACTTGTGCTTGAATTTAGAACCTAGTGAAGTTGAAGCACTTGCTAGATCTGTAGATCCAAAAGGTGTTCAAGAACTTGTTGCTGAAATTTCAGGACCAGAGCAAAAGTTTGAAACATTCCTTATTAACATTGGATGTACTTTCTCGAAAAGCGATAGAGGTTATGTTATTCAATCTAACGATATTGAAAGTGCTTGGGATCAGGTAAATACATATATTATGAAAAACGACCTTTATATGGATACTTGTGAGTACGAACCTGTTGAAGGTAGATTCTTTGTAATAGTTTAGGAGATTATAGAATGAAAAATACATATTGGGAAGAAGAATTAGACGATTACATCAAAAAGAATCTAACTGTAGAAGAAGCAGTAAGTCTATCAACTTTAGATTATAAGCTCCACGAAGAAGATTATCTTAGCTTTCTTGACGATGTTCACAATGTTCTAAAAATGACTTGTGACAATGTAACAAGTGTTGCATATTTTGAAGATACAGAAGCTTTAGAAATGATTAGTAAACTTTCTGGACTTTATTTCGACGGTGCAACTATTTACAGACTAAAAGATGGTTCGACAAAAGTTCTTGGTTGGAAGTGCGGAGAAGCTGGTAAAGATATTTCTGATTATCTTTTAAGTTATTATATATAGGTAAGTTAAATGAGTAATTCCAATAAGATCTTAAATCAATTTACAACTCTTTATCACGGTTCTAAAAACGGTGAATTGAGAAAGGATGAAAAACACAAATACAACTGTTTATATGTAACTCCTATTTTTGCGTATGCAGCAATGTACAGTACAGATTCTAATTCTACACATGGTTGCGTTTTCGAAATGACACCAATCAGACCGTTAAATATATTTGATGCTAACGATGAAAATGCGCTAGAGCAGTTGAAAGCAAAAGTGATAGAATTAAATCCAGGAAATACTTTAGTAAACCAGATTAAATGGAACGATCTAAAAACAAAAGACTGGTCTACTGTTTGCTTTAGAAGAGATAAAATAAGAGACGATTTACTTCTTAAAGCTGTAAAAACTCTAGGTTACGACGGTTACGTAAATATAGAATGGGATGAAGGTTGTGCTGAGAGCTACGCTGAAGGACTTGGAGGTTGTATAGAAGTTGTAAACTCAATATCTATTGGAATTTTCGATGAAAATTTACTAGAAGTTGTTGATGAGAAATATTTCGACGACTATTCAGATGATGAGCTATTTAACAAATGTCATCAAGCAGATGAGGATTTATTTATAAAATTCTTACAAGATGAAGGTCTTGGCGACTTCTATTATGATGACGAAGCTTCAGCTAAAGATTGGGCAGCAGATAATTTACCGTTCTTAGATGCAGATGAAGTAAATAATCTGTTTGATACATATGCAAACTGTTATGATGATGAAGCTAGGGATTTCGATGAATCATCTAAAAAGAAAAATCTAACTAGTGTTTTAGGAACAATCAATGAAAAAAAATTAACTGAAAAGTACATCATTTCGACTATAGATGATGAAACAGGTAAAAGAATGTACTGGAACAATGGTGATGGAGTTTGGTATTATGGACAGTCTCAAGGCACAACTTATGAAAATTATGACGAAGCTAGTTTGAATGTACCAGAAGCAGATTTAAATCTTCCATCAGATTCTATATATCCTGTAGAAGTATTGGAGAGCTCTAAAAGATGGAGCAAAATGAAAGAAAGCAGAGTTGCAAATGCTAATGAAGATATTTTGAAATTGATGGATTATTTCATTAGTGATTTGCAAGATAGAGGTTATAGAAAAATAACACCTGTAAGAGGTTCTGGAAAAGTTGCAGGTCCAAAAACATTCTTTGTAGTAGATAGTACCGACACAGTTAAGAGAATTGAAGTTAGTGTTGATGGACAATATGAAGATGATATTATTGCAATGTTTGATAGATATTCCGGAGGCGTTGTAGGTTCTTCTATATATCAGTTATGTACTGCAGATCCAAATAGTGCAGACCCTTCAAATCCTGAATTGATTTGGTGGGCTGGAAAAACTAAAGAAGATTTTATAAACGATCTTGCGGATATGTGGAAAGTTGTAAAGTCACAATCCCCACGAATGCAAGAATCAAAAAAGATAAAAGAAAGAGTTTTAGACTTTGATACTTATGACAAGTATTACGATGAGGGAGCAGAAGCTTACTTTGAAGGAAAGTCCTTGAGTGAAGTTCCAATTACTGGAAATGCTTGGTTTAGAGAAGCTTGGGAAGAAGGTTGGAAAAACGCAAAAGCTTATGATGAAGAAGATGCAAGAAGACTAGAAGCTGAGTATGAAGATGAATTAGAACAGGAAGAAGCTTGTAGAGAAGGTTTGATAGAATCTGAAAATTCAAAACTTAAAAAACTCAATTATATTGAACCTAATAATCCTCAAGCATTAGCTGATTTTATACAGGCTTGTACTAAGGATGGAGTAACAAATATTCAAACAAGGGTTATGGACGACAGTTATATAATGGTTTTGGGAGAAGAACCTTTGAAGGAATCTAGAAGACGTTTCCACGTATATGATAGAGAGATTAGCAGTCAAATGGATTCTATTTTAGGTAGTAAAGGTATAATCATAAAGCCACAAACTACAGGTCAAGGTTTTGCACTTTACTCTATTAAGAAGCCAAACTTACAAGTAGGTGAGCTAATGTTTACTCCTGCAGCGTACTATTTAGCTGGACCTCGCGAGAACATTTATTGGGAAGGATCAACATTAGAAGAGTTCGAAACAGATGTAGAAGATATGGCTTATGCTGTAAGAGAGATAGTTGATTCTTTATAGGTTATATTTAGAGGTTCAAGTTATCTAGAACCTCTGATATGTCCTCGTAAGATTCATTTAATACACTTTCATAAATGTCGTATGTATCGTTTTTTAATTTGTAATACTTATCTTTTTGAATGCTGAAGGCCAATTCTTTAGATTGGTCTACAGTACTACATTCATATACAGTGGTTTTAAATCCTGGAAAAATATCTTTATCTTCATAAATCCTATCAATTCTAAACTTTCCAAAAGTAATAACTTCTTCTTGGTATCTAAATCTTTCCAAGTCAACTTCGTGTTCATTGCTATGAATTATTAGTTTGCTATTATAGTCTACAGGAAGACCTTTTACATTCTTTAAAACAATGATAGTGTCTATATCCGCATCGCTGGAACAATCCTGCATAAATTTTGTTATAAGCTCTTCATCAGGTTTTTTAGAAGTTGTAGAAGTCAATTGCTTAAAAGTTATAATATCTCCTACATCTTTATCGAATATGTAACTATCTTTTCCTTTTCTGTGAGAGACTTCCCAATCATCTTCGCTTGCCAACATTCTGTACAAAGCAGGATATGTTTTGCCTGAAATAATTTTTTTATAAAAAGCAGAAGATGCATATTTATTTACATCTCTATATTGTCCTCTCACAAAACAATTTAAGTTATCGTTATAGTTGTGAAATCTCTTCATAATCTATTTAGTAAAGGTACCATACTAACTAATAGCGAGGAAGAAAAATGAAACTGTATAGAGGTATAGTAAAAGGTAGACAAAGACAGTTAAAGACACAAGGTACAGGAATGTGGTTTACCTCATCTTTAAAAGTTGCTAAAACATATTCTGATACAATTGAAACTTGGGAATTAGATGAAGATTTAGATTTGGAAGGTATTCAAATCGATTGCCAACAGCGAAGTTGGAATGAAGTAAATACAGATGCATATGCTCGTAAGTACAAAGATTACGATGTTATTATTTTCAAAGATATTGTAGATGTAGGACCTTTAGTACTAAACTATGCTAAAATTGATGATAGACCTGTAAAAGAGAACTTCAAAGATTTCACTGCAGATACAGTTGTTGTAAACAATCTTGATTGTATAAAAAAGGTTCAAAAAGAAATACTAAAAGAGTTTGATGGTGACTGGATGGATGATGGTGCAAAACTTAATGCCGTCAAAGTAGAAGATCTTATAGAGGATAAATATTTAGATAAGGCCTTAGAGTACTATGAATTATTTGAGGAGCTTACTTTAAGAGGTGACTATAAAAAAGCAGAAGATAGATCCGAAGAGGATATTGAAAAGGATCAAAAAGCCACTGAATTACTCAAAAAATTACAAACAAATACAGATCCTGCTCTAGCTTATGGATTCATGCTTTATGACGAATCATCCATTGCAAAAGCTTATTGGAAAAAGAGAGTAGGAGATAGAAAAGATCCTCATACAAAACAACCTTGGACTAGACCAGAAAAACAGGCAGATTGGCTTTACGAAGTTTATTTGGTTTTGACAGACCAGAATCCTAAATACAAAGATCATTTGTACTATTACAAGTTTACAGATGCTACAGGTAAATTCAACATAATGAATAATTTCAAAATGCATTGGAATATGTACATGCTTCCTGAATTGGCTAGATCTATTTTCAAAAGAAATGTCAAAGATTTTAAATCCTTAAGCGATTCTAAAAACGATTTTGAAATAGCTGCTGATTACTCAGTTGAGGATGTAGACAACTTTTTACTTGTAGAAGATTTTATAAAATACTTTGCTAAGAAAGGGCCTGTAAAAGCAAATTCTGGAAGCTCTTTACAAGGTTTAACTTGGAAGAAGGTATTAGAGGAACTTATAAAAAATAAAGATGAAAGTGCTGTAAAACTCTCAAAAGCTCTTAATATTTCTTCTCCAGCCATGCTTCCCAAATTAAAAGATGAACTTAAAAAAGATCTGAAAAAGTTTGATATAGATCAAGATAGTTTTGCAAAGTACATATCAAAATATGATAGCATTGCTTTAGATATTCTAAATGGAAAAGATGTAACATTCTCCGATATTGAAGGTTGAAAAGTGCTAATTGATTGATCGAACAATTATAGGAATTTAATTAATGAGAATTGACAAACTTGATGAAGAAAAGTTGAATGAGTTTCGTGATTTTTGCAGATATGGCTATTGTCTTGAAGAAGAAACTGCCAAAGAGTATTTAAATTTTTTGGTAAACGGAATTAAAAGCATAACAGATAAGTATAAAACTATTTCAGCAGACACTGCTCATAAAATTAACAATAAAAGATTTAGAAATGAGAGAACTAGGGATGACAGAATTGATAATGATTATTTTGAATCTTTTTCTGGCAAAGAAGGAACTTTGAGCGAATTCGAAACAGAGTTTGAATATATGTTCAACCAGTTGAAGATAGAAAAAGATGATAAAGGTAAAAGAAAAATACCTCAAGAATGGATTACCTGGATTCAATCGACTTTTAATGATTACGTTTGCAGATTTGACAAAAGAGATCCATCTATAAAAGCAGATTTTGCAGATGAAGTAAACTGGAAAGATAAAGGAAGATTTACCGGATCTCATCTACCTTCATCTGCAAAAAAATTAATCGTTACCTAAAAGGTCATCTACTGTAGTAGTAGTGTTATATTTTAATAAGGTTTTTAACATTTTTCTAACGTATTCGATTTTTTCTTTATCTGCATCGTTTTCTTTTTCTAGCCAAAGAACTTGGTTTGCAAAAGAATAAGTTTCTTTCGTATACTTCGGAGCAAGGTCTGTAAAATCAGCAGGAATTTCAATTGCTTCTTTTGAAACAAAATGGTCGAGACTGCCAAAAATCAAAACATAGTTGTTGTGGGTAATTACCTTCAGTTCATCATTCAGTAGTTTTGCTGTTATAAAATCTTCTAGTTTTCCTGTGCTACCATCAACATCAAATTCTGCAACAGAGATTTCTTTGTTTTTGATTTTATCAAAAACTTCTGAAACTTTGAATTCACCTTTAAATATATCAAATTCAGTGTCATTTCTTTGAAGTTTAAAAGCTTTTCCCAAAACATCTACTGAATATTTTTTATCTAGCCCTTTGAGATCAATCATTCTTGTACCTCCTTACCTATAATAATATAGGTACTTTTCAGCAAAATGTTTCAAAATCTCAAAAAAGTGTTTACGGAAGAGGTTTCCAAAACATTTTAACTAATTTTTAATATGAAAAAACTTAGCAAAGTTGCCGCAGAGCTTTTAGCTACATATGTAAACCTTATCGATTCAGAGTTTAACGCACATATCTGCGAAAACGGAGAATTTGACAACGAGAGCGTTCAATTTTCAGATAGTTATAGAGTTTTCTACGACGGAAAGGACAACAACACAGATAATTACATTACAGTATATTCGTTTAACTCTGAGAAAAAGAGCAGTTGTGTACTTCTAAACTTTTCTCACGAAGAAACTGAAGGTATTCAAGAGCTTTTAGAATTTGCTTTCAATCAATGTGAATTTGCAGAAAAGTCTAACGAAACAATCTGGAGCAATACCGAAACAAACTGGATAGTTGATTTAGATGTAATTATTGAACTTATTGAAGATTTTAAAAATCCTTATGGAATAAATAATCCTGATCTAGGTGTAAAAGCAGAATATGAAAAGAATAGAGCTTCAAGAAGTTATCCTTTAGATGAGTCCTACTCTACAGACTTAACTGATTTAGAACAAATACAAGATGATTGGCTTTACGTTTTAGAAAAAGTTGAGGACTTTGACCCTTTTATCATAATTGCTTTAAAGTCAATTCCTATACATTATGTTGAAGATTTAAGATCTGACAACGGTCTTGAAAGAGTAGCTGAGTTTGTTGTTGAATATGGTTTAGAATACAGTCTAAATGTCGGAGGAGTTTATTTTGAACTAAAACGAGAAGTGGCTATAGGTGCTTTACTTCACGAAATAGCTCATGCTATTTTAGCTTTCAGATATTTGCTTACAGGTAATACTTCCGCTTACAACTTATATGCAAGGACTAACGGTGGTCATACAGAAGACTGGTGGAAAATAGCTACAGAGTTAACAAAATATTTTAATGAAAAAATTGAAATTGTAGAAACATTAGATTTAAGAGATGCAAGTATCTACGAGTATCCAATACAGTATGAAAACTACAATGACGATGCTGTTTGGAGTGAAGAGTATTCCGAACCTGAAGAGATGGATTCAAACTTTAGCTTTTAGGGAGGATGTAAATGAGAAAATTAAAAGAAGAAGTTTATATAGCAACACCAGAAGCTCCTATAAAATTGTGGATAGTAAATGAAGATGATCCAGACATGTCTTGTGGATATATTGAGTCAACCTGTAAATCAGACACGATGCTTTTGCAAACATTTATCCAAAAAGCTGGATACAAAGTAGTTTCTTCAAAGCCAAAAAATTGTGTTTATGCAAGAGGTATTCCTTTAAGAGTATTTTTAGGTAAAAAAACATATGCAGAGTTTTCAACAGATAAATATAATGAGGCTATTTTAGAGACTTTTAAACAAGTTGCAAAGTCTCTTAAGATTGAATTAAAGCAAACTAAACAGCGTGGATTAGCTGTGCAAGAGTGTAAAGGTGAATTCTCGGATACAGATTATTGGAAAGAGCATAAAAATAAAACTTTTAAGTTTAAGCAAGGATTAAAAGAAGCAAAAGGAAATAAAAACGACGATAATTTTTCTCATGCTGAACATTTAGATTTTGAAACAGTAAAAAGTATGTTTAAACATCCTAAAAAGTTAGCAAAGTATATGTTTGAACATCCTGGGCTTTTAGATGTTGTTCAATCAAAAGCTTTTAATTACGCAGATGAAATTGGTCAACAACAAGGTTTTGAAGCCTACTATCCTCTCTGGTTGAAGATTACTCAAACAGGTTTTGATACCATTTTTAATCTAACAACTTTGGAAGATCCTAATGAAGAAATAGACCTTTATAGAGGAATAGTTCTGTTTGAAGTAGAGCCTAATTTAGAAGAACCTGGTATCTGCTGGAGTTATGAAGAAGAAGGTGCCTCAGATTGGGTAAACGAGCTTTGTATAGAAGATGATCCGAACGAGGCTCCTTGTATTTTGGTCGGTAAAACTAAAATTGAAAATGTCGATTGGATTATAACATTTCTACTACTGTGTGCTAGTCCTGAAGAAAAAGAAATTCGAATTTGGGATGATTCTAAAGTGGAAATAACAGATTGGTATGTAGAATAGAGGTTGAAAAAATGAGGCTTAGAGAAGATATTTTAAACGAGTTTTATGATTTTTGCAAATATGGATATTGTCTGGAAGAGGAAACTGCAAAAGATTATTTGAAATTTCTAATTGATGCTTTGTGTCTTATTAGGGATAGTTATGGAGACAAAGCTGTCGAAAGTACCGAAAATCGTTCTAAAGTGAATGTTATCAGGTTTCAAAAAGAGCAAAAAGATTTAAAAGGAGATGCAAATGTAGACTACTTTGAAGGAAAAACTTTAGCAGATTTTGAGAAAGATTTTGAGAGGATGCTTAATCAATTAAAGACTCAACATACTTTAGATGGTAAAAGAAAGATTTCTACCAAATGGATTGAATGGATACAGGATACATACAACAACTACGTTGCAAGATTTGAAAAAAGATCTCCTGAGATATCTACAGATTTTCGAAACCAGGTAAGTTGGAAAAATAAAAAAGAAACTTCCAATACAGGTAAATATTTACCGTCTACAGCTAAAAACTAATCTCCTAGAAGATCTTCTATGCGAGTAGTTGTATTATACATAAGCATATTTTTTAAGTCTTTTCTCATACTTAAAACAAATTCTTTTTCTTCTGGATCTTCTGATTCTGGTAATAGCCAAAAAACCCTGTTTATGCTTTCTACATGAGCATCAACGGAATCGTTTGCTTTTGTAAAATCTTCAGGAACTACAATTGGTTGTTTTGTAATAAGATTTTCCAGATGAGTAAACATTAATGTATATGTACTACTGCCAATAATCTTAGCTTCTTTGTTTAACTGTCTAATGTAAACGTAATCCTGAAGCGTAGCAAAAGATGGATCGATGCTAAAAGCTTTTACGACTTTTCTGCTTTTTACAAGTTCAAAAGCTTCTGAAACCTTTAATTCATCTGAAAATGTTATCAAAGAGTCTGTTCTGTGCAAGTAACAGAAAAGACCTGACTTCACATCCACTGTATATAACTTGTCCAATTTCTCGAAATCAAGCATTCTTGTACCTCCTGAACACTAATAATATAGTTTTTTCCAGAATGCATCCTTCAAGAAGTTTTCACGAATTTCGAGGAAATCTATTACGTGATATTGATATGGAATTCTCTTCCTCTTAAAAAGTTTTTCCTTTCATCTGTATCAAAACCAAACCAATTTTGAATTGACTTTTTATAATTTTTATCAGCATCGTAAGGCATTAGAAGTTTCTCCATTCCACCTTCTTTATCTAAAACTTGATTAAGTCTAACCTTAGTCCAAGAACCTAAACCTTTTAAGTAAAAATAATCTAAATTCTTTTTCATATCTTTTTTGTCTGGAAAGTTAAAATAGTACTCTTCTACTTTTTCTCCTTTAAGACCAATTAATAATGGAGTATTTAATCTACAGACTCTTCCGTTTTCAATCATTTTTGGAGCAAGTTTTGCAAACATTGTAAGTACCAAACCTGCAATTGCTGTACCATCGGGGTCCGCGTCGGATAAAACAACAACATAGTCGTAAGTCATATCTTCTGTTTTACCATATAGATCTAAGCCTAGAATATTTACAAGCTCTTTGATTTCTTGGTTTTCCATAAAACCTTTTACTTTACCTTTTCTTACAGGACCTACATCTTGAATGTTCATCGGTTTACCTTGCAACATGTAGTACCCAATTCCTTTACGACCTAGAATAGGACTAATACCAGAGAAAGCAGATCTACCTTCAGTAATCATTAGATACTTTTGACCTGATTTTGCTACAGGTGCAAAATATTTCTCACTTACGACTTCTTTCTTTACTTTGTTGAGAGCATCTGTTGCTTTACGAGCTGCCAATTCCTCTTTTAATTTAAAAAGCTCTGTAATATTTTCAATAATCGGTTTTGTACGAAGAATTTTATCTGTAAAAGTATCCAGATCAACATTATTTGCTCTTAAGAATTCTGTAATTTCTCCTTGAGAATTTGTAATTTTTTCTTTTGTCTGGGAATTAAATTTACAGTTTGTAAAATCTTTCAGAAAAACAACTATACCAATACGATTGCGAATGTCTGCAGGTTTGATTGCTTTGTATTTTTTAGATACTTTCTCACGAATATCATTTATAACTTTTGCTGAGATGTAATCAACATGTGTACCACCTTCGCGAAGTGAAATACCGTTTACATAACTCAGTACATAGGGTTCATCACTAGGATATACACAAATATAGCAATTAGGCTCGTTGAGTACTACGGCTGGTTGAGGAAACATTGAAGCAAGATCTTTTGCTTTTACTCCGACCTTTTCTCCATTAAAAGTAATTGTACATTTAGGAAAGAACCAGGAAAGGAATTTCAAACGAGTCTTAATAAGAGATATAATGTTTTCATCAAACTCTTTTACACCAAATCTAGCAAAATCTGGAGTAAATGTTATTGTTGTTCCTTTTTTTGGTGATGCAGTTAAAAGTTTAAAGTCCATTTTAGATCTATTATCTTCGCAATTGATCTTCATCTTTGCATTACCATCGCAAGTAATACATTCAAACTTTTTAGAGAAAATGTTCGCGCCCTTACATCCGATACCGTTGGTCCCGATAGTCTTTCTGTTTGCATCATCTTCAAAGTTGGAACCTGACATTGGTCTACAGACAGCATCTACACACATCCAGTTTCCTTCATCATCTTGAACAACTGGAATACCTCGACCATTGTCTTCGCAAGAAAATGTATCTTTTGTAATAGTAACTTTAATTTTATTTGAAAAAGCCCAATCTGTTTTTACACCTTCGTCAATTGAGTTGTCGACAACCTCGTTACAGATTTTCAATAAACCTTCTGTAAAGTTAACTTCTTTGTAAGAGATCTGTCCATCTTCCTCTAAGATCCAAGAGTTAATATTAGCAGGAGAAACTCCACCTATGTACATTGAAGGCCGTCTAAGTACATGTTCAATAGTAGATAAATGTTTAATTATTTGATTGCTTTCTAATTTTTTTGTTTTATTATCTTTCATAGTTTTATTATTATAGTTCCTTTTGATTCTTTCTCTTCTCTAATTGAAAGGAAAAGGTGCTCATTTCAGAGCACCTTTTTACTTTTTAGAATTTTATCGACTTAATCCCGGTCGTAACTCTCGTCGTCATCCCAGTCATCATCCTCGTAATAGTACCTAACACTGTCGAGATATCTTTTTACATCTTTTCCGAAGTATATTCCAAATAGACCTTTACCATCTTCGGTATAGTCAGCTTGAGTAGAAATAAAATACTCGTTCTTGGAAATTTCAAGAATTGTAGGACTACCATAAGGACCGTCATTTTCAAACGATGCTAAACAAGTGTAACCTTCGCTTTCAACGTTTTCAGGCATGACTCCAAAAATGTCTTCTGATGGTTCTTCGTTGAGAATTGCAGCATGTGCATCCCAGTCAGAATTACCTCTTTCAGCAATAGCAATATAAAGATATTTACCAGCATATTTAGACTCTGCAGGAAGTTTAACAAAAGCATATTCATCTTCAGACTGAAGTTCATCCATTAGATCAACAAAATGTTCTGTCGGATTTTCAGATTCAGAAATCCTCTTTGCAGATGTCTTTGTAGAGCATCTTAAAACTCCAAGTCCCAAACCTTTTAAGTATACATTGTACATTCTCTGAAAATTTGCTTCAAAGTTTGGATTTGAGGAAATATCTGCAATTAATTTGTCTGTATACTCAGTTGCTTCTGTATTTAATCCAGCAGTTTCACAAGCCATAAGAGTATCGATCAAATCAGCGTTTGTCTTACAAGCATTTAACATATCTATATGTGCAACTAAAGCTTTCTCCAATGTACCGTTCCATTTAGAAATATCTCTACCTGTACCAGTAGTTTTAAATTTTGACATGGTTTTAATCTCCTATATTGTAATATTTAGTTGTTTTTTATTCGAGCTACCGATAAGTTAAAGATCCGTAGATTTTTTTGCAACAGTTTTTATAAAGCCTTCTTTTTTAAGTTCTGTTTCAAGTTCGTTCAAGTCTTTTGTCCAAGCACTTTCTGGAGTTTCCTGTTCCATTGCTTCACGTTCTTTTGTCTTGTCTTTCCACTTCTTTTCAATTTCTTTTGCTTTATCTATTGTAATGGAATATAAAGGCATCGAAAGAAGTTTATCTACAATTGTGTAACCTTTTTGTTTAAGATCTGCTTCTGCAACTGCTTTTTTCTTATCTTTTAAAACTATTGTACCTTTAATAACTTCCTGAATAAATCTGTAGACTTCGTTTAATTCACTCTCTTCTTTTTTCAATCTTGCAATTTCAGATTTAATACGTAACTTAAGATATTTAATCTTAATTTTGTAGTAATCATTAAAGACGGATCTTACTTCGTTATATTCACGAACTGTATTATTTTCATCCATACAAGTTACAGTTTCTGTCATTCTTTGAATCAAGCCAAGATCTTTCCAGATTTGATCTTCTGATTTTACCAATTCTGTATCCGAAAGCCAAATTTCGAATTTAAAAACATCATCTTCACTAAAATCGTTGAATTTTAGTACAAGGCCATCCTCTTTAAGACTGCGAAGCTTTTTCAAATAGCCACTTAAATCCCAAGTTATTGGAAGTTCGTCAATATAAAGTTTCTTACCTTCAAGTCTAGCAATACCCTTAACAATCCAAGAGCCATCAACATTGTCAATTGTGCCTTTAAAACCTTCCCAATGTGGTTTTAGCCAATCGGATTTAATGTTCTTTCCTGCAATTGCTGCTCTTGTAAGCTTGAAAATATTTTCAAGAGAGCGAGGATAAATATCTGAAGAAAATCCTACACCAATTCCTTCTGTACCATTGAGTAATATTAATGGTAAAGTCGGTACATAAAACATTGGTTCAATTTGCTTACCTTCGAACTCTTGATAAATAAGATTTGGATCATCTTCTTTTCTAAAAAGTAAATTAAAATAATCTGCCGGTCTTGCAAAAATATAACGAGGTGCAGAAGCTGTTGGTGAGAACCTAGTACCAAAAGATCCAACTCCTTCTAAAGGTGGTAAATTGTTTGCACCACAATATTTTGCAGACATTGTTACAATTGTACTTTGAGCACCAGATTCACCATGTAAGTATTCTGCTTCATCTACAAGTTTGGAACTGTAAGCTGTAACTTTAATTGGGTTTTTAATTCCACATTTTTTCGTAGTATAGACTACCTTTCTTGCAGTCATCTTCAACCCGTCAATGTAAGATGCTGTTGCTCTATACAAAATGTATAGAGCAGCGTCATTGTACTGTGTATTTAAAAATTCTGTAATATCCATCTTTTTCAACCTTTAGAAGAATTATAGTTAAATAGCCAAAGCAATAAGCACAAAAGCTGCAAAACCAAACAAAAATAAAAGAAGTTCAGAGCTTAAGTCCTTAATAGTTTTAAATATCTTTTTCCATGCTTTCATTTAAGTCCTCCACACTGTTGAAATCGAACGAAGATTGTTTAAGATTTTCTATTTAACGAAAACTTTTTTGTTGCTTTCGATTTGCTTGCAAAGTTGATGTCTAAATCGACTCTAAACTTGTTTATATCTATATCTGAATCTCGAGGAAGCATACTTTCGATTACTCTAAGATTTGCATCTGTTAGATCTAACAATTTTTCATAGGATCTACAAGTGTTGGAAAGTTTTAATAGTTCAGTAAGTCTTTGAAATTTTCCAGAACCTCTGAAGAATTCAATTTTAGCTTCAGATAAAGTCAATTCACCTTCACCAATATCTTTAAGAATTTCCATCATTACATCGCTAGCAGTCCTAATAACCTTGGTGCTAGGATCTTTGAACGAGCCTACAATGTTATCTGAAACATCTCCATAAAGAGCTTTCCAAAGAGTTACAGATGCAATGTTTGGTTTAAATCCATGTTTCTTTTCAAAATCTGTTGCTGTGTAAATGCTTTCTTGTTTTAAAGTAAAACCTTTAGTAAGCATTTCGACTCTTCCTGCCTCGAGATACCTTGACCAGTCTTCATCAGATGACAATAATAAACATTTTCCAGTTTCTGTAAGTTTTTCTACAAAATCATCGGCTTCAAACTGTACATCGTGATAAACAGAAATTCTAGGTCTTTTTGTAACAATAAATTCTGAATAAAGTTTTTCAAGAGTATCTAATCTCAATTGAGCTGTAGGACTATTTTTATCTCTTACAGTTTTATAACCTTCTTTAATTTTAAGTCTTGCACTCATCTGTCCATTTGATAACATTGGATCAAACAATAAACAGACTTCACCAAGAGTTTGATCTTGAAGTTTGTCCAATACAGATTTGTAGTGATTGAAAACTGTATTATTTTTACTCAACTGATTTACGGTTTCCTGAGTAAGATCCTTCAGATAAAGACTAGCTACTCTATAGAATATGTTACTTACATCTACAATTATTTTGTCATATATTAGCATTAAGAATCCTCCAATTTAGAGATGAAAAAAAGCATCTCTAAATTGAAATTAGTTCCAAGTCTAGAGATCTGTGTTGTTGATATCTTTAGCATAATCAGCAACTAGGTTAACTGCACTATCGATAAATTCATTGTAAGTTAAAATATCCTGAACTGTGTCGTCGATATCTTTTCCACTAATACCACGTTTGTAGATGTTAGCAACTTTCATATAACCAGTTTTAGGTGCAAAATTAAGCTCTTCAGCCTTAGCTGAATGTTCTTCTTTGATTTCTTCGTTATAAGATTCGATTGTAGCTTTAAAGGCTTTTACAGCTTTTAATTCTTCCTCAATATCGCACATATTCGTATCAAAATGTGTGAATTTATCAGAATCGATTTGAATATTGATACCAATGCTTTCAAGAGCTTCAAGGTAATCTCCAAGAATTTCTTCTGTTCGGTTAAATGCCTCTGTAGCTCTAATCAAAGTAACAAGTTTGATAAAGGCTGCTGAAATAATATCTTTATGTTTTTCTTCAGGATTCAATTCTAATGGATTTCCTGAAATCCAGGCTTTACCTTTACTAGCATAAGCTTTTGCTAAAGTGCTCCAATCGTTTTTATTACCTGAAGTTTCTGTAAGTACTCTTTTATTTACTTCTGCAAGAGCTTTTCCAGCTACTTTCCTTTCTTTAAAAATTTTAAGCGTTTCGTTAAGAAGCTCTTTTGCATCTTTTACATCTTCCATGATCTACTCCTTATTTATTTTCTCCGTTGAGAGTACCTTTACCTTGATACTGACCATCGTATGCTTCAGCTTCTTCTTTGGTTTCAAATACAACCATTTGACCGACTCTAGCACCAAAATAGATTTTCATTTTGTGATTGACTGTAAGAAATGTTCCCATTTCATCTGTGTAAAAACCTGGATCCCAAATTGGTGAGTTGATTTCATTTCCACAACGTCTTACAGAACTTCTATGAACAATTTTACCTACAGTTTTTGTATCGAATTTGCAACCTTCTGCAAACCCAATCTCATATTGACCTGGTTCCAAAATCCAACAGTCACCTTCATTATCAGTTGTCAATCTTACATCTTCAGTTGCTGGTAATTTTGTTTTCTTTGTTTTTCCTGTTTCATCATCCTTTTGATAATCCGCATAAACAGTACCGAAAGTTTCGGATTTAATTTTTGAACAAGATACCATGTGCAAATCAATACCTGCTTGAGCTGGCTCAAGATCTGATATTTTGTACTTTTCTTTTGCTCCATCTGAGAGATATATGATACCTCTATCAATAATTTGTTTAGCTGTTAACATTATATACTCCTTTTTTGTATATTATAGGTTTTTTTGTTAATTCCATATAACAATCGTGACACAAGCATTTGTAGTTCTGACCTGTATCTATTCGTTTGTTCATTTTCCAAGTTCCAATATATGCATAATAATTTGCTGAATTGCCACATTCCATACAAATTGCATTTTCTTTTTCAATTTTATCCATAAAAGGAATTATTTCTCGAGCAGCATTGAGTACAACTGCATCTGCTCCTGAAATTAATCCTGAAAAGATTAAAGGAATATCCTTCAATGGAGAATTGTGATAGTCGTAGAAGAACTGTCTCTTAAAGTCCAACATGTGATATTCATCAATAAAAATAGCTTCAATTTTGGCTTTCATAAGAGTCTTACCTGTAAGCTTGATTATATCGTCCACATGTTCAATTTTAAAGTAATGTACATACTCAGTAATTTTTAATTCTTCAAGTCTCTGAGCAATGTAGTTTCCATGACTTCCACCTCTCGTATCGCAAGCAGGTTCTAACAAAACGACATGTCTTTTAGCTATTACATATTTTTCTAATTCGATTACAAAACGTCTTGTTTTACCTGAAAACATTGGACCTGTAAAAAGTTTTGTTTGCATTATCTATACCTCCTTCTTTTCATCTGAATCATATCTATAATCCCAAGAATCACCGACATCATTCCTGCTTTCGCCAATTTTTGTTACATTTGATAAACTTTGATAAAATTTGTTTGCTTTTTCATTAATCTTATAACAATTGAAATAGAATGGGTTTGACAACTGTTCTAAAAGTCTTTTAGCAACACCTTGACAACGATGTTCAGAATCTACAATAAGATTTGTCATTAGATACTTGTCATCTTTATATCTACATTCAACCATACCTACCATTTTACTATCTACAAAAGCCATTGTTACGTTTCCATCTTCTATAGAACTTGGCATATATTCTGTAGGAAATGGAATTTCTGAAGAACTATAAGTGTTCATAAAGTTGATAATATTCTCAATATCATTTGCATTACTTCTTCTGAACTGTAACTTTAACTCTCCATAGTAAATTCTAAAACTTGGGTAAGCTTCTTTGTAAGCTAGAAGATTTTTATCTCCTCCACATTCACCCCAATTTGCAAATTTAGCACCAACATTTTTAAAGTATTCTAAGAATTTTACTGTAGCTACATTTGCTATGTGAGTATAATCTGTTTTTGTACTAGCTGTCGTACAGCCATAAGCCCACTCATCTTTAGCTACATACATTTGATAAGAAAGCAATTTACCTTCTTGATTAAAGAGACCTAGAACTCCACCTTTGTTAAGTAATTTTTCAAAAGCTACATCTAGACAATGTTTATATCTAGAACTATGCTCTTTGTAGTGGTTTGGATTCAATTCATCAGCTACAAGCTTGTTTGTATTCCACTCGTTGTATAGATTGTATACCTTATCTATATCTTCCTCTGTTTCGATTTCTTTTACAAAAAGCTTATTTTCTTCTGCGTATTCGAGATATTGTCTAACACGCTTTTTAAACTTTTTACCATTATCGTAACAATTTTTATCGAAAACCTTTTCCAAGTCGTAACAAACATCAAAAGTTCTTCTACCTTTTTCAAGATCTGGATTTTCAGAAAGTCCATAAGCTAGTTGTACATCTCGTACATTTGGAAAAGCGTATTGTTGAATATTAGTCATCTATATCCTCAATTTTAATTTGTTCAGGTTTATTTGTAAAATGATCAAACATATCATATCGATAGTACTTTTCTGCAAAAGTATTGAACTTATCGTAAATCTTATCCATATTTTCCATATAAGCCTCATCTCTACTTTTAGCCAGACTGTTAAAGTGTAACATGTACTTTCCTTTATTTTTTGGTAAACAGATAATCGCTTTATCTACAGTATTAAAAAGTTTTTCAGCAAGTTCATCTGAAATGTGAGCTTTATCCGGCTCATAAACTTCTGTATAGATAATGTTTGAAACCCAAGCTCTATCAATTACAACATCGTAATTAAGACTTCGCCAATAGTTTAAGTCTTTTAGAAGTCTTTCATAACCTTCATCTACAGTTACATTCTTATCCTGACTTGTATTTGTACAATGAATAAACATGCAAGATCTTTTTGCTTCCATAGATGCATTTACAAGATTTCTTGCAATTGTTGTTTTTCCTGTTCCATCAGGTCCTTCTAACAAATAAATCAATTTACACCTCTTAATTAAAAAACTAATTAAATTATAGAAACAAAATTATGAAAGTTGCAGAATTGGAAAAGAAAAAATATAAAAGACTTTTGGAAGAATTAAGAGATTTTTGCAAATATGGATATTGTCTGGAAGAGGAAACTGCCAGAACCTATATGTTGTTTTTAGTGGATGCCTTGGTAAAAATAGAAAAATCTAGAGGTAAAAAAGCAGCTGCTAATGTAGAAAATCATTTTAAAGTAAATAACAATAGATTTGCAGGTGAAAGAGACAGATTAGAAAACAGAGCAGAAGATGATTACTTTGAAGGTAAATCCTTAGGGGAATTTGAAAAAGAATTTGAGAAGATATTTAATCAACTTAAAATTCAGCATACTTTGGATGGTAAAAGGAAAATCTCTACAGAATGGATATGTTGGATACAGGATACCTTTAATAATTATGTTGCCAGGTTTGAAAAAAGAAATCCTAAAACGAATACGGATTTCAGAAATCAAGTAGGATGGAAGGATAAGAAACAAACTTCTAATTCTGGAAAGTATTTACCTTCTGAGGTTAGGAAATAAGATCCTCCACCTTTGTTGTGGTATTGTATTTAAGCATATCTCTTAGACGTTTGCGCATACTTTCAACAAATCTTTTTTCCTTTGGGTCGTCAGATTCCGGTGCAAGCCAGAAAACTCTATTTATACTTTCAACAGTGGAATCTACATATTCAGGATCTACTTTTGTAAAATCTTCAGGAATGATAATTGGCTGTTTTGTAATCAGATTTTCCAAATGAGTAAACATCATCACAAATGTATCACCACCAACAATTTTAGCTTCCTCATTTAACTGTCTAATATAAACGTAATCCTGGAGGTTGGAAAAGGAAGAACTTATAGAGAAGGCCTTTACAATTTTTCTATTTTTTACAAGTTCAAAGGCCTCAGAAACTTTCAATTCATCACTAAAGTTCACCAAGGAATCTTTTCTGTGTAAATAGCAAAAAAGACCTGACTCTACATCCACTGTGTAAAGATCATCCAATTCCTTAAAATTAATCATACATTGGCCTCCTTAAAGTAATTACTCTTTCAACTACAATAATATTATAGGTTTACGATCTGAAATGTTTTCAAAAACTTTCTACAAGAAACTAAATAGTATGTGCCTATAGAAAGATTACAAGACTCGCTAAAAGTTAAAAGTTTTAGATATGGAAATATCTACTTTTCAGACCTGTTTAATTCAATGTTTCTTGTTAGCATTGAAATTCCAAATTCAACTGATGACTTATCAAGGTCGTTCTTTTATTCTGACACTTCTAAAAAATCCCAAAGAGCAGCAGCAAGATATTTTTATAATAAAGCTAAAGATTTTTTGGCTAAAGGAGATTATGATTCTCTAGAGGAGTTACTATCGTGATTTCCTCTTAAGTAAATATTTTTAATAAAAAAGGAGAATGCTAATGCAAGTAAGTTTTACATCTTGGCAAGGTAAAGGAAATGTTACTGGTTCCAAACATGCAATTTCTGTTGGAAATCGTTATATTTTTCTTGATTATGGAATTTGGCAAGGTAATCAGGATTTAGAGCTTAAAAACGAGCACTATAAAAGTCCTGTAAATCCTAATCAAATTGATGCTGTCTTACTTTCTCATGCACATGCCGATCACTGTGCTTTGTTACCTCTCTTAATACAAGATGGTTACAAAGGAAGTATTTATTGCACATCTGCAACTAGGGACTTAGCTTCAGTTGTGCTTATGGATTCTGCAAAAGTCAGTAACTTGTATACAGAACAAGATGTAATAGCTACTTTAGACCATTTCAGGTCTCACGCTTACGAAAAGTGTAAACATGTCAACGACTATTTCAATTATACTGCTTATAATGCTGGACATATTTTAGGTTCTTCCATGATGGACTTAGAAGTAAAAGCAAAACAATCCTTTTTAGAAAAACTTTTTAGAAAACAACAAAAGCATCTACACATTCTATTCACAGGTGACCTTGGAAGAAAAAACAATCCTATTGTAAATCCTCCTGCTCAGGATTTTCCAGCACCAGACTACATTTTCATGGAAGCAACTTATGGAAATAGGTTACACGATGATCTTGAATGTTCGCTAGAAGATTTAGCTGAAATTATAAACGAGACTGTAAATAAAGAAGGAAAAGTAATTATTCCAACCTTTGCAGTAGAGAGGGCTCAGGAACTGATTTATTACTTAAAAGTTCTAATGCAAAAGAATAAAATTCCAAAAGTGCCTGTTTATGTAGACTCTCCAATGGCTACGACTGCTACAGGTGTATTCCAGATTCATCCAGAATGTTTTAATCACACAATTAAGGATAGATTCATTTCTCAAAATAAAAATCCATTCTCGGTAAGTTCTTTGCATATTGTAAAAGATAATCAAGAATCTATAAAATTGGCAAAAAGTAAAAAACCTTGTATTGTAATTGCAGCAAATGGTATGTGTACAGCTGGTAGAGTTCTTAACCATTTATTCTATGGAATTGAAAACTATAACAATACAATTCTTTTAGTAGGTTATGCTTCTGAAGGAACATTAGCTAGAGAGTTGATGGATGGAGCTGAGTACATTAACTTAAATACAAAAGAGCTTTTTGTTAAAGCAAATGTAGCAACTATAGGGGCCTTTTCAGCACATGCGGATTACAAAGAAACGTTAGAATGGTTATCTGGTGTAGATACCAGCAAATTAAAAAAGATTTATCTTGTTCACGGCTCTAACGAAAGTTTGATTGCAATGAAAGATTTTTTAATATCAAACGGATATCCAAATGTTGAAATTGTTCAAGAAGGATATGAATATAGACTTAACTAATTATTAATATGAATTGGAATCATGCATGTAATCGAGATAGAGAAGTTTCATTTCAAGGTAGACTTGATAAAGTTCTCGAAAGACAAAAAATAGGTTTAAGAGATAATTTAATCAAGCTTACAGGCACTCCGGAAGATGTTGTTGTTATTAAACGAAAAGCAACTATAAACGGTGATCTAATCTCGAAAATTATTATAGATCAAAAAATTACAAACTGTATATTTCCAATTTTAAAAGACGTACCTATCAGGAAAGTTACAAAAGAGTTTGAGGATGGTTATACTTTAACTTCACTGGTTTCAGCTTACGGGGATGGTTCAGAAAAGGGTCAAAAGGAATCTACAAAAGGTCTCACAACCTACGATATTATTGTACCTTTTGACTCTAATATTGACACTGGTGATGCAATCATTAGAGTATTTGTACAAGAAAACATAAAAGCAAGTACTGTAATGATTTTTGAAGTTTTGGAAATCCTAAGTGATTTCTCAAACAATGCACCTTTGACAACAAAAGTTAAAGTAGCAATCTCAAACGATCCTATCGATTTGAGTAAACCATCTTACAAACTGATTATGGCTTTAGCTAAGAGACGCATTGCAGCAAACTATTAGAAGTCTACAAGTTTATTTAAACTCTAGTTTGAAAAGATAATTATCAGATTGTTGATATCAATCTTCTAAGTTTCTTCGAAGTGTACGGATTTGATTTTGAATCATATCTTTATATGATATCATTGTATTAAGTTCTTGTTGAGTAATTTGAATATTGTACTTTTCAACATCACTAATCCAGGTAAAATATGTGTTGAGTTCCTTAATGTTGCGATTAAGCTCTGAAATAACTCTTTTCCAATCCTGTTGAGATTCTGGAGTATTTAACATCGTATCAAAGAATTGACTATATCTGGTCATCCTTTTACCTATTTGAGTTAAATCTATTTTTGCTTCTTTGAGAAGATTATTTATAGTTATAAGTCTAGCAAAATTCTCTTGCAATTGCTGTCCTGCCATTAAAAAGTTTCTTGCTTCATATGTCATTTTATTTATCTCCTCTCAATTAGTCCTCATATAATATTATAGTTAGAGACTTATAGGATTCTTTCAAGAAGATTACATAAAAAGCTCTGGATGCTGTTTCATGAAGTGCAAGGCTTCGGCAATTTGTTTCTTTGATTTTGTATCCTCTGGTCTATTTATCGTAGAAATTTCTTCTCTTTTCCATCTTTTTATAGTTCTATAACCACTCTGCCATTTCATATTATCGTAATTGTACGGATAAAACGTATACCATTTTCGATATTCTGGATGAGCATCCATCAATTCCTGAGACTTACAATAACTTTCTATTTTAAGATGACATCTGTTACAGAGTACAGCAAAATGATTTACATTGGATAAATCTACATATCTTAAAGGGTCTTTGTGATGCACTACCAACTGCTCTGGAGTATGACAAATCTCACACTGATGATTTCTCAAATTCAGCATGTGCTTTACAAATCTTTTCCATTCGTAGGATTCTCTAAATTTAGATTTTTCCCAGGATGTATGTTCCTTACGATAATCTATACCAGAAACAGTGTTGTCAAGATTTCTTTCCTGTTCAAGCCATTCGCCAAGGTTATCTACCTCTTTTACAATCATCTGTGACCCTCGCTATGACATTCTAGACCTGTAATTGCTCCACCTGAACGTCTTTTTGGAATTCCAACTTTACCGAGAAAGTATTTTCCTTCTTGTTGCAAAGCAAAATTCCAAACTTTTACAAGAGCTTTATTAAAATCTTTTTCTTTTTTGAGGCCTTCTTTAAAGTTAAAAGTGTATGTATCCTTTTTAGTAGCATACTTGTTTGCAAAAACAATTAATGAGCTTAAATCTTTACAACTCTGAAGCTCGTTTACGTGTTTTAGCATTTACAATCTCCTCAAGATCTTAAATATTCACAACATTATTATAGAGTTTCCTTTTAGAATTTTTGCAAAAAAGAAGGCATCAAAAATGATGCCTTTTGTTTATTTTACTTATTGTCTGATTCTACAAGTCTTTGTTTTTGTTTTGCAGTTAGGCCTTTGGTTGGCTTAAACACCATCAGATTTTCTTCCTTATCATTGTACGGAATAACAACTGTTACAAGACCATTTTCGATACTGTATGAAAGATCCTTAATTGAATACTTTGAAGTATCTATGTAAATACTTCTCTTATACTCGCGATCAGGATTATCAATAGCTTTTACAAGATAAACTTCATCCTCTTCGTTTGAAGGTTCCATTACAGCTGAAATATGAATATGTAGGTAATCTCCTCCATAACTAAGCTGAATGCGATCTGCTGAAATTCCTGTAGTATCAAATCGAATCTTCATACCAGCTGTCTTTGAAAAAGATAAATTGTATCTTGGATAGTTATCACCTTTGCAAAGTGGCTCAGGTAAAGTCTCCAATGTATTGTTCGTAGAAAGGACTGCTTCTAAAGGCACTTCCTCCAATTCCTCTACAATTGAGGCTGGTATAGCAGAAACTGTTTTACCATTAATAAAATCCTTTTGTTTTACGAAGTTACCACTCCCATCAAAATATGTAAATCTTGCTGCAACTGTACCTCTAGGGTCTGTATAAACCTCTTTTTTGACAGATAAACTTTCTTGGGGATCGAAAATATGTTTGTAATCTCTTCCAAGACTCTCTTCAACTACATCGTCGAAAAATTCACTTAATGTTCTAAAACCTGCCATACATTCTCCTTATTTTTGTTTTCTACCACGAGAACTTTTTGACTCAGCTTTAACCTTTTTTGCTTGTTGTTTTTCTTTTTCTTTTTCCTCTTTGTCAAAAGCTGAAAGAGCAATTTCAAGTTCTTTGTTAATTTCTTCTTGTTTTTCTCTTGCAATTTTGTCAATAAGCTGTTGTCTACGGATATCTTTTTCTTTAAACTTGCCAAGTCTATTTAAAGTTTCTTCTGCAGTTAACCAAATGTCTTTTCCATTAAGAACTTCTTCAATTTCTTGATCTGTTAAGAACTCTTTGTAAGTTTTTCTCCAAGCTGTTTCGTAACATTTTTCGTCAAAGTGAAATCTAGATTTTTGTTCATGCCACTTTCCATAAACTCCACCTGTCCATGCATGAACCATAACATGTGCATGTTCAAGAATTTCCCATTGATCACCTGCTAACATAATAATTGTTGCAGCACTTGCACACATTCCTTCAACAAAAATCTCTATAGTAGCTTGTGAGATGTTTAAAGTATCACGAATGATGTAAGCTGTGTCTACGTTTCCACCGCAGCAATCAATATGTATGCGAATAGCATCTGTTGATTTTGCTTCTCGCACAGCCCTTAAGAAATCTATAAAATCTTCTGAATCTTCAATTTCATATGGCATAAAAAAGTCAATAATATCTCCTGTTGGAAGATGTTGTATTCTTAAAGGATTATTTATTGATCTATCTGCCGGACTATATAATTCTGATTGATCGCAAAATGTGTTTACTTTCATATATTTACAATTCTCCTTATATTAAACTTTCTTCTAGAAGCACTGGCGTTATTGTAGCCCTAGTGATTTGATATCCGCTAGCTTCACGTAACACTTTTTGTACTTCTTTTTTAGCTTTTTTATAATTTTTGTAGTCTCTTACAAAATTGACTCTATCCGGTAAGTTGTTATCTTGTTTATTTGGTACCAGATATTGTACAACTACCTGAAACTTAATTAGCGGACAATTCATGTGAAACCTCTTTTTTATTCCACAGAATCAAAATCAAATACTGAATGATATTTTGTATTTGCAATTTTTCGGAAAATTCGTACATTTTCCTTAATTCGGTATTTTTGAACTTCTGTCAGTTCATCTTCAAGATGATCGCAAAGTTTCATACTTGGCTTTTCTTTGTTACCTAAATTTTCATCATAAGCAATAGCATTCAAACCACAAATAACAGGATTTGAAGTATCTAAAGTTTCAATTGAAATTCTGTGATATAGGGGAGTAGCAAACTCTCTCATATAACCGCAACCAAGCAAATGATGCGGTTTGTTGTTGTTCCAAATCTTTTCTGCAACAAGATGTGCAATAAATCTTGGTCTTCCTTCCAACCACAACTGAAGATTTCTAGGAGTAACTTTTGTGCTTACTTCTGCATCCTCAATAATATCTGGACAAATATCTGCATATGCAACTGAATTAAACGTAATTGCAATTTTTGCAACATGTTCATTTTCAGACATGTATTTATAACATTCTGCAAATTCTTTTAAGTTCTTTCCTTGAATGCTGCCTATAATCTTTGAGTCTGTTTTTACTTTTGGTAAGTAATTCTTAATCCAATCCTCCATTGAAGCAATGGTTTTATCCTTATCATCTAAGAAATCAGGAACAACATACCAAGTTGGATTCAACTCATTAATTGACTTTACAAACTCTTCGGGATCGAAAGGTGTCTCCAATTCGAATACAGAGTTATCTAGCAATACTTTTCTACCCTTTGCAATTGCATCTAAAAAGTACTGTTTATATGTAGGATTTGTTTTTGTTAAATGAACAAGACAGTAATCATAATCCGTCATGTTCTGCATCTCTGGCATAAATGCTAGAGGTGTCTCGTGATTAATACCAATTTCGTGAAACACATTTACTCCTTAATTTTAAAATCTTCATTGTTATTATAGTAACAGTAAATCTTTTCAAGTGGATCTGTTGGGAAAGTCTCATCTATATCTAAAGCATTTGTCCAATCGTAAGTGTTGTACATATTATGCTTTCTTTCACCAACAACTTCAAGTTTCAATTGAGTTGCTAGCATGAAAAGTTTATTTTTAAAACTCTGTTTTACTTTCCAATTGAAAACATCGCCACTTACTTGTTCAATTGATTTTACCAAATCATTGATATTTGAAATGTTTGTTCCCTGATTTTCGAGAGCTCTTTTTAACTGATACAACAATCCATAGTCGAAGGATGTTTCCTTATATCTTTGTTCAGGAATATTATATTTGTTACAGTAATAGAAAAGATTCAACCAGCCTTCTGTTGTCCACTCTACAACTTCATTATAACTGTTTCCGTAGATATCGCCTTCAACTCCTGGAATATTCCATTTACCAAAGTTCTGTTCAAGTTTGAAGTTTTCATCAACCATACGAACAGAATATCTACGAGAGTTAACATCTGTTGGTAAAAAGTTTGTTCCAACTAAAATGTTTGCTACAGATCTAGCACTCCATTCCTTGATATATTTACCCTTAATTGTGACTGTCGATTTGTCAAGAATTTTATTCAATGAGTCTAAGTCTAATTTTTCAAAATGACTCTCATCATCAATACAGATTTCATTGTTTACAAATACATCCTGTACACCATCTTGGACTGTTGGTAAGTGACACATTGCACATCCAAATCCCATCATTTCAGTAGCTTTTCTTAAACCGGTTTGTACTGTAGATTTACCTTGGCCACCTAACATCAATGCACTATCTACAAGCATATTGTTTCTTGTATCTAGAAGAATGTTTTTTGCAAATGCTACAAGACAATTTGTTGATTTTGCCAAGTTGTTATAATTTGGAATCAGATAAAACGATAACCTGTAAAGGGCTTCACCTAACGAAATTGTAGGTTTAAAGTTCAATAGGAATTCTTTGACTTTTTGCATTCTATCAGAATGAGATGAAGCTGCATACAATTCTTTATAAATTGCCTGTGCTTCTTTAATCATTGCTTCTGTAAAATATGCATTGTAAAGAGGTACTTCTTGTACAGTCCTTTTTCCTGATCTTGTCGTATTGTCCTGAGTTCTTTTTGGAACATTAGCTGCAATCAAGTCCATCATATTCGCAGCGTGTTGCTTTTGCTCATGCTCATCATCTCTATTTTTACAAAGACTTAGAACACCTTTAGCTACGGACTCTGGAGCTAACATTCGGAATTGATTTTGTGATTCAAAAGCAACTCGGATATTGTCGAAACTTTCTGTGTTCATACTACTCCCTAAAAAAAAATATTTTTTACGTTAGTAGTATAGCTGAAGTTTTTTAAAGTTTGCTATTTAAAAACTAAATCCAAAAGGTGTAAATTTTTTCTGTTGATTAGCCTTTATAAACTGTACAGCTGTATCGAGATTAGGTGTAATAGCTAGTTTTTCAAAATCTACTTTCGATCTTACAGGTCTAAAATCGTACTTATCCGTATAAACATATGAACCTTTATTCAACTCTCTTAATAAAGCTGTAGAATTTACTCCCGGAAACAGGTCTGGAATCAATCTTGCAAACTCAAGACTGTCAATAGTTACTTGAATTTCGGGATCACAGTTTATGTAGATCGTTACACCGTTTTTAAGGTTATTAAATATAATATAATCTTCACCTGTAAGCAATCCCGATTGCTCGTCTTCGCTTAAATCTCCAATTACTTTTTCTTGCATAACAAAATTTAGTTCCGGTAATGGAAAAAAGCTAACTTTCAATGTTTCTAATCTTTCATGTTAAACTAATTTGAAGTATGAAGTCGAGATATGATTATATGAGAGCATCTACTGTTGAAGATATTGACGGTCAACAGTATCCAGATCCATTAACAATAAACTATCAAATTGCAATTGATAAGTACGGTACATTACCTGGCATTCACGAACTTAGTTTAACAGATTTGAAAAAACTATGGGTAACATACTACAAAGCTACGGATGAATTGGAAATGGACGATGTGCTCTATTCAATAAACGGTATCGAACATGTTGGTCTGTTGGAACCTGGAGATCAAATCTATCTTTACGATCCTAATCTTGTTGAAAAGTTCAGTTTTAAAGACTTAAATTAATCGTATAGCATGAGAAGCTCTGACATTATCGTTACCTGGAGTAATGTGCAAATCTCTATTACTTTTTCTTTTCCAATCTAGCTCGTCTTGACCTTCTGTATAATCTACAACGGTTCCGAAAATATCATTCGCAACTGCCTTAGTAAATACTAAAATACCTTTGTGATTACTTTTACCGTTTTTAGTATTTGACATGTAAATTCTACCTCTAATAATAGTATCTAGTACAATGAATTCCTCAACTGCATCTATTCCAGGATTACGAACAACTCTACCGAGCTCCTTACACTTATCCATTGTAAATAATTCTTCTGCTTCTACGACTACATTCTGATAGATACGTAGATACATTCTACGGAACATTTCTGTTAAAATATTTTCAGCGTTAAGATTGAGATTTACATCATCGATTGCTGTACGATTTAATAATCTTATGATTGTTTCGAGATTTGTACGAAAAACTGTGAACCAAAAACTCTGAATAGATTTTCTACTAAAAGGATTTCCAGAATCAAAACTAATAACAAAATCTTTCTGTATTTCAGTTAATTGTCTTGCTACTTGTACGAAACCTTTTTCGGCCCAATACTCGATACTAGTAAAGGCAGAAGCACTATGACCAGTAATACGCTCTATTTCACTAGCAATTGCTTCCATTAAACATTCGAAAATAGCTGACATTGTGATTCTCGTTGGTCTGATTCCCGAACCGTCTAATCTTCCACCATCAGCTTTCATTTCAACTGTTACGTTGGATCCTTTGATAACTAAATCAACTTTACTATCGTTATCTGTATGACTTGCGAGCTTTGCATCTGAAAGAAGTACAGCAAAGGCTAATTCACCTTTTCCAATTGTATTTCCTCCACCAAAATGTAAACCTAATTTATACAAGTCCATTAAAAAGTTAAATGTATTTTCCGAGAAACCTAAACTAGAAAGTCTAAAGCTATCTCTAAAAAATTGCAAAGATTCTACATTTTTAGATTTTATTTCAGCCAGAATGTCTTTGCAAATTGCAGCATATTTTGACATTTTTAAGAGCTCTGTTACTTCTTCGATGAACTTTTTTCTAATTTTTGAATTTTTTACAGAAAATGCTCGATTTGCAAGAGCTTCTGCAACCTTCTCTACATCTGTAGATTTTGAAAGTGGTAACTCGTCATCATCTAGAACAGGATTCAATAAATCAGCTAAAGCTGTACGAATCTGAGGTTCATGAGCTTGTATTAATTTTATCTCATCATCTGAGAAATCTTCTCTTAAAAACGTTCTTGCCATTACTTTTCTCCAACACCTTGAACAACATCAAGAGGACCTTTACAAAGTAGTTTTAAGATCCGGTCTTCATATATATCTAAGTCTAATAAAATCTGAGCAATATGTTTAGTAACTCTTAGTTTGCCATTGGTCAAGTTTCCTGAGTCTTGATGTATTTTTCTCCAACGACCTGTGCCTCTTTTACCTTTGAAGGGTTTGATTGCAGCTCTTTGATTAGATAAGTCTTCCCAGAAGCCCTGCCAGTAAAATGAAGGATCGTTTGAGTAAAATCTCAAATCACAATTATCAACAGCTTCTTCCCAGAACTTTTTTACATCTTTTTTTCCTAAAAGATATACCTCATGTAATGGAATTTCTTCCAATTCACCTTCTTTTTCTGGTTGATATTTTTCTAAGAATTTATATGCTTTGTTAAATTGAATCTGTACATCGTAAATTTGTGTAGGTCTTAAGTTACCTACGCGAGATGATTTTTTACCATCACTAAACGTTGGTCTTACAGAGAAGTATAATCTTAAACTTTGATCTTTTACAGAAATAATTTTTCTAAGACTGTAGGTATAATCCTTAGTCAATCTTATTTCGTAATGCTTCTTAGTTAAGTTTGAGTAACCATTGTTTAAAAAATAATTAAGTTTATGTTCGTTAAGATTTTCCTTCATAATAAATAAAATTAGTTAAAAAAGGAACTGAGATGACTCTCAGTTCCTATATATTTGTAAGATCTTTTTTAGGAAATCTTTCCCAGGAGTAACTGCCGGATATTTTGTTGCGAGCAGCTCTTTACTAAAGATCTATTGGCTCTAGTAATTACTGTTCTCGTAGACTTCTCTACCGACTTTTTTCAATTTACTGATAAATTTTTCGGCTATATGCTCTATAGCGTCTATATCACGTACATCTCTGTCTTCAATGTAACCTGTTCCTGAATTCCAGTTGCAATATCCAGTATTTGGAATGTCAAGATAAAGAATTGGTTTATTGAAGTTTGGATTTTCAGAATATCCAGCTTCATCGTCAGAAGGATAAACATCAGACTTATCTATTGTTAAACATGTTGTAAAGAGTACTTCTGCACCTTCATAACCTTCGATTTTCCAATATTTTGTATCCTCAACTTCAGTAAGAAGTTCAGCTTTTGTATCTTTTACAATTGTGTCCAATACTCTTTGAAGTTTTTTATCTACAGGTGAATTATTTAAAACATTTAACCTTTTAGTAGGTTTTAGATCAACATAAGCATAATAATTACTATCGTAATATTTACAGTTGCTAAAACCTATATCTGTAATTTCAAAACCTAACGATTCGCAAACACTTTCAATAGATGTTTTAAAAAGTTTTTGAAGCTGTTTTGCAATTCTATCTTTGTATGTCCAAATTTGTTCTAAATGATTTGCTCTACACCAATCCTTGAGGAAGTTGTATCCGTCTGTATCACTTGTTGCAAATATAATCCTGTAATCTTTAATAGCATTTCTTCTACCATAACCGGTTACATTGAGGTACAAACTCTTTGGTTCGTCAGATTTAGCTTTTTTATCTGCGACTACATAACCATATTTGTTAAAATATGTGTTTCCTACCTCTTTAAGAGCCTCTACAATTTTTAAAAGATCATCAACATCTTCATTTTGTATAAAATACCAACCACAATCTTTTTCATACTGCTTTAACAAAGCTGAAGGTTCTTCGGATTCTTTTAGAGACTTTCTAGTACGACTTTCCTTAAAAAGCGTATTCTTAATGCACTTTTTAGCTTGATCACCATACTTATCTGTCATTTTTTTGTTTAAAGCTTTATTCGAATATCCTGTATTTGACTCTGGTCTAGTTCTAAAGGATTCAATCTCTTTTTCGAAAGCTTCTGCTTCATAATCAGGCCAGATAAATGATTGATCTCCTGTCCAAGGTTCTTTAATACCTTTTACAACTCTATAATTTCTCTTTTTAGGATACTGACTATCTAATTCATCCTCATCAAGATCATTTAAAGTATTTTTCTTTTTTCTCATATACTTTACGTTATTTTCTTTTAAGGATTTTCCGAGTTTTTCTACATTTTCACCAAAGCTTTCTACTCTTGAGATGGAATATGAATCTAGTTCCATTGGATCGTTGTAATTCCCATTTAAAATATCTTCTTTCATACTGACTCCTTAACAATCAAATTAGTACTATTATTTTAAATATAAAAAAGCTGACTAATCAAATCAACGATTCTTTCATCAGCTTACGGGAGGTACACCTACTTCCTGATTGCCCAGGTTCGAATTGTCTTTCGACCGTTTTGACGGCTCCGGATTATTTGACTAACCGACCTTTCACTTAACAGGTGAATGCTCTACAACTGAGCTACGGAACCATATATGTTTTATACTTTTCAGTATAGTTAAGTGTTTTAAGTGGATGCTAAAAATCCAATTTTATTTTCTTGATCTGGCATCCAGAGAACTTTAAAGTCGCCTTTCTTTACAGCAGTATCGGGATATTTATTGTACTTTATTCCTTCTTTATCGAGAACTTCAAAAACTGCTGTATCTTCATTTTCACTTACCATGAGAAAAATTTTAGATTTGTCTGCAGGAGTTATTTTGTTCTTTTCCAGAAATCTATCAAGCGCTCTTTTAAACTTTCTCGTTCTCATCACTTTTAATATAGGTAAGGTTTCGAAGTTATCCCGTTAAAGACTTTGAATTACGAAAATAACTCATTTGCTTTTTCACAAGCATCTTCTATATACTTTTCTAAATCAACAGAATTTAAATCCAAGTATTTTGGCTCAGGTATTTTCTTTAATTCGGTGATTTTATATTCTGAATATTCTTCGTTGTACAGCTTTATACATGTATTTAAGATTCTACTTAACATTAGGTAAGCGTAGTATGCTTTTTGAACTCGTTCGATTTGTTTTGTATCCTTTTCATTAAGCATTGTTTGATTGTAAAAATCAACAACATCATTAATGCAGTTGTCAAGACGTGTAGCAAATGCTCCACTATTATCATCAAGTGGTTTATTTTGACTAGCAGAATGAAATGTTTTCATATACCTTAGTAGCTGCCCATATTGTCTGATAAATGCTTTATAGTCAGTTACAGCTTCTTGCAGTACATCTTCAGTTTGTGAACTCAAGGTAAATGGAATCATCAAACACTGTAACGTATCACTTATATCCTCGAACAAGTTGACAATCTTTTCAAGGCTTTTTGCTGTCGATCTTTCTTCTTCCTTTTCTATCAGTTCGTTAAATGTATTTGATATTTTTTCATACAATTCATCCATAATACATTACCTCACATAATAATATAGGTAACTATCGGTTTTGCTTTTCATTTTCTTTCTAATTTATCAACTAACAGTTGCTCTAGGTACTGCAAACATTGTGCATAATATTGATATAAGCCTTCTAGATAGTCCTCATTATCATTTATACACTGTTGTATTAAAACGATTTCTTGTTGATTATTAAACTTTCTTACATCTTCTTTAAGAAACTTTAACAAGTCAAGAATCCATTTCTTTTGCTCTTGTATTTGTACATAAACTTGTTGAAGATTTGTTTTACCGTCCCATTCACGGCCTTCAAGACCTTGTACAGCTTTTTCAATATCAGGTTGTCTTTTTCTAATTCTTTCGAGTGTTTTTACATCAGCTTCAATATTCTCAACAAACTTTGATAGAGACTGTGTTGCATTTGATTTAAACTTTAAAGACTCTGTTAGTCTTATATAGGCTCTTGCTTGCATTGACTCAGAAAACATAAGTAATTCACCTAAGTAATGTCTTGTATTGTCAAGTATATTTTCTAACTGTTCAACAAAAGGATTTAATTTTTTTATATATCTACCCATATTGAACCTGCCCCACACTAAAGATGTGGGACATTCCTACACTACTTTCGCGTGTGTAAGATTGTTTCGTGCATTACCAATTCCTGAGCTTAGGCTCAGTGCAAGATTAGCCAACTCATTAGTTGACAACACGCGGTGAGTGCCTTTTGACATCCTTTCGGACTTTTCCTCACTTTCCTCAGGTCCCCTGAGTACTTTTATTGCTTCTGCTCTGATGTTCAGAGCCGCATTTTCATCTCTTTGATGTTCTTGTCCACACTGTGGACAAGTCCACTTCTGTAAGTGGAACTTCTGAACATCTGAATTTTTGAATCCACAACAA